TATTATTTTATAAGTACTATGCTGTTAAGTCTCCGACTACAACCCATGTATCTGTAAGACGCTTAATTAATGTTACTGATGACCACTGGGCACGTAACTTTAATCCAGGTGTTCCATTTATAGTAACACCTAATCCAGCAGTAATTGTTGTTTGACCTGCTCCAGTTTGTAGAACTGTAATTTGTGATCCTACTGGAAAATCAACTGATGAGCTTGGTGGAACTGTTAAAGTATTTGCAGATGCATTACTGATTTCAACAAGCTTTCCTTTATCTGCAAGAGCTAAAGTATAAGATGCTGACTGTGCATTAGTTGCAATATCAGAAAGTATTAAGTTACCAGTTCCAATTTCATCAGTAACCATTGATGCAAGATTTGCAGATGATGGAGTTGTAAGGAATGTTGCCACGCCTGTTCCAAGGTTTGCAATTCCAGTTGCGACTGGCAATCCCGTTGCATTTGTTAATGTTGCAGATGCTGGAGTTCCTAATGCTGCACCATTTGGGATTGTTACAGTTCCAGTAAATGTTGGAGAAGCAAGTGGTGCTTTAGCAGCAAGATCTGTTGTAAGCCCTGAAATCTTAGACTGAGCGATTGCTGCTGAAGCGTTAATATCTCCGTCAACAATTGTTCCATCAAGTATCAGCGATGAAGTTATTGCCCCAGTTGAAATAGAAACTTCGTTACCTGATACAGTTATTCCAGTTCCTGCTGTGATTGTTCCTGAACCTGAGAACTGGAATACATCAATGTTATCTGTTCCAACAACAAATGTTGCAGGGTCTGCAACTACCTGAATCCACCCTGTCCCAGCGTTTGTTCCATCTTGTACGAATATGTATGCGCCTGGAATCTCTGATGCTTCATCACAATATATACAACGAGTAAGAACGTAAGGTGTTGATACAGACCCCATATTTGAGATATAGTATCTACCATTTTGAGCCTTATTAGTTTGATTCTTTACAAGAATACCTTTTCCAACTGCCCAACCTGATGCTCCACCTGCTTCTGCAGGAAATACTCCGTTTGTATTGTGTGTAAGAGTTGCGCCTACTCCAGCTGTACCATTGCTGTATGTAGCATCAATGTTTGCTGTAGTTGCTCCAAGAACTTGTGGCTTTGCAACAACTCCTGATGCTGTGTTGTCAACATACTGCTTTGTTGCTGCATGTAGTGAGGCGGATGGGTCAGCTGATAGAGTAAGTGCCCCAGTCATTGTTCCACCAGTTTTAGACAGCTTATCGTCTAACTGAGTCTGAATAGCTGAGGTTACTCCATTTACATAGCCAAGTTCAGTTGCTGAGACATCTCCAACTGATGTTGTTGAAGGAAGTACAACTGTTCCTGTAAATGTAGGACCAGCCAGGTTTGCCTTTAGATCAAGAGCAGTTTGTTGAGCAGTTGAAACTGGCTTTGATGCATCTGCTGTGTTATCAACGTTTGCTAAACCAACCATAGACTTTGTAATTCCGCTAACTGTTCCTGTAAATGTAGCACCTGAAAGACTGGCTTTTAAATCAAGAGCAGTCTGTTGGGCTGTTGATACTGGCTTATTAGCATCTGAGGTGTTATCTACATTGCCTAGGCCTACATCTGATTTAACTAGACCAGATGGAGTGGTAATTGTCTTGTTTGTAAGAGTTTGAGTTCCAGTTGTTGTTACAAGAATACTGGTATCTGCAATTCCATGAATATCTGTTGTATCTGAAGCATGAGAAGAAAGCGATGTAGATGCTGCTGTAGAGGCTGCAGTATCAGCATAAGTCTTTGTAGCAAGTGCTGAAGTATCTGCTATTCCATGAACATCTGTAGTATCTGAAGAGTGATTAGAAACCGCTGTATCTGCATACGTTTTTGTAGCCAGTGCTGAAGTGTCTGTAATTCCATGAACATCAGTTGTGTCTGAAGAGTGAGTAGAAACTGCTGTATCAGCGTAGGTCTTTGTAGCAAGGTCTGCTGTGTTTGCAATACCATGAACAGAAGTTGTGTCTGAGCTATGTGACCCTATTTCATTGGTTACGTGTTCCTGTGTAGCAATTGTTCCTGTTGAATCTGGAAGAGTTAGTGTTCTATCTGCTGTTGGGTCAGTTACTGTAAGAATAGTCTCAAAGTCATTTGCAGTTGCACCCTCAAACACCATTCCTGTTGTAGCATTAATTGTTGTACTGTTAATAGTAGTAGTTGTACCACTTACAGTTAAGTTTCCTGAAACTGTAACATTTCCGCTACCGTCGGCTAATACTACTGTTCCTGTTGCATCTGGAAGAGTAATTGTGCGGTCAGCAGTTGGGTCTGTTATTGCAACGGTAGTCTCAAAGTCATTTGCAGTTGCACCCTCAAATGTAATGCTTGAACCAAAAGCAGGATTTACTGTTGAACTAGCATCAATGAAGTAATCAAGGTTTATCCAGTGATTTGTTCCATCACCAATTTTAAATTTATTTGTATCGGTCTCATATCCGATTTCACCTGCGTTGAGGATTGGGCCATTGCCAGAATTTGTTGAAACCCATTGTGCAGCAGTACCTCTGCGCTGTTGCATTCTTGTTGCCATTTATAGTCTCCTCTTTAGGTGTCTTATAGTATTATATCAGATAATTAACTAAAATTATCTAATGGGCTTCCGCCGTCGTAGCTGTTATTCCAGTAGTCTGAATCATAGAATCCTGCAATTTCAGTTGATGTAAATATTGAATCGTAGAAACCTGCATCTTGAAATATTGAAACAATAAGTCCAGTTCCGTCAATTGCAGTATCGTGAATATGTTGTCTTAGATCAGCGGTATCTGAAAATGTTGCAATCATAATCCAGTCAGCAGCATCAGTAGAATATACAGAGATATGACGTGATACTGTATCAAACCATAACTGTCCATTTACTGGTGTTGCTGGGGCTGTTGATGCTGGGGTTGCAACAGGTGCTCTTGTGTCTACATAAAGTTTTGTTGTTGCATGTGTGTTTTCGGTAGGAGTAGCAACTGTAACAGTTCCTCCAAAAGTACCGCCTTGGTTTACATCTAAACCATGCTTTACTTTAAAATCTTTATTTACAGTTGCCACTTCTATCCTCTTTTCTTAATTATGCTTCAATATAGGTCTTGCTTACCTTAACAGCTGTATCTGATGCTGCTGCAGTAACTTGAAGAAGAACATTTCCACCGTCATAAACAGCGTTTGTTGTTCCTAGTTCACCATTACTTTGTACATTAGCGTACTCTGTTACATAAACATTGTTTGATCCGTCTATTGCTACCAACATTTCAATTACTTCAATGTCAGTACCCTTTTTCATTTGAATTACATACTTAGCAGCAGTATATGTTGATGCTGAGAATGTATCAATTGTTGTTGCTGAAGTTCCAGCAGTTGCTAGAGCAGAACCAACAAGAGCATCTGGAAGTACTACAGAACCAGCAGTTAGTGCTCCTGATCCTACAGACAGTGCTGCAAATGTTGGAGATGCTGCAGAGTGAATGTCTTGTGGAGTAGATAGTGTAACTGATCCAGTTGCAGCAGATACTGATACCTGATTTGTAGTTCCAGTAAGTCCTGTTACACCTGAGTTAGAAATTGCACCAGTTGTATCGTTATATGAAAGGCCTGTTCCTACGACATTTCCAATAGCATCCTGTGCACGTTCATCAGTAAAGTACTTGTTTGTAGAACCTTCTGAAATGTCATCTGATCCAAGAGTGCGAGTTCCACCAAGTGATACTGATGTTCCGTTAATTGTGATTGCAGAATTTGACAAAGCATTATTTGGAATGTTTGTAAGTGTATTTGCTGAACCACTAATTGACTTGTTTGTTAGTGTTTGCGCTGTACTTAAATCTGCTGTAATAGTTGTATTAATACTAAATGAATTACCAGTTAGTGTTAAACCATTACCTGCTAAATATGTACCAGCACCTGAGAACTGTGTAAATGCAATTGCATCTGTTCCAATTGTTGCTGGACGATTTGTTTGGACCCAACCAGTTCCACCATTTTCTGTACCAGAATAAACAAATACAAAGTCACCAGAGTCAACTTCTGATGCTGTATCAAAGTCTGTAGCACGAGCTGGTTGACCAGATGCTGCTACTACGTAAATACCGTTTTCAGATTGTGTTGTCTGATTCTTAACAAGAATACGATCTCCAGTTGCAAGAGTAACTCCATCAAGAGTGTCTCCATTTTCAAGAGCGTTTGCTAGGTTAACGTTTACTGTTGTTGCTGCACGAGCTGATTCATGAACATGAAGACCTTCTGTTGCTGCATCTACATAAGCCTTTGTTACAGCATCTGTTCCATCAGTTGGTGTTGCGAGGTTTGTGATTTTTTGGCTGTTTAAAGATACTGCACCATTTGGAACACCTACAGAGTTTAGTGTGAATTCTGAAGGGTCTACAGAAATTGCTCCTGTAGTATCATCATAGTCAAGACCACTTCCAACTACAGTTCCAATAGCATCCTGTGCTCTTTCATCTGTAAAGTATTTGTTGGTTGAACCTTCTGCAATATCATCAGATCCTAGTGTGCGTGAACCACCAAGAGATGTTGATGTACCATTAATTGTAATTGCTGAGTTTGAAAGCTTTTCATTTGCGATTGATCCAGCAAGCATTGTATTTGTTACAGAGCCTGTATCACCAGTTGTAACAACAGTACCAGTTACGTCTGGAAGAGTGATGGTACGATCTGCTGTAGGATTTGCTACTGTAAGTGTTGTTTCGTTAGCATCTGCTGATGAACCTTCAAAAACAATGCTTGAATCTGAAAGTGCAAGTCCTGAAACTACTGGGCTTGTAAGTGTCTTATTTGTAAGAGTTTGTGTATTTTCTGTTCCAACTACCGCACCTGTTACACCGTGTGCTGCTGTTGATCCTGTGTGTGTTGAAAGATCTCCAGCAACTGCTGATGCTGAACCGTATGCATCATAAGTATTTGCTGTTACAGAGATTGCACCTGTTGAGTCTGTATAAGTAAGACCAGTTCCAACTGCATTACCTACAGCATCTTGTGCTCTTTCATCTGTGAAGTAAAGGTTAGTTCCTTCTTCAATATCAGTTGTTGAAATTCCATTGACTGCTGATGTAATATCTGAAGTAAGTGCTACTGTACCAGTTGCATTTGGGAATGTAATTGTACGGTCAGCTGTTGGATCAGCTACTTCAATTGTTGTTTCGTAATCATCTGCTGTTGTGCCTTCAAATGTAATTGAAGAACCAAAAACACCAACAGCTGCTGGTGCTGCCCACTCAACTCCGTATGTTGCACCTGAGTTTGCTGTAAGTACTTGACCGTTTGTACCAATGCCTAAACGTGCTACTGCATCGTCTGCACTACCAACAATCAAATCACCTTTAGCGTCAACGACACCTGCTGTGATAATATTCTTTCCATTAACAGTCGCGGTTGATCCCTCAACCACCAGTCCTGCTTTTACTCTAAAATCTTTTGTTACTGTTGCCATTTTTATCTCCTTTAGGTTAAGCCTTCAAACCAATACGCAAATAGCGCAAGGTTATAGGGGTCAATCCACCCACTGGAATTACAGTTAGTGAAACTGTATTTCCTGCTCTAGACACGGAGATGGTGCCAATATTCCCATCATTGTCTACTGTTCCATATTCACTAACGCTTACATCTGTAGCATCAGGGACTATAGTTAATTCTGTAGCGTAATATTTATTATCGCCACCAGAAACTTTTTTAATTGAGATCAAATATTTCACCGATCTCCACTCACTTGCTAAAAAGTTATCAAAAATTGTTGAGTTCTCAATACCGTTGATTGTAGTCTCATTATTTCCGTCTGAACCAAGGTCTGTTGATCTTGCAGAGGTGCTGTCAATCAAATCTTCATAATTTGTTTGACTTGGACGATCTCCAGTTTGAAAAAGACCCTTGATGCTTGAAATTGATAATTTAGCCATATGTGAATTATATCATAAGATATTAAAGTATATAGTTAGAGAAACCAATAATCTGCAAAGGAATCGCTGGTACATTGCCAATAGATGTTGGTATCTGTATTGCTGTAAGTCTTATTCTAAATGGTAGGACTGAGTTTATACTTACCCCACGAATTGGTTGGGTAATTTCTACATTTGGAGCATAAACTCTTTTAATGTCTGTTGTAAAAACTGGTGTATTATTATTTATAACAACTGTTGCCATTAGTTTGTAACATCCTCAAGGAGAATAATCTTCCCTTGAGCAACTGTCCAAACAAGTGTGTTCTGTGGAAGACGTAATTCAATATCAAAAATATCATTTGTTCTTAGCTGTGCGGATTGTGCTGCAGTTATATTAACCTTAAACTCACCATCAGCATCATCTAGGTCTTGTTCTGGTGTAATTGTAAAAATTAAGCTTGCGGTATCTGTAATTATTTGAGGATCAACTGGAGTGGTAGGTCTTTTAAACTCTACTTCAATGTCCCAGTCATCAATAGTTAAAGGTTCTTTTGCATCATCTGTTAGGTAAACCTTAAAAGATGCTGTATCTCCTTTTACGATTGTCCAATTAACAAATGGTGGTTTTTCACCAATGTCATAGGTAGATGATTGTCCTCTGTATGTAGCCATTTTTATATTATACCACGATCAAATAGCAATTTAAAATAATTTAAATAAATATCACCAAAACTTGCTTTTGGGGAAATTTTGATGCTATACTTAGATAGTGCTACCAACGGGTAGCATCTTTAGTCTCTAGGAGGTTATTATTATGAGAAGAGATAAAAAGATTTGGATTGGAATCCTTGCTGCACTGGGGCTTATTGCACCATTAAGTAATGCAGCTAATGCTTTAAGTACTGAAAATAATCTAAGTAAACCAGCGCTGTCTGAACCTTCAACCGCCAAGGCGGTTTTTTTGGTTTCTAAGCCTAGAAGTCTGGTAGCAGTAAAAAAGGACCTAAACGTTCTACATAAATATCAAGATGCTGTTAGCCTTACAGATCGTCAGTTAAAAGAATTACTACATGCGGTTGGTTTTCGTGGTGATGGACTTGTGAAGGCTTGGGCGGTAGCTAAAAAAGAGTCTAATGGCCGTCCAATGGCTTTTAATGGCAATGAAAAAACTGGCGACAATTCTTACGGTATATTCCAGATAAATATGATTGGAATGCTAAAGGATGATCGCAAGGCAAAGTTTGGCATTAACTTTAACAGTGAATTGTTAAATCCTGTTATTAATGCACAGGTTGCCTATCATATGAGTAACGGTGGAAAAAACTGGTCTGCTTGGCATGGAATTACGCCAAAGACTAAGGTTTGGATGACTAGGTTTCCTTCCTAGTTCTAGGCAAACTTACTGCTGCTTATATGGTTCATTTCAATATGATTAATATTAAAATGACTTGGCAACTCTGATACCCATCTAATAGACTCTGCAAGATCTTCAGCAGTTAGTGCTATTTCACGCTTTTCTATTAGTGTATCAATAGTTCCAGGGCATATCTCAGTAACCTTAATACCGTATGCAGGAAACTCTAATCGCATAGTATCAACTAGGGCCATCATGCCTCTTTTAGCGTTTGTATAGTTTCCTCCACTACGATATGGAACTTTTCCACCTAACGAACTAACAAATATAATGGTTGGTGAGTCAGACCTTTGCATACATGGAACAAAAAGCTGAGAAAGATACATTGGTCCAGAAACATTTATATCGTAGGCAATTCTAAAATTTTCCATTGTTTCATTGATAAGCATTGTTGGGCTAGATCCACCACCAGCATTATTAACTAAAAGATCTAGGGTTATGTCTTTATATTTTTCAAAGAATTCTTCTATTTGTTTTGAATCAGTTATATCTAGTTGATATGTTTCAACATTATCAGAGTCTATCTGAGATACCCTTGATAAGTCTCTAGAGACTGCTATGACCCTATATCCACTTTCAGATAGCAGTTTTACTGTTGCATACCCAACACCCTTGCTAGATCCAGTAACGATTGCCGTTTTCATTTACATGCTTTCGTTGCGATTAAGATTCATTTCATTATGTATCCAGTGACCAGGAATCATATACTTAAATCCAGACTTTACTACATGTGCCGTGTGAAAATATGGAGGAAATGCTGGAAATATAATTACACTATTTGCTTTTGGTTTTAATCCAAAATCAATTGCACCATTAGCAACAGATATATCATAATCTAAATCTACAGCTGGTGCTGATCCTTTAGAGAAACCATCTGCACTTGTCCATCCGCCATCATAGTCTTTTAACTGAAAAGAAATTTCTCCGCCTTCACAGTCATCATTTAAGTACATAACCAATGAGTATCTTAATGTCTTATCCCCATCTAGCTGGTCAAAATGTGCGCCCATGCCAACTCCAGTATTGTACTTTTTTATATTAAAGGTTGGGAAAAGTCTTGGCTCGTCAAAATCACCTAAAGAAGAGGCGTAGTCTTTGCAAACGTTATACATCGTAGTCATAATAGCATCGTAAATATATTTACTTTTTTCCGCTACTTCTCCACTAAGCCTATTTATCGCATTAATATCAAATGTTTTTGTTTCTCCGTAAATAAAATTTTTATCATTAGAGGCGGTCCAAGGGTTCCAAACATTTACACCTGACTCTGTATATTGCTCAAGGTCGTCTAACTCTTTCCAAACCTTTTTAAAGGTATCAAAGTCTTCAATAGCATCCGTATAGTAGTATGCTTTTGGATCTAGTATTTCTTTATTCATTTGATTCTCCTAGTACTTATTTTTTTCATAAAAGTTTTTTTCTTTAATAAACCCAACAAGAACATATCTTATTGGACCCTCTCCTACGTGCTTAACTCCATGCTCATATTGCTCATTACCTGGAAAAAATAACATAGTTCCTGGCTTAGGCTTTAACTGGATATCAAGATTTGGAAAAAACAGTTCACCATCTGCGTAGTTATCATTAATATACACAATCGTAGCGTATTTTATAGATGGGTCTGTTCTTTGGTCAGTATGCGCTTTTAACTCTACTCCTGCTTGCATTCTTTGAATTGTTGCAAAACCACTCAAAACCAACTCTGGATCAGACTCTACTACCATTGAGTTTATGCCCTCATATAATGGCCTGTATATTTCATGACTTGATATATTAAAGTTTTTATCTTTCCAATTTTGAGTAATTTCAAACTTACCTTCAGCAACTAAATTGTCTACATCATCTCTACCAAATTTTTGCATACAAAAGTTTTTTAGGTTTGCGTGATACTCTACTTCCCAGTCTTCTTGAGATGTACTATTAATAATATCCCAAAATGTGTTTATCTGATCTTCTGATAAAAAGTTTTCAACAGAGAATAGTTCTGGAGTAATATCTTTAACTTCATACCCACTATCTATTAAGTGTTTTTTAAAAGTATCAATCATTTACAATGTCTTCTAACTTGTATTTTTTTCCATCTTTATCTAGTTTCCAACCCTGCTTAAGCAACTCCTGCCATTCTGCTCTTTCAATTTCTTGTTCTGCTCTAGTAGCTTTCATTTCTGCAGCCCATGCATCTCGTAGTTCTTGTGGGTAATCTGACTCTTCTCTATCATCCCAGAAAGACCCAATGGTGTATCTTACTCCACTTTCTATTAGAGATACTTCGTGCATGTTGTTAAATCCCCCATCAAAAACAGCAAGCATTCCTACCTGTGGTTTAATCTCTATGTCTTGATCTGGGAATCTAAGAAGACCACCTTGAAAGTCATCGTTCAGGTATAAGAATCCAGCGTATCTACTTCTTGTAAATGCTCCAGAGTTACCATGCTCGTCAGTATTATCTGAGTGAACTCTTGCATATGCTCCTGGCTCCCATTTTTGCGTATGGTATCCAATTTTTGAAATTGTTTTTGGGTCAAGTCCATGTACTGATGCAATTGCTTCTGGCATTGCATTTTCAATGTCTGAAAATATGGTTGGGTTTAATCCAGCATCAATAACTTCTTGATCGTTGTCTTGTGGCAAAACTGAAGAGTATGATTCATAAAATGATATAGGCATCCAAGAAATACCACCATTTTCAGACTGTTTATCTAAAACTTGAATAATCTTTTCAGACTCTTCTTTAGTTAAAAAGTTTTCATAAAGAACAATATCTTTTGTCAATCTAACTTTATTGTTTAAGTTCATTTTAATCTCACTCCATTTTCTATTACTGCTCTTTGTGGATGCTTTAGTCTAAACTGTTCTTCTAGTTCTGGCTGCATTTTTGCCCAGACTTTTTTTCCAAACTCTGCTTCTTTTTCATACCACTCATCTGTCCCTTTTTGATATTTTTGCCAATACATTCTTGCTAAAAACTTATTATTATTGTATGATGGCATAACCCCGTGAAGGTACGGCTTACCTTCTTCTGTCAAGTAGTCTGGATGACCCGATGGGAAGACTAAAAGATCTCCAGCCTCTGGCTTGTACTTTACAAGTTTGTCTCCCATCACAAAGTCTACTTCTCCGCCTTCATAGTCATCGTTAAAATAAATTGTACAAGTTATTACAAACTTATAGCCTGGAGAACTTCCTTGCTCTCTCATATAATCTGAATGATACCTCATCCCTACAGGCTCTGAATCAGTGCTTATGTGATACCTTCCCACTGTTCCTCCAGTCCATCTCCAGGTAGGTACGGTATTACCAAGCTCATCTACAGATGTATCGTTTAAATCTACATCAATATCATGTCTTTTAATATAGTCCTCTGTGACCAAGTGAAAATTTTCCAGCATCTCTATAACAAAGTTTTTTTGACTTTCTTGAATCTCTGTTGAAGTCTCTATATTTTTTAAATTACCATGTCTATCTGACATAGAAAAATTAGGAACTATAGGGTTTAAATAGTCGCCAAAAATAGACCACTGTGTCCAAGGACTAAAAAGTCTGTCTTCTGACTCTACTAAAGAATCTGTTAAAACCTTGTAAGATTTTGAAATATCTTTAAACATGTTTTTGTAAACAAGAATGTTTGGATATATTTCTACTGCTTCAAGGTTTGATGTTGTCATTTATGGCTTCCTGTCTCCAGTATGTTCTGTAATTTCCCAGAAGAATGGGCAGGTATATCTAATACCGCTCTTGATTTCTGTTACTCCGTGTACATAGTTCATGTCCCCTGGGAAAAAATAAGCAGCACCCTTTTTTGGTTTAAACTGTACACCCTGTAGTGGGAAGTACAGTTCCCCACCTTCATAGTCGTCGTTTAAGTAAAATAAGCTTGATAGGTCATAGTTTGGAAAATCATTTGGAAGTCCAGCGTCTGGTCCTTCATGTAGTTCCTTGTCTGCGTGAGGCTTCTGAAACTGCCCTGGAAGCCATCTAACGATAGTTGTACCAGTAGGTGTAACCTTTACCTTATAGAACTCTTCAACGATTGGCTTAAGTCTTTCAAACAATCCTGCAATCACTGGGGCAATTGTTGGATCATTTTTATTAAGTGTTGGACTTGTTGCTACCCTATCTTTCCAGTAGTCTGAATCATAAACAACTGTTCCATTTTCATTTACATGGCTTTCTGTAACATCCCAGATTGTTAATGACTTTGCAGCCTTCTCTAAAAACTCTATCTCTTGGGCTGTCATAAAATTTTCTAATTCAACAATCATCTCTTTGCCATTGCCAAACCAGCCAGAAGGTGTCATTGATGGTTTTCTTATTACAACAGAAGCTTCTATATTATCCATAATTAGATTATACCATTTCCTATGATTTGCCTTGTGTGTTATCTTGAACATTAAGACGTAAAGCTTTTATTTCATGAGAGCCAACACTCTCACCTTTTTCATTTACTGCATCTCTATACCAATCTGTCCATGCCCCCGCAGTGTTTAGCTTTTGTGCTGCCTCTCCATATGTTTTACGAGCATTAGATCTAGAGTTATCATTGTCTAAATAATCAACGATCTCTATACAACTTTTGTCCATATTCGTTAAGGATACAGGAATTATAGTTGCTAAAGGCTCCCCAGATTTTATTGTGATCTCTTTATTTGGAGTGAGTGCTTTTATTGCTAATGGAAAATCATTATCATACCAAGAAGTACTGATTAGAGAAGATATGGTTTCAAAGTCTTTATTAAAGTAGTTGGATGGATTAATAGCAAGAAGGCTTATGTTTTCTGGTGATTTAAAAACCAGACCAGTTGTAAAGCTTACACTAGACTGACCTCTACCAGTGTAAACAATGTCACCACCTTCTAAAATTTTTACATTTTCTGAGGATGTATCATTTACTCCATTCCAAATAAACTTAATGTCAATATCACAAGATAGCGTCCAACCTATCATATTTGCTTGTGTTACTGGAAAACACCTATATGCGTGCTTTTCTGGAGTTTCATCCATCCAATCTCTTTTTATAGACATTGGTGTAACGTTTATATGAGATCCTTTTACTTTTTCAGCAATTATGTTTATCATTATTCTTTGTCTGGCTCATACATTTCTGGAGTATGGAACTTTTTGTTGTAATCAAGCATTGTAACTATTGAATACTTTGTTCCAGATAAAACTGGCATAGCTTTATGAGGATACATAAAATTAGATGGAAATATGTATAGGTCTCCAGCTTGTGGCTTAATCTTTAAATCTTGTAATCTAAAGTATAGTTCTCCACCCTCATAGTCATCATTTGGATATGCTACAAGTGACACAGTACAGTTGTATGAGAACCCGTGATCATGATGTTCTTGAAAATGTTGTCCTGGGCCATACTTGATAAAGTTAAAAGCCTCCCAGTATCTAAGATCCATAATGTTATAGTCTCTTCTATAGTCTTCAACTGCTGGGAACTGAACATCATAAACATCTTGCCATAGGCTTTGAAGATTTACAGATGTTTCACTTTTATCATATTGAAGGTCTGTTTTTTTAAACTTAAAGTCATTGCAATCTCTGTATTCTGGCATTAAATCACCATAGCCTACATACGCTGGCAACCAGCTGTAGCCCGTTTTGTCTCCTTCTGGCTTTAAGTTAGCCTCAAGTCTTTCTATAACTTTGATATCAGAATTAATTACATTACGATAACAAACAATTCCATTACCAAAATTTACCTTCTCTGTCCAAGTATTCATATTTCCCCCTATTTATATTCTCTTCTAGTCCAAACCTTATTCTTATATACACCGCCATCAGGCTGACGGTAAAAACTTGCATTTGATATCATTCTATCATACATATCTTTATGATTTAAATATTCTAGTTCATGATACCAGTTTTCTCTCTTAAATGGAATTATTTGTACATAAGGAGTTCCTGCTGGAATAGTTCCTTCCCATCCCTCTGGAATAAAAAAGGGTATTGTCCCTAAAAGATGAACACTATCATTATCAATAATTCCAGTTGTATTCATAAATGGTAAATCAAATCTATTCATTGGAGTCATATAGATTGCGCTATATCCTTCTGGCAACTCTAATCCCCAGTCTGGATACCATGCAAAGTGATCTTTATAAAAACCTTTTGGATGTTCAAATTGTGGCATTGCAAATCTTTTGCTACAAAAATCTAAATGTTTTTCATCATCAATTCTAACATCTATTGATCCATTTTCATTTTTAAAAAATATAAGATCACAAGGAGTCTTTAATACATATCCAGTTAAAAATGCATCCATGATTGCTGGACACGCTTTCCATGTTGGAATCTTTCCATAGTCATCCTGTGTTCCTTCTTTTGGAAATGGGCAAACCTCTTTTGGTGCTTTATAGTACTCACCAGTTAATTCATTTTTTGCAAATCTATCAGCATCCTTATACCATTGAGGTATTTCATTTTGAGTTGATGTAGGAGTAGACTTGCTATCTTTGTTAATCCATGGCCTAAAGGATCTAAATATAGCAACTAAAGACATTACTTGTGTCCCAATTCATTGATATCTGTCATAACAACAACACAATACTTTGTTCCAGACTTCATAGGAAGTGATGCATGCTCATATATATAGTTAGATGGGAAAACCGCTATATCTCCTACTCTTGGTTTATGAACATAGTTGTCAAGTCTTGGGAACTTAATCTCGCCACCCTCGTAATCATCGTTAATATAGATAACAGCAGACACTGTACAGTTATATGCTGGTCCGTGGTCTGCATGAATATTAAAGTGGGTTCCTTCTCCTTCATACTTTACAAAGTTAAAGGCTTCGTAATATACAACATTAATTCCCCAGTACCTTGCATAATCGTCTATACAAAACTTTAGCTTTTCATATATTTCTTGATGAAGATCTAAGAGTTCAGAATTGTTTTCATCTCTCGCACCCAGGTTTTCTTGTTTATATTTAAAGTCTACACAGTCTCGTGCTTTTTTAATCGGAACTGTAGAGTTGGTAACTTGTGCTTCTGACCATTTATATTTTTTATCTCCTGATAGGTTAGACTCAAGAATGTCTATATACCTATTTGCATCTGTAGCAGAGAATGTATTTTTATAAATATTTAATCCAAGAGCTGGATTTTCTACTGAGATATTGTAGTTTATCTCTCTGATACTAGATCTATTGGATGATGTCTCTGAACGATCTTTTGTAAACCACTCGTTTGAATTTTCGTCATAAGAGTTCATTTTGTTACCCCCTGTTTAAAACAAGTATATCATATGGAATATATTTGTATTATTCAGGATACCGTTTAGACTGCTCCACCGCCACCAAATCTTGGAGGGAAGAATGGGAAGAACGGTGGGAAGAATGGACCAAATGTAGGTGGGAAGAATGGACCAAATGTTGGGAAGAACGGTGGGAAGAACGGTGGGAAGAATGGGAAAAATGGAAAGAAAGGTGGAAAGAATGGTGGGAAGAATGGGAAGAACGGTGGGAAGAACGGACCAAATGTTGACACTACAGAATTACTTGCAGCAGATGCTGCAGAGTTACCATTTGCATTTGTTGCTCTAACTGTATAAGTATAAGTTCCAGCAGAAATTTCTGTAAACGGAATTGGAGAAGAAGCTCCTGAAGCAGTACGTCCAGAAGAAGATGTCGCAGTAAATCCAGTAACTGAAGAACCACCAGTTGCGTTAGCTGTAAAAGGTACTGACACAACACCACTTGCGCCACCAGTAGCGGTACCAATTGTAGGAGCCTGTGGAACAGAAGAAGGTGTAACAGAAGAACTAGCAGAAGAGGCAGTAGATGTTCCATTTGCATTTGTGGCGGTAACTGTATAAGTACGAGCAGTTCCTACAGTATCAGATACTAAAATAGGAGAAGATGAACCAGAAGCAGTATTTCCTGATGAAGATGTAACTGTATAACTAGTAATAGTAGAACCACCAGTTGCGTTAGTGGTAAATGGAACAGATACAGAAGCAGATCCACTATAAGCCTGACCAGTAGCAACTGTTGGAGTTCCAATAGTTGGAGCCTGTGGAACAGTAGTTGCAGTAATGCTATTGGATGCTGCAGAAGCAGGACTTGTGCCAACTGCATTAGTAGCAGTTACTGTAAATGTATATGCTGTACCAGAAGCAAGACCTGTTACAGTTAATGGAGATGAAGCACCAGATGCTGTAAATCCACCAGTGCTAGATGTTACAGTATAAGAAGTGATTGGTAGTTTTCCATCAAATGTAGGTGCAGTAAATGTAATTGTTGCAGAACCATTATTATAGGCACGACCAGTTCCAACATTTGTTGCTGTTCCTATTGTAGGTGCAAGTGGCGCTGACTTTGTTGAAGAATCAATGGAATTAGGTTTCTGGGCGCTCATGTTCATAAGTATACCACAAAATAACACATTTTAAACATACAGACAATTATATTAATTTTACATTTTTATTTTAAAGAATATTTATATACATAGACTTAACGATCATTGAAGACTCATTATCAGTAAGGACCTGTGAGTATGCACCTAGGTTTTTCATTTTTTCATTTTCTACAAAAAATGTATGTTCTAGGGATAGGTCGTATTCAAACTGATATTTTAAGTTGCCAACCAAAGTCGTAGGCCCATATGAAAGGTCTGGGGTAACTGTCCTAAACCAAACCTCTGTATTATTGTTAAATGTGCTTAAAGTAATATCATAACGAATTGTTATAATAGATCCTGCTTTTAAACCCTTTAGGTTGATTCTTTGTGTCACTGAATTCCAAAGTGAAACTGAGCCTTTTGGAAGAAATCTTAAAATATTATTATCTGCATCATCATCCATAAAAATATTTACCCAACCATCATGACCTCTATCAGGGCCTAAAAATAATGGTTTTTTATTTTTGTTTTGATAATATGCCCATCCTGGATATTGACCTGATGAACTTTCGTAACCCTCTCCACCGCCCTTACCAGGATCACCTTTAGGGCCTTTTGGTCCTTCTTTACCATCTTTTCCAGGAATACCACGCTCTCCTCTTGGGCCTTGAGGTCCTTGTGGTCCTGCGGGGCCTACCTCACCTTTTTCTCCCTGTATTCCTGGCACGGCTATATACTCAGTATTGTTAGCCTCTATGCTTTTGGTTGATTTTACTGCTTCAGAATATCTGGTTTTTGGAGCATCCATATTTTTTGATATGGCCATTGGTTATTTCTTTACTTTGAAAACAGTCCCATTAACTTTTATCAATGGTGGAAGTTTTGGATTGGTGTCCTTAATTTTAATTATCATTTAAGATAAACCACCAATAGTACTTCTTGCAGTGCCTGGAGAAACATCTCCAAGTACACAAATTGTGCCTATTACTGGAGTCCAAGTAATTGTAGAATTGCCATCTGGTATTAATGCCTGTAGGTCAAATAGCAATTCTGCTACTACCGACCTGTACTTTATTCCCCAATTTTCAGTTATAAGTGCTGGAGCGCTTACAGTAATTACTGAACCATCAACTAAAACATCTAGTTCGTCAAGTACATCTGTTGTTGGATCATATGCGGTAGCAGAAAATTGCCATCCGTCTGTATCAAACTCTGTAACTTCATCATTTTCAAGAAAAGAAACAGTAAAAGAAGCATAATCTCCACGGACAACGGCCCACTGAATATTTGCTGGGGTTGCTCCAAATTTTTCCATTGTTGGTGTACACATATCATTGATTATACCATAAAATAAAGCTAGTACTCAGGCGCAGTGGGGTGGGTTAGAACCTGAGTACTAGCAGACTTAAATTATAACATTGTTTATATAAATATAGACAAAGTGGACATATAGTATAACAAAAAGTTATAAGGCCAGGGTATTTGGAATTGTTACAGAATTGTTATAAACTTTTTTTGAACTTCAAGTTGAATAACTCAAAACGGTAGTGTATACTTAAAATATATAAAGAAAAGAAGTATATCTAATATAGGTTTTTAAAAGATAGTTAATATATTATATATAAGGAAAATAGGAAAATTAGGTTACTTGTCAGTTTTAGCAATATGCTCAATTAATATTTTATACATCTCATCAAGCTTTGACTCTTGACGATTTCTAGATTCAATAGAGTCAATTCTTTGTTCGTCTAAAGAATGTTCAAGTCTATTAACCTGGTCTCTTAAGCTTGATCCAGAATTTGGTTTAAGTTCGCTTAGGTAATGTTTTACAAGCCATCTAACAGCTAAACCAAATGATGAGACAATTGTAAGAATTGCTACAATTAACGAAGCCCAGTCTTGAATTGTCATAATAAGATTATTATATCATTATTTAAGACTAATTAATTTATTCTGCAACATTAGTCCAAAGTCCCAAAGAACTATTAAATTTTAAAACATCACCATTTTGAGGATTTGTTATTTGAACATCATGTAGCCACTCTAAATGATGATTTCCTGGAACAATTCTAATTGCAATTTGTCCTGAAGATGCATGGCGAATTGTAATAAAAGCAACTGGCAAATCATGTTGTGGTCTTACCTTAGTAAGTTTTCCTGCAACTGCAGGATGTGCAAAAAGTATATCTCCTTCTGCCCAGGTTTCATCTCCTACTGACAATCCGCTAGCAGATGTTCCTCTAGTATCTAATCCAGTTAGTGTTCCCAGACTCATGACAGTTCCGTTAATTCCTGTTGAAAGGTTATCCATAACTATACCCATTACACGTAACTCTGAATCTAAACCTCCGACAGCAGCAAATGGTTCAACATCAATTCTACCGCTTGGCTCTGCATCTACAGCAGAAACTAAAGTTCCTTTTAAAATTGTTGATCCAGTATTATTGCGAACTAAGTATGTGCTAAATCCAGCACCTGAAGGACCCTCTGGCCCCTGTGGTCCAGGCTCGCCGATCTGTGTAAAACGTGCCATTATTAATTACCTGACTCTAGGTTTGTCTTAAGTACTGCAATCTTGGAACCATTAACACTTGTTATTGCATAGAGTGCATCTTTTCCTGGCAGCTCAATAGAAAGTGCTGCAGCTGGTGCTAAGCGATATCCATAATTAGTTGAAGTAACACCTTCTCCACCAACATATACATATGCTGATGCATCAACATTTTGAACAGTAATGTCCAATCCGCTGTGAGTTCCGTTTGGAGTTAGAAGTGTAGCAGTTGAGCTGCTTAGTGTGGTTAGGGAATGTAATGTCATGCAAAGATTATACCATTATTCTAAACTAAATTATCTTTTAAGTTCGGGCGGGGCACTTAAATCGTCGCCGAAATAGAGGTTATACAAACCATCCCTTAGACACATATGGATTGACACCATCCAAGCATGTCTGATACAATGGATTCTATTATGCGTGATAAACTCAAAAATATTCTAATTGGTGGTTTGCTAGAAAAGCTGGCAATCCATCATTCGGTATATAGATTACCTTGTACAAGTGAGTATTTAGAAGAGCTAGTCTCAGATACCCTAAATGAAAACGGTATGCCAAATGACTGGAAGCCTGATAGAAGCCATAGCGTCAGTATAGACATGACTTTGGAGTCAGGAGAGAGTATATCCGTCAAGTCAGGAAGATATGACCCAGAGAAGGCTACATTGGTTATATCTGGATCTAGGCTAGGCAAACACGAAACATTAGAGAAAATGGTTGAGAGTGTTTCATCTACACATGCTGATTGGTATGTGTGTTTAGCCAAAGCAGACCAGGATTGGTCTCATATACCGTCCAAAATTGAGACTAAGACGTATTATCTATTTGTATTTGAAGCATCCAAATTAGATTATGGTTTTGAGCATTGGTCAAGAAAAGAATCTAAGCATGGAAAAGGCTACAAATATGTAATGGAGATACCAGGTATGTCTGCTACTATACGTCCTACTATGTCTCATCAGTTATGGACTACAGTCTCTTGTGATATCATTGATATACCGTCCAAATTGGAGATATTGTGAGTGATGATGTAAAGCCTTGGGATCTTATTAATGGATCTCCTAGAAGTCCAGAAGAACTTGAAGAATACCGTTTGGCAATATGCAGAACATGTGAATTCTTTCGTAAAGGAAATCAGACTTGCAAGAAGTGTGGTTGCTTTATGAAGCTAAAAACTAAATTAGAAAAAGCAAAATGTCCTATAGAGAAATGGTGAAAAAATGAATCAACAAGAAGTAATAGCATTTATGATCAATAGCGTTAATAACGATAATCGTGAACTATGTGAGCGTTCAGGAATGTCTAAGGAAGATGCAGAGTCTTCTATTCAAATGAGTCAGCCAAGCCTTGGCTTATTGATGTCAAACCTTTACGATAGAATGAAAGAAGAAGGTTTTATCGCTTAAGGGGTTTGTGAATATTCCCAAAATTTTTCTCTACCCATATTGTCAGTATTTGACATAGGTGAATGTTCACAATCTTTACAAACCGTTTCTGAAAATATCTTTACACTCAGGGAAGACGGTTCTGTTTCAAATAGTGGATATGTATCGTTATCTACGTTATCTAGTATGGCCATGTATTTAGTATACCGCATTTTCTGAAAATCTGAATAATTTTGGTTTTGAGAAAATCTGAATATTTTCTATTTGTGTATGATACATGTATATGAAAAAATAAATAGAAAAAAATAGTGAGCACACCATATGTATGCCCACCACTTAGATCCATCTAGTACCAGCTTTTTAATTAGTACTAGTACCCTTTTAGCACTTGCAAGGGTCTATGCGTGTGGTGCCCTCATCAAAAATAATAATACCTGTATCCCCACACGCCTCGCATGTGTGTGCGTACATGGCACTCATTTATTTAACCAACCCTTCAAACCATTGAGAAAACCCACCACAAAAAAACACTTCCTCACCTTTATAGTTAGTAAGTGTTGCAGTTACTGATTCGTGTTCATCATTTACCTCTAATACCTCTTTAACAAGATACATATGGTCGTTGGAGATAAACAGTTTTCCAACATTGATTTTGTTTATTAGTGATAGTGACATTAGTTTTCCTTAATTGTTGATGTAGTAGATAATAGTAGGGATAATGCATACTGATGAGATAACTATAACCATAGCGTACTCTTCAATAAAATTTGTAATCATGTCAATAATAAACACTTAGTTTTCCTCTTTACCTAGTAGGTACTGATTGTTTAATGGACGATTTGTATTAGAAAACATTGAGGCAACAATAGCCTTGTCCTTGATAGATTGTATAGCACGCTTTTCTGCTTGCTCTTTCTGTATTCTTTCTAGTGTATTCATTCTGAACACCTTTCTTGTTAGTTAGTTAATCTTATTTAATTGTTATACCTGTAAGGGTATCATACATACCCTGAAAAGTCAAGGCGACACGCCGTTGGCGTTGTGTGATGTGTGTCACGCTCCAAGCGTAAGGCATAGGATAACGGCTACTGCTACGCCTATGAAGGCTCCAATTAGTCCGTAAGCGACATTCTCATCTAGGAAATCTTGTAGTGCTGTAAATGGGTTCATGTTAGTGACCTTTCGTTTAGTAGTTATACTTTAACTATCTAATACTGCAAGTATAACAGTTAGGACTGACAAAAGCAAATCTAAACACGGCGTGTCGCATGTGATGTCGCTCACACGCCTCGGGGGCCATGTGATGAGGATCACAAAAATAGTTCTACGACACGCCCAAAAAATCTCCAAATTTGTCAGTGGTAGGTGCTAGAATACTAGTATAAAGAAAATAAAGAAAGGAGTTCCAAATGAACTCACTGTTTGAAAATAGAAATGCAGAGGGCTATGAAACCATGCGCTCACGACTAGCAAACGTTATCTGCCCAGAGTGTGGCTATGTTTCTAGTCACACTGTCTATCCTCGCTGTTCATGGCGTGACGGCTATGAGGCTACAGGTAATCCATTCCTGTGGCGTGACTAAGGTCACACACGACACACCCTAACAAATAGGCTAATTTGTCAGACCCCCATGCTAGAATTGCTAGTATAAACAACAAGAAAGGTCGTTAAATAAATGACACTAGAAGAATACAAGGCGCACGTTGAGGCGCAACGCAAGGCAAGCACCTTGCAAGCCATGTCCCTACTAAAGAAAGGCTCAGACAAATGAGCACATTTGATAGAATTCTAAAAGAGCAACAAGATAAAAGAATTGCTCAATCACTAAAAGATAAAGCGGTTATAGAGTCTATGTTCTCAAATAATAATCGTTCCCTAACTAATACTTACCTACTACAGAAAGAAGAAAACTAATGTTAGATTTTGAAATGGCTTTCGCTAGTAAAGAATTATTTGATGAAATGCTAGATGATTCTTATCCTGTTGTAACTATAGGACAATTAACTTTTTACCCTTCGCAAATACTAAAAGAGTGCGACCCAATCGCATACAATGAGGCACTCTATGACTTTCAAGATGCACTAGAAGAAAACGAGGAAACAGAATAATGGAAAAAGATTTCTTTGAATTTGAAAAAGCAATTCAGTTAGATCACTTAACTGATGAACAGGTTGATGAAATATTTAACATGTTTGGCAATAAGTAAAAAAAGATTTGCAGTGTAACAGCTGCAAATTTTGCTCGGGCCGTTTGTGACCAACATCACAAAAATAATTCTACGACACGCCCATGGATATCCCCCAATTTGTCAGACCCCCATGCTACAATTACAGTATAAAGAAAAAGAAAGGTCAGATAAATGACACTTGAAGAATACAAGGCTCACGTAGAAGCCCAGCGCAAGCAAAGTCTTGCCCTTGCCCTATCACTACTAAAGAAAGAAGAAAATAAATAATGAAAACTAATTTTGAGATAACGCAAGAGATAAACACTCTTGCTAATGAGCACTATGGAGATAGTGCGCTTGCGCTTTCATTTGCTTGGGGTTGCGCTCAAGCACTACTAACTACAGAACAGTTACAGTTAATTCTTAAAATGATAACAGATAAGGCGGTAACAGAATAATGGACTTTGTAATCGTATGCCACCATTGTTGGAAGGGCACAAACTATGATGCCCTTAGCATAGACCACCAAGGAAAACCTTGTAACCACTGCGGAAAAACACTATAAAGGGAGAATAAAGAATGGCTACATTTGAATTTAATACTTTCATAAACGTTGAGGCTGATTCCTATGATGAGGCTATCACTGTATTTGAATTCCAATTAAACTATGGAATAAATAAAAACAATGTCTATGTCGCAGACATAAATGAATTGGAGAATGCAGAATGAAAACACTACAAGAAAAATTAGATTTAGTTTCTAAAGAATTAGAAACTGCACTATGGGATCTACTAGATGAAATTGAGGAGAAATAAATTGTTAGTTGTGATGATTGCATTTATTGTTTTTGGTTTTATTTATTCGCAAAGTAATTTATAAATAAAAAAAGATCGCAGAAATAAAAAGCTGCGATTTTTTGCTCGGGGCGCCTGTGGATAACTTCTGTGGATAACTTTAAGTAAGTGTGTCCTTTATCACATTACTTGAGCGTCTCACTATCTGGAATTACTGGCTAGTAGGTTGATAAATGTCAGACTTATAGGCTATACTTGCAGTATAAGAAAATAAAAGTGGTAAAGAAATCCGCTAAAGAAAGGTGGTCATAAAATGACTACATTAACAAAAACACATGAGCATAAACCTATGCTTTCCGCTATCTCTGAAATTGGAGATGAACAATTTACTTTCTGCATGGATTGTGAAAATAACATTGAGCGTTACTACTATGATAGTGACCCTGAACAATTCCCTACATGGACAGATTGGTATGTGAGTAACTAATGAGTACCCCTACACTTGTCCTTTTCCCTATGTCTTTAACAAATGTCTTTTTGCGTGGCACAAAACAATTCTTGTGTTGCGAGGAAATGCAAACTGCAATTTATTGCAATGAACACTTTTTGTTTCAAGGTTGCAAGCATTGCGACTTTGACCTATCTGCTTTAGAATGTGAGTGTGAGAAATAATGAGTACCTATGTGCCTGTAAAATCTGTATGTGGTGCAGTAACTGCCATGATTGACATGTATGATTTAGAATTAAATGAGCATGGTGTTATCTGTTGTGACAATTGCAATTCAATTGTGTTATGCCGTAAGGCGTGGGACTTTCTTTATAAGGAGAATAAATAATGCCAGTTTTTAATTTTGATTTATCCGTCACCATTGAGGATGATAACTTTGAGTCTGCACTATCTTGGTTAAAAGTTATTCCATTGGAACGACTTGATTTTGTTGTTGTTGATTACACAGAATTAGAAAGAGAATAAAAAATGTTGGTTGTAATGATTGCAATGATTGTGTTTGGTTTTATTTATTGGAAATCTAATTTATAAAAATTCAGATCCATGCATAAAAAACGGCCCGAGGCGTTTTCCACAGGCTGTGTATAACTTATGTGTTTAAGGTCACACAAATTTTTTCCCATTTTACGGCGTGTCGTTTTGACTTCCTGAAACTTATCTGGTACCCTTGTAGGTATAACAATTAAATAAAGATAAATAAGGCAGTGAGCCTAGCAAATAAGTGTGATGCAAATCACAATGAGCCTAGCAAATAAATGCCCTAATTTGTCAGCCCCAAATGGTAAGATAGTCTTATCAAACAAACGAAAGGGAGTCACTTAATGACTTACACTGTAACACTAGAAACCTTTTCAGGTTCAACAAAAAAAATCAACTTCGCCTCACAAGGTGCTGTTGCTCAATTCATCTCACAATACCCAACACAATTACCTGTTGGCGTATCTGTAAAACTATCTTGTGATGCCCTAGGTGTTACAGGAACACTACGTGGCACTCGCACACTTACTAACTCAAACTAAAGAATAGGAAATAAAATAAATGAACGTTGAACATAATCTAAAATTCGTAACAGAATTCAAATCAGGACACCCTATCACACTGGCAATGGCTGCACTTCCTAAGCAAGAGCAAGTCCAAATGCTTGAAGAAATGCTAAAGGAATTGGTTGGCTCACGCTTGCAACCTATTCTTGATGAAATAAATAAAAATGGCTCATACGCAATTCTAAAGGTGGCAGAATAATGAAAGAGTGTCAAGTAATTAATTGCAACTCAACAGAGTTGGTTTATTCAGGAATTGATGCGCTAATGCTTGGTGGAATTCCTACTGAGACTTATTGTTATCAATGCGCTAATGCATACAATCAAATTTCACACTATGTAGAAAAATTGGTGAGCCTATAATGATGACACGTAAAGACTACGTTGAAACTGCAAAAATTCTAAATCAGTTTGCAAATGAAATTGAATTAAAAACTTTTCAAGATTTAATTTTTGAATTCAGTGAATGGTTCAGTGCAGACAATCCTAGATTTGATGAAAATAAATTCTATGATGCTTGCACAAAAGAAATTTGCCAACTGCCAGAATTACACGCTTTACTAAAATAAAATAAAAAACCTAAGCAAGTTTTAAAACTGCTTGATCTTTTCAAATAAAAAAGCTCGGGGGGTTTTCCACAGGCTCTTGTGGATAACTTTACGTGGTTGTGATTTTTCTCACATTTTCTGAGCGTCTCACTATTTAAGATTACTCGCTAGTAATTAGTTTTTTGTCTGCCTCGCATGATAGGATTACAGAGTAATAAGTTAAATAAACAAAAAGAAAGCAGGTTGCTAATGTCAGCAAAACCTTATACAATAGAAAGCCTACTAGTAGGAAAATACTATCGCTCACACTCTCGCCATGATGAGGGTGTTGTTGTTCATGCTGAAAAGCGTGACTCAGTTTGGTACGGCTCAGACTTTGAGGCGTATGCAATTCAGGTATCGCCAACACGTGGCATAAAAGACTTTTGGGCTACAGTAGCCGTAAAGATTGGAGAATAAATAAATGGGAAACTTACTAGACTTTTTGGTTGATTGCGTTGATTGCCATGATGAGGGTGTCCTCTTTTTTGGTAATGGTGGCGAGGAATACGACTCAGAATTTTGCGATTGCAACAAGGGCGTGTCGCTTGAAAATGAATACTGTGCATGGTATGCTGAAAGTATAATGAACGAAAACTATAAGGAGAATAACTAATGAACGAATACCTATACTCAGTCACTTGTACCTATGACTCAGACCCTACTACTACTTGGGTTGGTCGTTATAGCGATTGCCTATCTGCCGTTGAAGTTTATCAAAAGTTTATTGACCATGGACTTGCTAATGAATACTCAACAATTAACTTGTCTGAACCTTCAGGCAAAATGCACACAAAAACTTTCTACAAAACAGGAATGGTGGTAACACGATAATGGGATACAATACAGCGATGGACTTAGCAGAAAACCTAGACATAACACTTGAACAGGCTATTGGTTATCACTTACAAGGTAATCACTATCCACCAGTACCACTAAGCATGGTTCAGCCTTGCATAGATGCTATTGACGCATACCATGAAAATGATGCCATGCGCCAGATTGCGATGCCAGACGGAGTATTCTATAAGGGAATGAGCCACGCTCCAGCGTTTGCAATTATTGAACAACACCACTTAGACCCATGGTTGCCACAAGATGAGGCAGACTATTGGGAAGAAGATGCAGGCTATGAATTAGGATTGGGATTAGAATAAATGACAGACTTATACTCACTTTTAGCAGAATGGTATCCTGATGGAAACTATACAGAATCAGACCTATGGGAAGCCATAGCAGAAACTCAAGGAGTGGACATGAATGAAATAATGGATAGAGATTTAGCGGAGTTTATCTAAATGAGTGCTACAATGATTGACATGGAACTAGTCAAAGCAGATTCGCTAACTGTAGATGCACTACAGATTGGGGATCTAATTGGTTATGGTGATGAGATTGTTGAAATTACTTTTATTGAAAGTGATTCAACAGGAGATAACTATGACATTCAAATAACAAATGATTTTGGTGAATCAGAAATTGTTCAGTTTGCATTTGATGATGAAGTTGATTGGTACGTTTATTTAGATTGAAAAAACGGCCCGAGGGGGCCCTGTGAGATTGATCACATTTAAGAGATTTGATATTTTTTCCCATTTCTGATAAGATTAAGTTATGAAGAAAAATTCTGAGGAATTAAGAAGGTTAATGGAACTTCGCCGTTCTAATGCAGCCTCAGCTGTTCCAAATAAAAAGAAATACAATAGAAAAAAATGTCAGTCCCAAATGCTAAAATTAAAGAAAGAAAGCGAGTAACCCACCATGACTAAACTACTCAGAAGCAAAGACAGAAAGGTCGCTAATGCCGTCACCCCTAATGGAAAACAAGCAAGTATCGCCAACACCTTTGGACTACCTGCAGGAAAAAACTATTCATGTCCTGGCGCAACGAGTGTCTGCGAGAGTGTTTGCTATGCAGGCAAATTGGAAAAGGTATTCCCAACAGTAAAGAAAAACCTATTACATAATTGGGAATTAGTTAAAGACGCTGATCATGATACTATTGAAGCATTGCTTGAAGAGATGATTGCAGACTTCAAGGCTGATTGTGTAAAGCGTGAAGCCCCTATGCTATTCCGTATTCATTGGGACGGCGACTTCTTTAATGATACTTATACATTCGCATGGAAGCATGTCATCCTTAATAATCCTGAAATTCAATTCTGGGTTTATACAAGAGTGAAGAGTGCAGCGGTAATGCTTAAAGATATTCCTAATCTATCTTTATACTATTCTACAGATAGCGAAAACAAGGCTATAGGTATTGGTCTTAAAACAGATCATGGTATTCGTCTTGCATACCTCGCAAAAAACTTTCAAGTAGGACAAGCAGACATGAAAGAGATGATTGGCAAGGTAGGGGCAAAGTGTCCTGAGAATAAAAAAGCCATTCCCCTAATCTCTCAACAAGGCTCCGCTTGCGTTTCTTGCTCACTTTGTGTATACTCAAAGAGTGACGTTGTATTCTCATCAAGTAAAAAGTAAGGAGATAAATGGAAAGCATAATTCCGCTATTCATAATAGCCCTATTAGTGTTCCTGATTTACCAATAGTGACCTACATCACACCCGCAAGCGTCTCAAATAGTGAGAAATAACAGAAATGGAGTTGAAAAATGTCAGTGGGAAATGTTATACTTAATACATACAACAAACTAAAAAGGAGAAATAAAATGACAGTAGCAACAAACACATACAAGGTAGGCGACCTCTACACATCACAAAAGTCAAAGGTAACAGGAACAATCCTTGAAATCGCACCAACATCAAAGGATACAGTTCGTGTTAAGTTAGACGTTAATGGCAACACACGCTGGACAACATGGAAAGCCCAAGCGTAACTAGTTAATTGCTTATTCCTGAGTATGAATTAAAACTGCTCACACTAAAAATGTCACACCCAACCCCTATACTATAAATAACCCACCAAAGAAAAGAGAAAAACACATGGCACGTCAAAAAGCAATCTCAGTAAAGATAGCAACACCAAAGGTAATCAAGGCACTAGAAGTAGCACTTGCTAAACTAGAAGCAGACTACGCATCACAAGAAGCAAACGAAGCAAAGTATGAAAAGTTGCGTAAGGCTTGGCAGAAAGAGATTAGCGACTATGCGGTTGCTAACATCAAGAAGGCTGAAAACTTTCGCACTAACTATCGCAACTGGAACAACACTCTCAACATTGACTACGACCTAACAGTATCAGACAAGGATTTACCTAAAGAGCCTGAGAGGGATTTTGAGTCAATCTCTGTTTATAACTATCGTGAGCAGAAAGAGGAAATCTCTAATGCTATTCGTATCCTAAAGATGACAGATGAGGAAGTAGTTAGCACAAGCACTTACAATGCGGTTGCTCGTTATCTCTAAATAATTTGGGAGGCAATTAAAGTCCTGAACCCAAACAACCTGAGTAGGTTGCAAAACTGCTCAACAAAGTTACTGCCAGTGCTATAGCGAGGCGGTGCATTCCTGAACATGAATTAAAACTGTTCACTTTTTGCCCCCGAGCTCATGTGAATTTAATCACACCCTTTACGTACCACTATTTAAGATCCCAGGATTTACGATTGGCATTTGTCAGTCCAACCTGCTAGAATTATATTAATATCAGAACAACAGAAAGAAGGAAGCCCCCATGGGATTAGACATGTACCTTAGTGCTAAGAAGCATTTAGAAAAAATTAATTGGAAAGCGCTCCAAGCAAATGATGAATTATCTTATTCATCACCTGAAGCCGTATATCCTAAGTTCAATGACCTAATGGCATTGACACAACTCACAGATGTTGCAACAGATATCTATGGAGCAAGTGTAGAAGTTACCTGTGCTTATTGGCGCAAGGCTAATCAGATACATGCTTGGTTTGTCAAGAATGTTCAGAATGGTATTGATGACTGTGGAGACTACTATGTCTCACAAGATAAACTAATAGAATTGCTTGCACTGTGTAAGCATGCGCTAGAAACTAAAGACCCTAGCCTATTTCCACCACAAGCAGGATTTTTCTTTGGTGGTACAGATATTGATGAATGGTATTGGAATGATATCAAGAATACTATCCGTCAATTAGAACGCCTATTTGCCCTACCAGAAATTGATAAGTTGTCATTTTCTTATGCATCATCTTGGTAATTGACATTTGTCAGTGCCCTGCAGTACAATTAAACTAAACAACTAACAGAAAGAGGTAGCCCTTATGGACCAACCAATCACAGAAACAACAGAAAAGCCAATGTACTTGACAAGAGAATTCCTTGAGTCACAGTTAGCATCAAACAAAACACGCATAGATGAACTAGAAAAGCACATCAGCGTAGTAACACAACGTTCATACGGCTTAGCAGCAGAGCATAATCGTATGGTAGAAGCAATGCAAGAATGGACCTTTGAAGCCATTGAAGCAGGTACGCTTAATGAGTCAGAAGCACAAGAAATTGCAGACATTTGCGGTTTTGAATTAACAAAAGAATTTGAACTAGAAGTTGAAGTTCAGTATTCAATTACAGTTAATGCACGTAATGAAGAAGAGGCACAAAACTTAATTCATGAAATTGATTTTGATACTGTTGATTATAGTTCAGACTCAGTTCAATACCTATCCTCTTCCATTGAGAGAGTAAGTATTTAGTAGGGGGCTACTAATAAACCTGAGCATGTTTTAAAACTGCTCCTTATTTTTATTTATGCCGTTGCATAAAAAAGCGGCTCGGGGGGCGTGATCAAGCTCACACTGTGATTTACGACACATTAAAATAATCCCCATTTTTTCCCATTTTTAACTATCCCGCTTTGCATTTGTCAGCCTATCCTGCTATACTTAAAATAACTACAAAAAGAAAAGGAAAATAAACTCATGGCACATGACCTAGAAATACAAAACGGCAAGACCTCTTTTGCTTCATTTAGAGAGCCTGCATGGCATGGATTGGGTACAGTCTTTACAGAGGAAAAAAACACATCAGAGATGTTGGCTCTTGCTAACCTCAATGGGTGGAATGTTCGTCTAGAGGATTTGCAAACTCCATCACACTTAACAAGCGATAAAAACTATCAGTATGTATTGCGTACCAATCCTACTGACAACTCTCAGACAGACATTCTTGGTGTCGTTGGTGAGCGTTACCACGTTATGCAGAATGAGGACTTGTTCTCATTTGGTGATAACATTCTAGACGGCGGAGGTCGTTGGGAAACTGCTGGCTCAATCAAGGGCGGTCGTGTAGTATTTGGCGCACTAGCACTAGAGCGTGAAACTGTTCTAGACCCTAGCGGTGTTGCAGATAAGGTAAAGACTTATTTACTTATCAACACATCACATGACGGCTCTATCGCTATTCAAGCAAGCATTACACCTGTTCGTGTTGTGTGCGCTAACACTCTCAATCTTGCACTTAATCAGAAAAAGCGTAAGAATGGTATCAAGCAATCTTTCAAGATACGTCACACACAGACAGCAAGCGGTAAGGTTGCTATTGCACGACAGACTCTTGGTCTTGCTAATGCTTACATGGATGAATTTGACATCATGGCTAAGGCAATGATTGAAAAAGAAGTCAATGCTAAGTCTTTCAATGACATTATCCTTTCTGCATACCCTAAGCCTGAAAAGGACTCAAAGGGTGCTTTCAAGAAATGGGAAAACAAGGTAGATGTTATTAACGACATTTATACAGGCGAGTTTAACGGCATGATTGCTGGTAACGCATGGGGTGCTTTCAATGCACTAACAGAACGCCTTGACTGGTATCGTTCTGCACGTGGTGGGAATAACGAAAGTATTCTTGCTAGTGCAAGTGGTTTTGACCCTGCAATTAACGCAGAAAAAAATCGTTTGCTAAAAGTTGTGCAAAACGTAATGCAGATTGCATAACTAAAAAAAATCCTGAGCAAGATTTAAAACTGCTCACCTTATTGGTCCGTTAGCTCAGTTGGTTAGAGCGCTACCCTGTCACGGTAGAGGTCACGAGTTCAAGTCTCGTACGGATCGCCAGGAAAACGGCTCGGGGGCACTTTACATAATATAAACATTCATTAAAAACTTTATTACGTAGGAGTTGCTTTTTTCCCAGTTTTCCTGTAAAATTAATATCATAACTACCATAGGAGAAAAAATGGAACAATTCATAGACACACTAGCAGAACACATCACAGGAGCAATGATACAGGAAATTGCAGAAGAGTTGTTTGACCAATGGTCTAATAACAACTTAGAACAAGGGGAAGACTATGCAGAAAATATGTTTATGCAATATGCCTCACCTGAACTAAAACAACAGTATAACGAATACTATGGATACATAGAGGGAGATGATTTCCTACTATGAAATGTCATCCTTTTTGTAGAATACCCGTCCAAAACCCAAACTATAAATGTGAATGTGAGGAATAATGTTAGGTTATACTAAAACAGATTTAGATGAGATGAGCCATTTTGTAGGGCTTGCTCATGATAGTTCATCTAATGAACAATTACGAGAAGGTTTGGCTAAAACCTATTCTTTCCTCCAGGGCTTATGGGCAGAAGGGTACTTTGACTAATGAATTGTAATCTTAATAAAGACTGGTGCGATTGGTGCTCAGTTGAATCTATTTGTTGTATTGAATCCCTATGCGATATATGTAAGGACTGATTATGTGGACTAAGTATGATTATCTATGCATTGATTGCGATGCCCTGATTGAAATCACTGCCTGTTCAGATCTTGTTAGAGAGCCTTCCTGCATCTGTGACGGTGAGGGTATAGTTATCCTATTAGAAGAGTCAGATGCTAAGGGACCTACCCTGGAGCCTGTGACTAACATCACACCACCAAAACTTGTCAAAATCAACAGCAACCCTTATAATTAATATATGGACATAAACACATTAAGAGAGTACTTAAAAATTCACAGAATCAGCGTTGAGCAAGACATGGAAGAAGCACAAGAAGGTGCTGACCCTGGAGAGGGATACCATTGGGAGTCAGATGATTTCTATATGGGTGCCCTTGACGCATACGACTATGTATTGGAGTTAATTAATGAGTGATAAGTATCCATTCCTACCCAAGCACTTAGAACGTGCTATGGAAGATCTTAGCATTCCTCTAATTGATATCCTGCACGGCGAGTTAAAGAATATGATGAATGAAATGCAAGATAAAGAGTTTGAAGATAAACAGTGGGCAGAGGGGTACAAAGACTGCTTGACAGACCTATACTGCTTGACGTATAATTTAAGTATAGACCGCCAACAAATAAAGGAGAACCACCATGCCAAACTGGGTATTTAACGGATTAACTGTAGAAGGCAATCCAGAGTCTGTCAAGAAAATGATGGACCAACTTAATCAACCATTCGTTCGTGTTCATGACAACTGGAGCACTGAGACACATCAAATGGAAAAACAACAGGTAACGTATCCAAACCCTGTCTTTGCATTCTGGAACATTGTTAAGCCTACTAATCTAGATACCTATGACAGTCAGCCTGTACATACACCAGAACTACCAATTACCTTTGAGGGTGATGATTGGTATAACTGGAATGTTCGTAACTGGGGTACTAAGTGGGATGTAGCGGTATCTTCAGATAATGAATACCCTGATACTACCGTTGAAGATACAGTCAATGGTGAGAACCACGTTGTTCACTATAACTTTAATACAGCATGGTCTCGTCCAATGCCTGCTCTACTTAATCTTTCTGAACAGTACCCTGATTTATTATTTACTTTGTCATACGAAGAAGAGACTGGCTGGGGTGGAGAGTGTGAACTCTTGCGTGGTAAGATAATTAGTGAGTCAATGTATGACAACCAATGCAATGATTGTGACGGTACCTATGAGGATAGCCAAATCATTGACTGTGATGACTGTTCAGACTATCCATGCCCACACTGTGGCTGGAGCAGTGACATGTGTGAGGCACACCAAAAGGCCTATGACGACAGGAGCAATTAATGTGGGAAGAATTGACACTGCCCCTAGATTTTGGTACAATTGAAGTAACTACTACAGAAAAGGAAGAAAATGCCACTATACAAAATAACTGCCACTAGAGAAACTTACTATGAGTTTGAGATTGAGTCAGAAGATGAAGCCTCTGCAATTGCTGAGATTAATCGTATTGAATTAACTGAAGATGTTGAAGATTATGCATACGATTGGTTTCCACTACAAGTTACAGAGATTGAGGAGCAAGAATAATGGGAGCAAGAATTAACTTTGTTTTTAAAGATTCAGATCCTGCAGTAGGAGAGCCCTCCGTATCTGTTGTTCTATACAGTCACTGGGGCCAGACTGGATGGGAGACTGATATTGCACAAGCGCTAGAGCATGCCAAGCCACGTTGGAATGATGCTTCATATGGCACACGTATGATAATTAGTTATCTCATTCAGCATAATATTTTAGATGAGCATGGATTTGGAATCTATGCGATTAATGGTACTAACTATGATTTAGGAGACCAGACAGTCGTCATTGATTTTGTTAACAAGACAGTAACTGATAATGTTCCTGTCAAATGGGATAAGTTTATCCAAGCATATTTGCCTGAGCACGCAGTGGTATAAACAAACGCTGCAACGGGGGAGTGCGATTTGTGGTGGGTTGCGCTCCCCCCTTATTTTTGGTACAATGAAATGAAGGAGAACCATGAGACGAAAACTGGTAACAAAGGAAGAAAAGGTAGCAATCCAACTATCTAATGTTCTATCAGACTTAAGGTTAGACCTTGATTTGATAGGGCAGTATCTTGCAGAGTCATCACCAAATGTAATCTACAATCGTTTAATTACTATTGCAGACTCAGCGGAACACACAATGCAAGAGCGGTACAATAACTACAACCAATACAAACTATTCTAATAGTGATGCCAGCGGTGGGCTTGACAAAAGCCTGCCGTTGTGCCCGAGGGGTCCCGATCCAAACCTTCAAACCTTATTACGATATGTCCAAATTTTTCCCATTTTCAGACATTACGAGCATTCAAAATTTTTTCCAGATTCATGGACATTACGAAGCTTCAAATATTTTTCCAGATTCATAGCTTATATCATATCAAACCATCCTTGTCAAACCATGTTATAATGGTTTTATGGGTAGAAATCATTTTTCAAAACACGGTGGACCATATTTTATTAATGATGGTTTTTCTCAGCATACCCACTCTCATGAAGATCCACATGATATCAAACCAGACTATGATTTGTTTATATTTATAGCTACAGGGTTTATTACTCTATTGGTTACTATAGGTATAGTTCTTATATCTCTTTAAGTCCCGTGCCAGAAGGCGCTAATAATCCTATCAGACATTACGATCAACGCTTTAGCGTCCCCGTTTTTGACGGGGGATATAAGACAAACCACATACCTTTTACTCCCTATAGAATAACAAACCTTTTCTCCTGGTTTTGGATATCTTTTTAAATATTATCAAACCTTTCTATTATATTATTGGACATTTCGGCTGGTTTTGTATAGGTTTTTTATAGGGCTTTTAAGCTATAAAGGTTTGACAAATAGAGGTTTGGATGATATACTCCATGCCAGAAAGAGAAGGTTTGACAAAGGAAAGGTTTTATGATAGGAGGTTTTAAAGCCGTGGACATTACGACGCCATCTGTATAAGCGCCCAATAACCCACTATCCTCCACTTTCCTCCACCCAAACCATATCTAAAAAATGTCAGTAAGATTTATTTCTCATTTCAAACCCCATATCTAGTATCAAATAAGCCTTCAAACCCTATATATAGCCCAGTAAAACCAGTATGCTATCATATATATATGTGCTTAGATAACAAACCTCACTCTATAAACCTTTATATCAAGGGTAGCTTTATTATCTCAAAATGTGACAAATGTGAGTATATAAAAGGCTACGATCTATAAAAAACGGTACGTCTCTTTGGCTATTGGGCATATGGGGATATAGTGTATTTACTATAGGGATTATGAGGATCAATTTATATTCCCCGAAATTTTCAAATACTTAAACCATGATATAATAAATTAAGAAAAGAGGCACATACTATGGCATTCCCAAAAACTCACAACCTTGAGTACTACCGTGGAGATACATTTGAATTCAGCATTGATGTAAAGAACCAAGATGGAAGTGACTTTGATCTTTCTGGGTTTGAAACCTACACATTTAAGATTGCTAACTTCAGAGGAGCAGGTGCTACCCAATATACAGGAACTGCTCAAAAGGTAGGTTTGTCTAGTATATCTTGCAAAATTCCATCTAACATTGGAAGAAATTTATCAGCTGGTAATTATTTTTATGATGTTCAAATAATAGATTCTGGAACCACCTATACTCCAGATAAGAATATAACATTTTATGCTCAATGGAATGCTGTACCTCTAGCAACAGGAGGAACAGCTGATGTTCTACCTGACATCGCTCCTGCAATCTCAACAGCAACAATTACTGGAACAGCTAAAGTAGGACAAGTATTGACAGCTGGTACAACTGGACTTACTGGTTCTCCAACACCAACCCTATCTTATCAATGGAAAGCTGCTGGAAGTAACGTTGGAACTAACTCTCCTACATACACCATTGTCTCAGGAGATTTAACTAAGGCTATTACAGTTGTTATTACAGCAAGTAATGGTGTTGGAGACAATGCTACTGCTACCTCTTCGGCTACTTCAGCAGTTGCTGCTGCAGATGCACCAACACCTATCCCAGCTGGACAATACAGGGTTACTTGGGATGCAAATGGTGGCACAGGAGGAACTTCAACAACCAAGGACATTGGTCTTTTACATACAGCTCCTATAGTTACAAGATCAGGATATACTTTTTCTACATGGAGAAACCCAGCAACAGGTGGAACTCCAATATTTTTAACTCAAAGCGAAACACCAGATAAAGTGTATACAGTTCTAACAGGAATGTTAAACGTAACGGATGATGTATCTGGAGCAGTATAATGCTCACAATAATATCTAAGCAACAAAAACCAAATATAGAATCTTACTTTGATCCACATGTTGTCATTGTGAAAGCTAAGATTGCTCCTATCCAAGTATATGATAATACATATATTGAGCCATTTACCTATGTTGATGGTGGTTTCTATGACGCAAATGGCACTCCAGTAGATGCTCTATATTATAATACAATCTCTTGGGATGTCATCTGGAATGGTGGATATCCTTAATTTGACTTCCCCTCCAAAATAGGGTATGCTTGTTTTATGAAGAAAAACGAATGTCAAAAATGTGAGATGAGCCATAAAGATCCCCTATTTTGGGAGACTCATCAAACCATGAGTGATGGAAGGATCTGGTGTACTAAATGACACATGATGAATTATTAGAGGCTACAAAAAGCCAAACCTATATGAATAGTAGAACCCTAAACCATCCATATATAGTTATACGTTCTGTCCTAGAATTACATAAGCCACAGGAAATAACTTTACCTGACGGTTCATGGGGAACAAATTGTATGGAATGCGATGAATGGTCATATCCTTGTCCAACTATTAGGGCTATTGAAAAGGAGTTAATGTGAAAGTAGATTACGATAAGCCACTTCCTATGCACATTTTTCAGGCATGTATTGATTGTGGTAAGTTCATTAGAACCAAAAGCAAAACAAAGCTAACTTTATTTATGATGGATCATTATGGTATGAATGGGATTAAGCGTTGTTCTCATAAGTGGTACGGTGAATTCATATATACCCTGCTAAATTGGAAATACAGGAATGTGTAAGCATACTTGGTATATGAGGGATGCAGGTATTACCTGTACAAAGTGTTTAATAATATGGGACAAAGATGTGGATGCTAACCAATAGTGCTCCTTTGGAGCATGTAAGGTTTGATACCTCTATATCGTCGCCGAACTTAAAACCAGATATGATATGATAGATATATGAAATCAGGAAAATGCGTGTACTGCGAGAAAGATGCCAAGTACTTTGATGTAATACTAGATAACGAAGAGTATATCATTGCAGACGTATGCGACCATCATTTAAAAATGGGCTTATCCTCATAATGATACCAGTTTTATCAATACCAGTTTTAAACAGATATGACCTATTAGATGAAAATTTAAACCTAATAGACTTTCCAATTAAAGAAATATTGATTATCAATAATGGAAAAGAAGATTACGAACCTAAGAGAAAAGATTTAAATGTTAGGGTACTTAACCTTCCATCTAATTTAGGAATGTCTGGATCGTGGAACTTAACTATTAAGCTTTATCCTCATGAAAAATACTGGCTATTTTCTTCTGCGGATACACATTGGCTACCAGGATCTTTAGAAAAGTTTTATGAAGTTAGCGGTGAATCAAATATAATAGGTTCAAGTGAAGGATTTAGTTGTTTTTCTATTGGAGAAAATATAGTTAGAAAAGTTGGCTTATTTGATGAGCATTTTTACCCATATACAGGTGAAGATGATGACTATCAAGAAAGATTTTTTCGCATAGCAAAACAAGATAACCCTCAAGTATTAACATTTCATAATCGTGCAGTTGAAGTTGTTGCCCCATCTGGACCATCACAAACCATTCAAAGTGATTCAGAATTGCTTAATAGATATGCTGAAACCTTTCATAAAAATAAAAAATATTATGATCTTAAAAAATCACAAGACTTTGCTATAGACGGTTTATGGAATATAGATGTAAGAAGAGAACAAGAGTGGCTGTAGTTGGGGCACTTCCAGCATCTATAGAGATGTATTTTCAGGCTTGACATATCTATATTGTTTTAGTATACTTAATATATGAAAGAACCACGTATTATGCAGATGGACTGGAAAGCTTTAGGATATGAAAGAGAGTATAAAGATGGAAAACTCAGATGGGTTCCTCAGAATGTCACAGAAGATAAACAGAACAAAGATACTTCCTCTTAGATGGCTTGGCAACTTTCTTGGAGGATATGCTGGTAATCATTTAGTTAAATGTTTTGATTATGATGAAGATGGCAAGAATGGTTTGGCTTATAAGTACCATGCAAAAATGTGGAAGTATCTTAATAAACCCTATGAAAAGTGGGGAACATACTATACAATTAATACAGAGAAATGGGATCAAGATGAGCTTAGATGAAATGATGTTAAAAATAGAAATAGCAGATAGACTAGATCAAGAGTCTTATGATGTATGGGATAGGGCTAGAATAATTAAGAATCAAGACTATCATGATGGTGTAGTTAAAGGTCTTAAAATGGCTGCTGATCTTGTAAGAAAACTATGATTAACCTAGAAATCCCAGATCCTTTTCAAACCTTTGTATTCAAGAAGTATGCCAATGCCAAAGGATACATACATGATTTCTTTACTGGTGAATGGTCTTATAGATGTTTAACTTGTAAAGAGGATATCTCTGCCCCATCCCGCAAAATTATGACAAAGATTAGACTGTATCACACGAGAAATGAGTGCCTAAATGGATACTGAAAAACAATTTGACCTAGAATTTACTGTTGAAGAAATAATTAATCTGTATGGTGTTAATAGCTTTGAAGATTTAGATAGGATTGACTAATGGATAATGAGAAAGAGTTTAATGTTGAAGACATTACGAACGCAATTGTAAATCAGGCTAAGGCTGAGGTTAAAGCTAAATTTGGAAATAAGAAAAGGCATAGACAATAATTAAAGATCAATATCTTCCAAGCATCTATTGCAAAACCATTCAGGTGAGCCTGCAATTTTTCTAGCACCACCATAAACAACCTCATTGTTATCTACCTTATCAATGATTTCCCCATACATATATCCGTATACTATTGGTATTAACCAGTGATCGCATTCATACATAATATAATCATACCACACTTGCAATACCGCTGAGTTTCTGGTATGATTAACATATGGAAACAAATGGATGGACTAAAGACTTAGATGATGAACAAAAAGCTTATGTAATGGATCTTATCATTACAACTGTTAAAGAGATTAGAGAGCAGATTGCTCTTGATATTGAGGCTACTGTACCAGTATGGGACGGTTTAGGCTTTATGAAAAGTCGTAGAACTAAGGCTGCATTTAAAGTGTGTGCAGCAATTGCAAGAGGACAAAACGAAAAAGTAAGGGAAAATAATGAATAAGCGTATATATGTATGTGAAGATCCAGAGTGCGGGACAAAGATTACTATTGAAGCTAAGGGTGATTTAGCTGAATCTATCATGTGCCCATGTGATAAAATAATGCCAACCATTGGTGCATAAATGTGGTCTTGGGTATTAGCAGTAATAGGCGTAGCAGGAATTTACTTTGTAGGTCGCAAGACTATATGGGGATGGGTTGTACTTTGCTTTAATGAAATTCTTTGGATAACTTATGCAGTAATTACAAAACAATATGGTTTTATTTTTTCTGCAATTGCTTATGCCATAGTTTATATTAAATCATTTTTACATTGGCGTAGAGATGAAATAGAATTAGAAAAGGAAAACAAATGAATACAGCAGAAGCACTTGTATTTGGATTAATAGCATTCTTTTCAGGGTATGGACTATCATATCTTGTAATGACTATTGGTATTAAACAAGATAAAGAATAAATGGTATTAGCTCCAGTAGCTCAGTTGGTTAGAGCCCCAAACTCATAATTTGGTCGTCGTAGGTTCAAGTCCTACCTGGTGCACTAGTGGTCTGTAGCTCAGTTGGTAGAGCGCCGAACTGTTAATTCGGATGTCACAGGATCGTAGCCTGTCAGACCAGCAATGCGGAAGTAACTCAATTGGTAGAGTACTACCTTGCCAAGGTAGATGTTGCGAGTTCAAATCTCGTCTTTCGCTCCAAACCTCTGTAGTTCAGTGGATAGAACACAGGACTTCTAAGCCTGGTGTCGCAGGTTCAATTCCTGCCAGGGGTACAAAGCATGATACAATTGTTTTATAATAAAATGGGGGAATCGTTGTCAAATATAGTTTTTTTAGGTAACTTTCGTGTTGACTACACAAGCGAATCTCACCATGCAAAATCTTTAGAGGAACTTGGACATAATGTAATAAGAATGCAAGAGTCTGAGGCTAGATCAGAAGATATTTTAGCTGCATGCGTAAGTAGCGATCTGTTTATTTGGATACACACACATGGCTGGGAAACACAAGGCAAGATCAGCATGGAAAAACTTCTTCAAACATTAAAAACTTTATCTATTCCAAGCATGACATACCATCTTGATTTATGGTTTGGGCTTCAAAGACAAAAAGATCTTGAGTCATTTCCTGTATACAAAATGATTGATCATTTCTTTACTGTTGATAGTCAGATGGCAAACTGGTTTAACGAAAAGACTGAAGTTAAAGGCCACTACTTGCCTGCTGGTGTATTTGGTCCTGAATGTACTATTAGGGATGTTACCAAAAAGCATGATGTTCTATTTGTTGGTAGTAAAAAGTATCATTCTGAATGGCCTTACCGTCCAAAATTAATTGATTGGCTAGACAAAACATATGGAAATAGATTTGAGCATTATGGAAATGGTGGAGTTAGATCAATAAGAGGGCTAGATCTAAATAAACTTTATTGGTCTACCAAGGTAGTGGTTGGTGATACTTTATGTATTGATTTTAATTACCCTGACTATTGGTCAGATAGAATTTATGAAACTCTTGGTCGCGGAGGATTCTTAATACACCCATACGTACCTGGACTTGAAAAAGAATTTACTGATAGAGAGCATGTTGTTTTTTATGAATATAATAATTTTGAACAACTTCAACAATTAATTGATTACTACATTGAGAATGATGATGAACGTGAAAAGATTAGATTAGCAGGGCATAGTTTGGTTAAGAGTAATTATACTTATAAACATAGATGGCAAAAAATACTAGAGGATCTAGGAATATGAATTATAAAACAATAAATGAAAACTACTCATTTGAAATTAGAAGTTTTCTTGATGATCCAAGCAATGATCATAACTTAGACTATAAGGTAATTGATGAAACATGGAATGAAAATGTTTATAGAATACATGAGTATCAATTTAAAGACAATGCAGTTTTTCTTGATATTGGAGCAAATATTGGGTCCGTTAGCTTATATGTAGATAACTTTAACAAAGTTAGAGATGAATATAACAAAATAAAGGTTTACTCTGTTGAACCAGAGCCTAACAATCTTTTATTACTAAAAGAAAATATTAAAAACAATCCAACAGAAAATATTACAGTTATAAATAATGCTATCTGGCATGAACAAAAGACTGTTCTTATTACCAATAAAGGCGGAAATAGCAGCATTATTAATGAAACAAATGATGAATCTGTAGAAGTTTTAGCAATAACCATTCAAGACTTTATTGACCTATATGGTATTGATGAAATAGATGTTGTAAAAATAGACATTGAAGGTGCTGAGTTTGATCTTATCATTAATACGCCACCTGAAACACTTGCAAAGATTAAATATATTACGCTTGAGTTTGATAAATCTTTTGACGGCAGATTTGGAATTATGGTTGAAAAGCTATCTAAGCAATTTGGATTAGAAATTTTAGGCAGCCCAGAACGAGGAGGTTATATTTATGGAAACAGATACTAAGATTGACTACTTAATTTGTATACCTATTTATAGAGTAACAGAAAGAATATACAACTGCATGGAATCTATACGAGATAAAAATGTTTTACTTATAGATAATAGCGGTAATAGAGAGTGTGAAGTATTTGAAAAAAAATATGGCTTTCAAGTAGAGTATCAATCAGAGAATATTGGTTTGGCAAGAGCATGGAACATAGGATTAAAAAAGAACCATGACTGGACCTTTTTTGTTTCGTCTTCAATGTTATTTAATAAACCTTTTTCTCATATAGTTGATATGCTTGATGGATTTAATGGTCTAATGTTTAGGACACAGCATGGATGGCATTTAGCTGGAATAAATAAAAAGCTGGTTGCAGCAATTGGATACTTTGATGAAAACTTTTATCCTTACAATTTTGATGATTGTGACTGGGATCAAAGGTGCAGAATACTTGAAGAACAAGTTATGAGCAATCCTAATTCGGATGTTGAAGTTTCTTGGCGTAGTCAGTTTGTACATTCTAACACACCTATAAGTTATGTAATGAGAATAAACGCCCCTGCTGCAGAAGTTGATGTAACATGTCAAATAGACGGCGGTGCAACAATAGACGGACTAAGAATTAATATTGAACCTCTTCATGATTACTTTAAGTCTAAGTGGGGCGGAGATAGAACAAGAGAAGGATGGGGCGAATATAAGTATCCATTCAATGATCCTACAAAATCTTTAGATTATTGGCCAGTAAATAGTATAGAAACTTTAAAGAAAAACTATGGGTTAATCTAATGCAAACAATAGGAATTTTACCAGCATCTGGAAAAGCATCTAGAATTGGCGGTATACCAAAGTTTTGTTTGCCTATATCTGATGAAAGATCTTTGCTTCAATGGCATGTAGAACAAATGTTAGAAGTATGTGATGAAGTTCGTATATCAACTAGGGCTGAATGGGTTCCTATTATACAAAACATGGATATGAATGTTAAGTTAATTGTTCGTGAACCGTCAACAATGTCAGATGCCGTAAAGTTTATGGTTGGTGAGCAAAATGATACCGTTCTTGTTGGTATGCCAGATACTTATATCTTGAATTCACCAGTAAATATTTATAAAGCAATGATGAAAGAAACAAATGCTGATTTAGTTCTAGGTGTTTGGGAGTGCAGTAATGATATAAAAGGTCGTGTTGGACAGGTTTTAGTTTCTGGAGATAAAGTAATTGGCTCTGAAGATAAAGTAGAAGATTGTGATTATCCAGACATGTGGGGCACTATGATGTTTAGAAAAAACATGATTAGATATTTAGATCCAACACTAGAGCATCCTGGAAAACAAATCAAGGACTGGATATTAGACGGTAGAAATATAATGGCAGTAAAGCCTGGAGGTAAATATATGGATATTGGAACACTAAAAGGATTAAGACAGCTTTATAGAGAGATGGACTTATGAGATTAGGAATCATCGCAAGATCTGATAACACTGGTTTAGGTAATCAAACTATGGAATTAGTTAAGATGCTTAATCCTAGTAAGATCCTTCTTATTGATTCATCACACTTCAATGGAAATAAACAACATCCAGAATGGTACTCAGGATATAATGTTACAACTACTAAGCGTGGCATGGCTTCTAGAGAAGAAGTATATGAATTCTTAGATGATTTAGATGTAGTAATTAGTTGTGAAATCTTTTATCATAGCTCTTTTGTCAATATGGCTAAGAAAAGAAAAGTTAAAACTATTCTTCAATATAACTATGAGTTTTTAGATTATTTAGTAAACCCAGATGTTGAACTACCAGATATTTTAGTTTCCCCTAGTCTCTGGAACTTTGAAGATGTTGTAACAAAATTTAGCGATAGATCAATGGTTGTTCATCTTCCCCCTCCAACAAGAGTAGAATTGTTTGCTAATGCAAATAAGATTAACACATCTAAGACACATAAAAAAATACTACATATTGGTGGAAAGGCTGCGGTAAAGGACAGAAATGGTACAAATACAGTAGTTGAAATGCTTAAATATTCTAATGCTGATTATGAACTTGTTATTAAGAGTCAGACACCTTTGGACATACCCTGCGATGATCCAAGACTGACTATTGATACCTCTAGTCCAGACTCACGAGAAAGCCTATATGAGGGCTATGACGCTATGATCTTGCCTAGAAGATATGCAGGGTTGTGTTTGCCTATGAACGAAGCTCTATTGGCCTCTCTACCCGTTTTTATGACCAATGTATCTCCCAACAACAGTATACTTCCAAAAGAATGGCTTGTAGATTCTGTAAAGACTGATAGGCTAATGACTCGTACAATGCTTGATGTATATGAGGGTGATGCTAAGATGCTTGCTAGTTTAATTGATCATTACTATGATAGTGATATCTCTACCGCTAAATCTAAGGCTTTTGATATAGGATTTAATAATTTTTCTAATGAAGTTTTATATCAAAAATATCAAGACTTATTAAATCTTTAGCCCTAAAGACTTAGATACTGGAATAATAAATTCTTCAGAAAATTTTTGCTTTAAGTTACCAAGAGTCATAAATGTTGCTTTGTTGTCTTTTATAAAATGTATGTTTGTTTTAAGCTCTTTAATCTTAAGGTTTGTATGTTTTAATATGTAAAAAGATAACCAAAGATCATCAATGATCCAGTAATCCTCTGGGCAATCAAAAAAATCATCATTAAGAAATAAACTTGAGTGACATATCAAACCACCTGTTCCTGCATAGTTTCCTATTTCGTTATGTTCTAATTTTATTTTTTTATTGTATATACTATCTACAAAATGAGCCCAAAATGTTTTAACAGAATTTTCTTCATACTGATCATGACACTCTTGTATAAAAGTATCTGGAATAATCTCATCATCATCAATAAAGATTATCTTTTCATATCCTTGTTCAGCCAGTTCTCTTGCTAACAAGAACCTAGCAAATTGTTTAAAGTCATTCTGGTAGTTATGTACAGTTACATCAATTCCGTTGCCAAATTTTTTAATATACCCTAATAGTTTATCATGTCTATTAGAATTATCAACTATATAAAAATCAAAGTCTTGATTAGTTTGCCTTTGTAGGCATCCTAAAGTCATTTTAAGGTTTTCAAACCTTATATAAGTACACATTATGAGAGCTGTTTTTGACATATGTTTTAATTATAGCAGTAAAAGGGCCAGCCTATTTCTAGACTGGCCCCTCTATTTTTTATTAATTACTTTGGAGCTTTCTTATCTGCTCTTGTTGCAACCTTTGGGTTAGCAGTCTTCTTTGCAGGTGCCTTTGCAGGTGCCTTAGCAGCCTTCAGAGCCTCTTCTACGGCGCTAGCATCTGGCAAGATACCAAAAGCCTTGTCGTTAGGGTTGATTGCTCTAATTGCAACTGGTGCTAGTGCAGCAACTAGTGCTGTCCATAGATCCTTTGGATCTGTAACGCCTGCCATATATAGGGCAAGACCTGAAGCAAGAACTGATCGTCCATATGATGCAAGTAGTGCCTTTAGTTGTGTTGTATTCATTTTTCCTCCTAGGATATAATTCGTGTTAGTATTGTAAAACCAATCCATAGTCCAATAATTCCTGCGACTCCCGCAAAAACTGGTGGAGCTGGGACTGGTAATTTGAATGCAGCAAACACGACACCACATCCAAAACCTGTTAATGTTGATAATAAAATATCTTTCATTTTGTTTCCTCACTTGGTAACAACTTCTTTAATTCTTTATACTCTGATGATATTTTTTTCATTGAGTGATAATGTGGGTATGCATCACCAACAAGTCCGTACTCATCAAAATATGCAATCTCTGGCTCAACTTCGTTTACAAACTTTTCTAAACTGTCTTGAACATCTTTGATATATTGATATGCCCAATCACGAGAATCTGATAAGAATTTAATAAAGTTCTCTTTATGAACATCATTATTCATATCATTATTGTCTTTTAAAGAAGTTAATGATTCAATTTTAGCATAAGCCACAGACAATATACTTATTCTATTTATTAGATTATATACTCTGAAGGTTAATCTAATAGATACAATAAACAAAAATACAGATAGTATACTTAAGATTATTTCTACAGTTGTCATTATTTTATAGGCTCCCTTGTAACTAACACTATAGCACCTTCCATCTCTAATGCACTTTTAAGTTGTACAACATACTGTAATGCTTGGATTTTTTCATCATGATTCATTGTAATAAAGTCATATTCGTTTAATTTAATAGTTAAAAAATGTTCATTATCAATAATCTCTACTCCAAAATTTTTAGGAGAAGTAATAGAACGAACTGCTCTACGCATAGTATCTGTATACATTATTTTTGATTTTTCTTTTCTACAAAATTAAAAATCTCTTCAAGAGATTCCCAGCCAAGATCTTCTGTAATTTCTAATGCTGCTAAAAATATATTCCAAGTTTCATAAACATATTGCTTAGCTAATTGTGTTGGTTCTACAAGTTCATTATCAACTAAAAATGCAATTGGTAATCCAATATCATTATACTCAATAAAGTCTTTGAAGTATTTGTCAGACTTATAGTCCATCCAAAGCTCACCAAGTATAGAAGACATTGCTTCAAAGCTTGTTAATTCTTCTCCATTGTTAGAGATTTCCATACTTCACCCCACTTTTCTTTTGTTCTATGTTTACTAAACTCTCTAGATATTTCACCATTTTCTAGGTAAATACCGCCCCAAATTCCCCACTCTTTACCAGATACACCATTGGCAAAACATATTCTTTGAACTGGACATGATTGACAAAGATTATCTATTATTGGTCTAATCAATTCATCGTCTTCATATTTATCAAAAAATAAATTTGTGTCCATATCAAAGCAAGCACCTTCATCTTTCCATAAGTGTTGCTTCATATTTATACCTTATATCTGTTTGGAATATCCCAGCCTTTACGATCAGGTACAAAATTCTTTGCTAAGAACCACTTACCTTTACGATAAATTCCATTAATTGCAGTCTTTGCCATATCAGACTGTTTTGTTTCTACTACTGTCCAACCATCCCAATGAAGATTGTAGTTCTTTGACACAATCTTTTCCATTGTTTCTAAATTATTTACTATCATTTTTACCCCTTTAGTATCGGAAAATTCCAACTTCAATGTTATTTTGTTCAGCAGTTGTAACAAGTTTTGATACAGGCTGCTTAGGCTTGCTAAGAAATACAAGATAATTTACACTATTAATGTTTTCTTCAATGTACCATGTAGGTACCTGCATAAATTTAATCTTACGGCCACGAGATTTCATTCCTCTTTCAGAAAGGTTACAGAATTCAGATACGAAAGAATTAACAGATGCTGGACCTGCTGAATAAACTATAAACTCTTTTTCTCCGTCTTGCATTCCAGAAAGAGCAACACCCATAGCACGAAGAAAGACTTGATAATCATCAAAGTCAGTTGTTCCATGTACTGCTACTATCATCAGAATTCCCATTCTTTAAGCTATCCAAAATGAATAGCATCTTATCAATATCTCGCTTTGACATATTGTTTGTATCAACTGGCCTGACTGTTTCTGGACTTACTAGTCCTTCAACTGTATCAGCCACATAAAACATATTGTTATGTACCCAATATGCCTGATCTTCTATTATCAAAACCTTTACTGTATTATTACGTATATGCTTTCTTGCTTGAGAAAGCGGTTTTGGCATTTCAAAAAGATCTTTTGGAATAAAGTTTTTTACTATTTGATGTATATCACTTTGTGTATATACAACTTTAGTAAAATACTTTTTACTTCTTTTTACTGCTATTATAATTATAGAGGATATAGACAGCAATGTCAAGCCAATGGCTAATATATATGTCATGCTCTCCCCGTTAAATAGATTAATCTTTCTTAGGATGTTTTACAATATAGTCACTAATAATAGATTTAATTGTACCGTTTTTATTTAAACGAACAACCTTTCCATCTTTAATTTGTGTTGCATTAAATGATCCAGCCTTCTTTTTTGGCATTATTGATTACCATTTTCTTTTGGCTTAAATATATGCGTCAATGACTGAGATGTTGTGTAGTCTTTACCAAAGTCAGCAAACAAAGCCTTATCTTTTTCACGATTAACAATTCCTCTTGACCAAGAGAATCCTGCATCTCCACCCCATGCTAACCACATGATATATCCATTAGAAGGATTTGCTGAGTTACCCCAGTCCTTGCCCTTTTTGTCTACCTCATGGCGTGAGAAGTATGAGTACATTCTCTTAACAGTGCTGAGAGAAATAGTTTCTCCTCTTGCTAACTGGCCTGCACGAGTCCAACCAACTGCAGTTCCTGCACCAGTTGCCTTACCATCTTCTTTAAACTTAATTGCTCTGCGAGCAGCAGATCTTGCTCCTGCTGGTGGCGAGTAGCCTTCAGCCTTAGAAACTGTATCAGTCTCATATTCAACTGTGTCATCATCTTCAAATAAATCATCTGCCTTTGCAGCAGGTACACAGTTAGGAACTTTCTTGCCATCTTTTCCTGGCTTCATTCCACGTTGTACATAACCATCCCAACAAGGTGCTTGCTTAGAAATATCTTCTGGGCAACATTCTGATTTTCCAATTGATGCATCGTACATACCCATTGCAACTTCTTCTTCAGTTGGTTCTTGTGGTAGTGGATCAATTGCAACCATGAGCGACATCATGCATCCTGTATATAGGTTGGTTGCTTCCCATAAACCATTTTCATCTTGTTCAAATAACTGAATTAGTACCGCTGGGTTTTCTGCGGATGCTTCTAATGAGTACTCTCCTCCAGGAACACCAAGCATGCCTTCACGCATAACATGAATTACTTGACCAATGTGGACCTCTTCATCAGATCCGTGTGCTGTCATGGCGTAATCGCCTTCTTTTAGATTTGGCATACTCTTACCTATGTTTCCTTCGCTACGATTAATTGCATATATTTGTGCTGCTGCTTCTGATCTAGAGGTATGACAGCCCATTACTTCATTGGTACCCTCTTTTAACGCAGGGTATCCTGAGCAACCGTAACTTCCTTTAGCACCTACACGATATGGCATACAATGATTATATCAGAATTCTTGAGACTTTACAACTCTTTTTAGCTCCTGAAGAGACCATTTCTCCTGCTTTGAAAGCTTGGCTACCTCGTCTGGATCATGAGCCTTATTTGTTAGTGAGATTAATGGGTCTTCTTTAAAGAAGTCTATATTAACATACCCTTTTTCCCACAGGACCATAAGTTCAGCATTAACAAAATTTAAGTGATCTTCATATAGTTCAGGCATTAGTTCTTTAACCTTTGGAGTAAAAGAATATAACATTTCTCCACTATCAGGATCAATACCTGCAACCTCTAATCCACCCTCAAGAATTAAGTCATCTATTATCTGACTTATGGCATCATCATCAAACATCCATGAAGTCCAAGAATTCTTGACGAGTTTTTGCACCATTCATTCTTTTAACCTCTATGCCATCTTCAATTAATATGTAGGTTGGTATAGATTTAATGCCAAACTCTTCTGATAACTCTATCTCTGTATCTACATCAACATATAAAAAATCAATTATTCCTTCACGCTTAAGCTCATCTGTAATTGGTCTAGTGCGTTGACAAGGATTACACCAGTCAGCGGTGAAGTAAAGTACGTGTGTCATTTACCAGACTTCTTTCTTGCTTTTTCAAGAGCATCAAAGTCTTTAACTTTAGTATCACCCATATATCCCCAAGCATATCCATCATTAATCATCTTATCATTAAGAGATTCTGTGTCACCATTAATATATACCCAGCCAAGAATGCGACCATACTTTTCAGAGGAATCCATTTTTTCAGTCTTAATGACAACAGACTTAGCATCCTTTAAATGCTTCTTTAGATATTCTTTAGACTCAAGCCCCAAAGCCTTCTCTTTAAGATCCTTTGTGCGAGACTCAGGGGTATCAATGCCAGCTAATCTAACACGTGATTGAAATAAAATATCAAACCCTAAATCAATAAGAACATCAATGGTATCTCCATCTACGACATTCTCTACTTTACGAACATAGTACTCATACATAATCTTCATCCTTTAACTTGTTCTGAATAAGCTTATCTCTTTCATCAATAATACTTATTGCAAAAGACATCATCTTCTTGTATCCATCTGGATTGTTCATAATTTTATTATAGTGATGCCCACAAAATGTTAAAACACCTTCAATTCCAGTAACCTGAACAAGGGCTTCTGCTGCACAAGAATCGCAACGATCTGTAGCCTTTAATACCCAGTCTTTTTTATCTTCTTGTTCTGTAATCATTGTGTTAATAGTATACTCCTACTTTCTATTATCAGTGGAATAAAATCCACTACCGTTGAATACTGCTCCTATATTAGAGTATACACGTTCTAGTTGAACATTGCAAGTCTCACAGAGATATCCTGGATCTGATTCAGTTATAGATCTTTGTTTGTTTACTATTCCATTACATTCATTTAAACATTTATATTCATAGATTGGCATATATATCTTTTCCTTTTTCATTAAAAAAACATACTAGATTAACACGATCTCCTTGAATTACTTCTTGAACCTCATGCTCTAGTTCGTTGTCACCAACAAAACATATAAAATCTCCTATTTTAGGCTCTATTTTTATGTCATTGTTAGGAAAATTTAAAGCGCCACCTAAGTATTTATCTGTTAAATATAAAATACCTGAGTAATCATCCTTGTATTCTTCACTATAGTTATCATAGTGAAGATCATTTTTTCCACCTGATTTCATATGAACATAAGAAATAGACTTTAATTGTAGGTTTTTATTGAATACATTAGACATAACCTTTTCCATACTTGGACAAAGACTTGTCATTATATCAATAGCAATGTTATTTTTTGAATCATATTGCTTGATCTTGTGTTGACCACTGATTTTATAGGCTTCATTGTCTCCTTGGCCTGGTCCGCTGTATATTCCAGGGTGAACTGTTGGCTGTATATTCTCAGTAAATGAATCTACTAAAAAGTTTGCAGTATCAACAGATATAAAATTTTCTATAATAAAAATTTTATCCCCTAGAACTTTCATTACTTTACCTTTTTACCAAATTTAGACCAAACTCGCTCATGAATAAAGAAGAAAGTCATTTCTAATGTAAGGTACATTAGTCCGTATAGACCAACATATTCCCATTCTGCTTCCCCAGTAAAATGCTTAAGCAAAGAATAAATTATTCCAGCAACAAAAGTAAAATGTACAAAGGGCCAGCTTATGGTTTTTAGTAATGACTTTCTTCTAGAATCCATTATAGTGCTACCTTACCTTTTCCTCCGCCACCAGAAGATTTCTTAGCAGCAGCCTTTGCATCTTTCTTAGCAGCATCTGGAGATGTAGACGTAACTGGTGTTGCTGCCAACTTATTTAGCAGTGGAGCATTCTCTTCACCAGTATATACTGGACGACCCCAACCAACAACAGCATTTACTAACTTCTTCTTATTGTTCTTGACGTATCCACGAGTCTTCTCAACGCACATTCCGCCGTTTCTCTGATCTCCCTTTGCAGTTCCTGAAGTGTTTCCTTCAATAACTTGAATAGTTCCATCACCATTATTTTTAATACAAATACCAACATGTGAAATACGATTTACTCCATCTTCTGGAAAATCAAAATAGATCCAGTCTCCTGGCATTGGGTCATCATTACGTGCATCTGACCAACGTCCTTCTTTCTTGAACTGATCTGATGCTGCTACTGTTGAAGCAGACTTTGGGAATGATTTAACTCCCGCTGTAAATGCACACCACGAAACAAATGATTGACACCATGGTTGAAAATTAACCTTAATCCATGCACCGTACTTTGTTTCATTATCTTTTGGTCCTTCAATAGTTCCTAGTTCTTTTTTAGCAATTTCAATGATTGCTTCTACTGATCCTTTAACTGACATATTACCCTCCTATAGGTATCTATCTATTATAGCATTAGGAGGCTTTGTGTGTCAAACGATAATGAGTTCTTATTCTATGACAGTTTGCACATACTACCTCACACTTTGCAATTTCTTTTTTAATAGCTGCCCAAGAAAATCCATCATGAATCATTCTTGAGATATTATATTTTTTATCTTTGAGATGATCAAAGTCTAATACTATTGGATTGGTAACTCCACAGTCTGTGCAGCCAGACGCTTCTTTAATCTCTGACAGTCTTTTTTTAAACTGCTGCTTATTATAATGCACTAACTCTTTGTCAGTCATAGGCTTTAATTATATCAACAAATATTAAAGCCCCACACAGGCAATTCACCTGACTTGCGCCACGGTCTCTATCCAATGGGTAACTAATCCATCACTAAGGTCCTGTGTGGGGACATTTATATTGTACTACTACTTTGAACTTACTTCTGCTACCTTTGACTTTGCAAACTTAAGCATAGCTCCTCTTATTGGTGAGTATCCAAGATCTTCTGCTTTTTTACCGCATGTATCCAACATAAAATTAAAGAACTTCTTTACAGAATCATTCTTTGAGTTCTTTTCTTTGTATGCTATACCGTAGGTGAATGTAGATATGTTATAGGATAGTTTATTAGGATTTTTATAATTTATTTTAACTGCCCCACTTTTATCTGGAACAAAATCTCCAAGAAATACAGATGCTGCACTAACTGTTGGTTGCATAAACCTTCCAGATTCATTCTCAACAGAAATAGTTTTAAGTCCTCTTGCATAAGATATCTCGTTGTATCCAATAGATCCATTTGTAGTACTCTGTACCATTGCAATGCCATGTGAACCAGAAGCACTATTCATATATTGCTTAGATATATCACCAGGAAATGCAGATATAAAATTTTTATTACCTGGCTTTGTCCATATATTTGGAGCAATTGCGTTAAGGTATGACGTAAATACTTCTGAAGTTCCAGATCCATCAATACGGTAAACAACTCTGATCTTTGTTGATGGTATCTTTGGCAGTCTTGTTCCTATCATATTTTCTTTTAATATCTGTGGATCATTCCACATTGTTATTTGTCCCGCAAAAACTTTAGCAAGAGTATCCTTACTCATCTTAATAGTAATTTTATATCCATCAAGATTGTATATAATTCCAATTGGTCCTGCGACTAATGGAACATATGTAAATTCTTTTGATGGTTTTAGTTCTGATCCAGAATAAGGAACATCTGACATAGCAAAATCTGTTACACCATTTGAAAACATATTTTTACCAGCACCCGATCCAGATGCTCCATATACAACAGAATCTCCTGTTGATTTAATAAATTCAACCCTACATCTGTCTATAAAGTTAGCAGCAAATGTGGATCCAGCACCTTGTAGGTTATCAGCATGTGAAGTAGTAATAAAAAAAGCATTAGCAAAAATGGCTAATGCTACTGGTAAAGTAATGAATTTAAATTTCATACTTATAGTATATAGTGTAAAACTATATACTTTTGTTATAATTGGTAAACTTATGATTAAATCCAAGTGAATATTGAGCAGTTTATACACATGCTCAGGTGTTTTAATTACTTTATCTTAATTGTCTTAGGTTTCTTTTCTTCAGGGACAGTGCGGACTACGTTAATATGTAGCATGCCATCCCTTAGTTCTGCAGAGCTTACTTCCATATATTCTCCAAGAGCAAAAGATCTTACGAACTTTCTTCCTGCGATACCTTTATGAACTACCTCTGCATCTATTACTTCTACAATCTCACCCTTGATAATAAGAGTTCTATTATCTACGGAGACATCAATATCTTCCCTAGAAAATCCAGCAATAGCCAATGAGATCTTATATGTATCTTCATCTAGTTTAAGAAGATCATATGGAGGATATGATTGTGAGTTTGTTTTATGTGCACTATTTAGGCGATTCAACTCTCTGTTGAAGCCAATAAAAAAAGGATCATTTAATAGATCCATTGGATGTTTTATTACACTTACCATTTTATTCCCCTTTCAAGCGAATAAGTTAATGTACCCCCGCAGGCAGTACATATATATTATATCAGACTATAGCTTTATTCTAATTACTACCTGACATGGGTCGCCACCTTGGTCCCACTCTTCTAACTCTTCTTCACTCATGTATGGATCTCCATCATGTGTATTACAAAATGGTTCTGTTATCCATCCACGTTCAATCCCATTTTTAATCCATATTTCAAACTCTTTATAGTCTGATTCTGAATCTTGAATATTTTTTAATATTTCTTGAAATTCTTCATCCATAATATAAGTATACCCCTAACCTTGAATTATGTCAACTGGGCCAATACAAGAAGTGCTAAAGGCAACTGCTGCATTTAATGCTAATGTAAGGCGACGTTTTGGATCTTTATGTGTTTGTGTGGCAAAAAGTGATCCCATAGCAAAATCTGCACCTGAACCTATTGCACAATAATCTCTGTCATAGGACATCAGAGTTAGTCCATCTGCATCATGCTCATAGAGCTTTCCTTTTACTCCAATTAATAATGATAACTCGCTATCTTTACCACCAATATCCCATTCACTATAAAATGCTTTAAGTGATTTTAAAAACTTACCATGCATAAATTTATCAACATTACCCTCTAAGGCAGGTGGAATAAAGTTATATTGAATAATTTGACCATCAAAGGTTCCAGCAAATCCAAAGACATAAGGACCAGATTTCCATATTTTTGGTTTGTCAATAGGTACTATGTAGGTGCCTTCAGAGGCTCCTCGTTCTCCAGCAAGATATACTTTGCCTTCTTTCATTATTCCAGCAATGCAGGTCATGACAAAGCCCTCTCCAGATAGGTTATACTCAAGTATACCATTGCCCAGAGAGGGCTGTCAACTACCGTCAATAATGACTAATTAGCCTTTTTGTCTACCGTCTTAAACGCATCATTGATCTCTGCCAATGTGAGTTTTCCATCGTCCAAAAAAGCCCTAGCCAGTCTTTCTATGACTGTTGCTACGCCTAATAGTCCTGCTAAGAATACTGCCTGCATAGTATCAATTCCTACTACTGCTCCTGCTCCTAGGACTGATAGTCCTGATGCTGCAAATACCGCAAGAATTCTCATTAAGATATTTGTTATTGCTTTTTGTGGGTGCTCTTTCTTTGGTGGTTCCACTATTTTTTTAGTTGCCATTTTTATTCTTCCTCTCTATTTCTAATTGGACTAGTTACAATCCAAAGTGTTGTAGTTGCTATAATTCCATATCCAACTACTGTTTTTGCACTTCCATCTAAAACCACCCAGGCTATAAACATTCCAAGAAGGGTCCATGCCTGATCAATTAGGTCTTTGATTATATTTTTTACTATTCTTACCATTTTCTACCTCCTCTTGAAGCTGGTGAATTGGAGCCTGATGCGCCACCTCCACCAGAATTTCCTCCTCCTGTGCTTCCACCTGCTGCAACGGCTGCTGCATTAATTGCTGCACCTGCAGCAACAACTGTTGCAACAACCATCTCTGTTGCTTCTTCTCTTTCTCCTGGAGTCATATCTGCTCCAATACTTCCAAGAGCAGCAATGGCTGCACCTGGATCTGTAAATACTGCTTCTAGCAATGCGCCTGGATCTTGAACTAATTCAACATTTGCTGCCACTTCTGCGGTAATAACAAGAACTTCACCAGACTCTGATGTTCTAATTTCAATTGGTGTTTGTGGTGGAAGATCTGAATATGAAACTCCAGAAGATTGTACTTCTGCTGCTGAGATTGATTCACCTGGACTTAAGTTAGCAACTAATGCTGTTACGACTAGTGCAACTTCTTCTTTAGATAGTTCTTTTCCATCCTGGGCATCTTTAGCAATTTTTGCTAATCTTTCTTCTTCTGCTTTTTTAGCAGCTTCTTCTGCTGCTATTTTATCAGCCTCAGCCTTTTCTGCCTCCGCTTTGGCATCTTCTTCGGCTTGCGCTCTAGCCTCTTCTTCTGCAGCAATTCTTTCTTCTTCTGCAAGTGCTTCGGCCTTGGCAACTGCTTCTGCAATGGCTTCTTCTTCTGCTGCTATACGCTCTGCCTCTGCTTCTGCTTCTTCAGCAATTCTTTTTTCTTCCGCTATACGCTCTGCTTCTATACGATCAGCCTCTGCCTTAGCCTCTGCTTCTGCTTTTTCTTCTGCTGCTTTAACTTCTGCTGCAATACGATCTGCTTCTTCTTTGGCTTCTATTTCTGCTTTAATTCTTGCTGCTTCAATCTCTGCTGCTTCACGGTCAGCCTTTTCTTTTAGTTCCGCTTCTGCTTGAATTCTTGCTGCTTCTCTGGCTGCTTCTTCTGCAGCAATTCTATTTGCTTCTGCTTGGGCTGCTGCTGCTTGTGCTGCAATCAGTGCTGCTGTCTCTGCCTGTATTCTTGCTGCTTCCGCTTGTTGTGCAGCTAGCTGGGCTGCTACTTGTGCTGCAATTTCTGCCTCAGTTGGTCCAGTTGGCTCTACTGTAACTGGTCCTGGTTCTGGGGTTGGTGTTGTAACAGTTGTTGTTTCTGGTGTAGGCGTTGGCTCTGGTGTAGGAGTAGGCGTAGGTGTTGGTGTTGGTGCTACATATGTAGACCCAGTAACAACGTTTGAATTTGCAGAGTAAAGGGCAAATGTGTCGTTATCTGATCTAATATGAAATGACCATACTGTTCCTGCAGGACGAAGGCCGTCTAACAAGGAATGATCAATTGTTATTGTTGTGTTTAAAGAATTTGGTCCGCCAACATTTCCAGTTGCAATTCCCCAACCATTGCATCCAGAACAATTAAAACTTATTGCATATCTTTCTGGTTGAGTGTTACCAGTGTCTGGTGCTTCCCAAGATAACACTGTTGATGTATCGCTACTGGCTATAGTTAAATTTCTTGGAGGTCCTATTGTTTTTACTACTGGTGCTGCTTGTGAAGTAAATGCTGATGCTGGAATAATCTGCATTGATCCAGATTGATCCCAGTTTAAAAATACGTTTGCTCCACCACCATTTTCATAGTACATTAATTCTATTGTTTTAGGGACTCCTGCTGTAAAGGCTATTGGGGCAGTTGTAGTTCCTCCACCACCTTTGTCTACCCAGTCACTTGCTACAAGTATGCCATCAACATACAGTTTTGTTCCGTCATCTGCTGTTGCTAAAAATGATATGTCTTGAGTAGAATCGCTTCTAATTGACCCAGTAAATCGTACAATAACATCCTCTGAAGGGCCACCTAAGACACTGCCAGAACCCCACTGGAAGTCAATATTGGGTACATTTGTAGTCACTACTGGAGAGGCTCCCTGGGGTATGTAAGGAGAAGCATTTTGTCCCAGCACATTATAGACTTGAGCAGTCAAGCCTTCTGCTGCATGAGCTTTGTCTATGATTAAAAGTAGTGGTGTTAGTATTAAAGATATAACAATTAATACCCTTGTTAATTTCTTAATAGATCTCTCCTTATAGTCCTAGTGGTGATATGACTAATAAAGCTATTATATCATTTTATTGCAAAAAGAAAGAGGACTAGCGCTTGACTAGTCCTCTAACTTTAAAGAATATTACTTCTTTAGTGCTACCTTTAGCTTAGGGAACTTCTTGTTCCACTTTGTAGCAAGAGCGTTGTACTCTGCCTTGTATTTTGCTGCTGCTGTTGCAGTTGCTAGATCTGCTGCTACCTTTGCAGATAGTGCTGCTGCATCTGATACAGCCTTGGCATCTGCCAAAGCCTTATCTGCTGCTGCCTTAGCAAGTGCTGCATCTGAAGCTGACTTGGCTGCTGCCAATGAAGCATCTGACTTTGCCTTAGCAAGTTCTGCTTGTGCTACAGCAAGTTCCACCTTTAGTGCATTAATTACTGCTGCAAGATCAGACACTGTAAACTTAGCAATTGCTGCCTTTACTGGTGCTGGGAATCCAGATACTGGAGTAACCAATGTTAGACCAGTTACAATAACTGTAACTTCTCCTGCTACACCTGTAGCAAGTGAATATGATGCAACATCTGGAGTTACTGACTTGACTGATGAGCCATCAGCAAATGTTGAACCAACGATTGTTGCTGTTACTGTATCTGAAGATGCGTTACCAAAAACGTCAGTTGTTGTAACTGAAATTGCTGGAACTGTTCCAACTGCTGCTGCTGTAGGAACTGTAACGGCTAGGTTATAAGCAGGTCCTGCTGTACCCTTAATGTAAATAATTGTTGAGTATGCACCATTTGTAACGGTAACTGAACCAACTGTTGTTGATGTTGTGTATGCATATACTGTAACTGCTGTACCTGCTGAAGTTACTGAAAGTGCTGAAACTCCTGATGCTACTGTCTTTGGAGCATCTGATGTATTAAGTGCAGATACCAACTTAACTGTTGATGATGCTGCGAAAGAAACAACTGTTCCATTGTCTGCTGTTGCTGCAATTGCAATTGTGCGACCTGCATCAATTACGTTTGTTGAAGGAACTGCAACTGTTACAGGGTTTGCTGTTGTTGTAGCATTAGTTGCTGAAGCAACTGTTACTACCAACGGTGCAGCCTGTGCAACTGTTGAAATACCTGCAAATGTCAATGCTGCAGCAACGACAATAGCGATCTTCTTGAATGAATTCATTCTTTTTTCTCCTTGTTATATTAGTTTTAGATTATCAAGAAAACTCTTGACATCTTCTGGCATTTGCCTGTCTTCCAATTCTACCATAGACTCTTGCCTGCGTGCAAGTTTGTCTGAGGTACCCCAAGTATGAATCTCTATCTCAACATTCATTTCTTTTGGAGTATGGGATATAGCTCCAAATACTGCCCCACAAACAGCATCTGCTAGGTCTTTAGATTTTTTTCTAGGGTGATCTACACGATTACCCTTCATGATTTTTAATTCTGACATTTCTTCCAGAAGTAATGGGATCATGGGCATAGCAACACGCTCTTCATAGATCATCATTGCTAAATCTTCGTAGTGTTTTTTTGCAACAGAAACAGTATCAGTTCTTATACCAACACCTTTAAGTTCTTGCTGTATATCAAATGACTGCCAACGGTCAAATGATACTAATCCTATGTTAAACCCTTGTCTTCTTAGGTTTTGAATCCACTGTTTAACCTGAGAAAGATCAACTGGTCCTTCTGATCTTGGCTCCCACCATGCTACTGCATCTACTACTACAATTGGTGCTACTTGTTCATAATCTTTAATTACCTGAATATTTACCCACTTTTCTACGTGAGCAATAGCAACCGCACACTTATCGTGTTTTTGTGCAAGGTCAGCATGAACATAATAAATCTTATCTGGATCTGGTTTAAAGTTTTCTGAGAACCTTCTAAAACTATCTACAGGATTTGTTAAGGTCATGCAATTAATAAGTTTATCTTTTTGCTTAAAGAAAGCATCTGATGAATATGTTGGTGTGCACAGAAAACGCATCATAGCATCGCCTAAGTCTGTTAAGAATGCAATCTTAAAGTCATCAATCTTTCTTGTAGGATTAACATCCCATGTTGGACGCTTCAGTGCAAATATCTTAGGTATTTTGTATGAAAGTATATGATCTTCATCCCAGGATATTTCAAACGTATTGTCTGGGTTGTCATGTGGCAACTCTTCATTAATGATGAACTTGTGTGTTTTTTCTACTACCTCTTTATCAGCAATTACTGAGTCATACCGTTGAGAAATAAAGTCACCTTGATAGCGGGGAAATGAAAGAAGCACAACCTTTCCAAGATCAGGAAAACGAGAATCTACAGTACCACGGAAAGCTTTATAAATATTATCAGCAGTTTTTCCTTGTTCATTTCCTGTTGCTACCTCTGATGCAAAACCAGAAATCTCATCAAGTACAGCCATGAATAGGTTTAAACCCTCATGTGATTCACGCTCTGAGTGACCAGAGTAAACAGTAATTGATTTATCAAACTCAATTGAGTCTGCCTTTGGATTATACTTTCCAGCAAACCAAGGAGATCTTTCAATCTTTGATTTAAAACCTTTAAAGAAAACATTCTTAGCCTGCTGAGCGTTAACAGCAACGTTTATAATATCAATAGCATCTCCTGCAGGCTTTCCATAATAAACAGCAGGATCTTTAAGGCATAGCATCTTATATACTACATATGCACATGCTACTGTTGATACGAAGTCTTTTCCAGATCCCTTGCCAAGTTGTAGAATGAGTTCATTCTTTGTATATTTTTTGTAGTATTCCTCACCTTTATCACCAAGAATATCTATCACATCTTCTTTGCGGTAAATCTGGCTCATTGCTTCAACAATTGTATACTGAATTTCAGATAAAGGTGGTTGACCAAGATACTCTGGAGACTCAACAAATGTCTTTGCGTCAACAGGCCTCTCAATAAAATGATTTTCTTTTAAAACCTCTAAAAATTCATCAAATATCATGACCAAAACCCAACTATTACATACTTTACACCATCTATAACTGGGTCTGCTGAGTGGCTAAAATCATCACTAGATGGAAATATAAAAAGAGTATTTGCTTTTGGCTTAAAGGTTTTTCCAATTTTACCAAAAGTTAAAGTTCCACCTTCATAGTCATCATTTAAATATAATATTGCAGATATTGCTCTAGGAAACTCTGGTGTTGAATCTGTGTGCTCAGTAAAAAACTGACCCTTAGAATATTTTGCTATTGTATAAAATGTATTAGCGTATATTTTAATGTTATTATCTTTAGCATACTTGTCTACGTGTGGTTGAATTAAATTATTTAAAACAACATGAATCTCAGCATCCATTTCAGATACATTAACATCTCTGATTGTTTTATTTGTTCCTGATCCAGTGTCTGAAGAATACCTAGATTTTGCAACTTCTCCATCTGTCCAATTTTTATTATCACAGTGAGATAAGACATCATCTAAAGATATACCTTCAATATTTATTATAGATATTTTTTGTAAATTATTCATTTGTACTCACAGAAATAACTGTTAATACTTCTCCTTGTTTTGCAATTGCTGATAGTCTCTCAAGAATAATATCTCTAACTTCTGGGTGTGTTGATGCAATGTCTCTAAGAATACCAACCAATACTTCTTGACGACGCTCAATCTCAACCATTTCTTCTGCAATCTCTTTATTTTCTAAGAGTCCAGCTTTTTGCAACATATCAATACGCTTAGACTCAATGTCCATAACAAGTTTAATAGCAGCAGTCTTTGCACTAAGATTATTGGTCATTGATGCTTCATCAATAACTTCGTATGACTTTAGTATAAGCTTGCTGTAATGTGCATCTGCTCCTGCTAAAGCATCTTTGGCACGAGCACGAATGGCTATGTTGTTAGAAGTCTTTTCTTTCCATTCATCAATGTATGCAACAACACGAGTACGTGGAATTGTTAATTCTTTAGAAATTGTTGTTGGATCGCTACCCTTGAGGTATTCTCCTACAACATCATTCATTATATCAAGATGCTTTACTAGTTCTTCTTCAGTTGACATATTTGCCCTCTAACCTATTAATTTCATCTTTAATATAAAAAATTGCTTTCTCAAGATCCTGTATAGTTTTTGACTCATCTTTAAGTCCTGCACGCCATAGATACTTAAATGCGTTACCAATATTAAAGTTACGATGACGTGTAATCTCTATGCACTCAACGCCAGAAGGATCTGTAGTGTAATGTCGTGGGTGATTAACCTGATCTACCGTAATAGTTAGATTATCACTCATACTCTTCTTCCTCATCATTTTCCCACGTGAATGCTTCTGGCATACCCTTTAGAGCTGTAATGACATAGGTTAATCCTACTGCACCAGCAACTCCTAGACCAATAATAACTTTTTGTAATTTATTCATCGCCTTGACTTCCTTAGTCCGAATTTAGCAAGGTAAACATAGACAGTCTCTACGCTTGCCCCACACTCTTTTGCAATCTCTTCTGGTGACTTCTTATCAATAAGAAATCTTTTCTTTAACCAAACTTCTGATGTATATAGTTTACCAGCCATAGCGTTATTTGTCAACTTCGGTATCAATAACATCATAATTATAGGCATTGGAGTCTTCAAGTATCCACTTATCGTAACTTTCAACATCCCATTTATTTGTGTTAATTAATCTATTTATCACTAGGTCTTTCTTGGTGACAAATGACGGCTCTTTAATTCTTACCCTATTATTTGGCTGTACCGCAAAATTTCCGTCATCTCTTTGAATAACGTGACCACACTTATGCTGCCCTGGGTTTTCAGAATACCCGTCATCTAGTATATTGGTTTCTGGGCTATGCCAATCTAAAGTAAACAGATATGTTCCAGGGATAGTGTTTTTGCTTCTATCAAGATAAGACATTCTCATATTGCTTAATGCTTGAAACTTTGTAACAGAAATATGTGAACTAAAAGAATTCCATAAAACAAGATTATGGATTGGTTCTTCTGGAACTCCTGGCTTAGCACAAAAAGCATTTATCGGCATACGCCACCAAATACCACCATCTTCCATCATAAAATGGAACAAAGGGCTTCTAGCCTTAATGCTTGACACTCCAAAAATTACACATGGAAAATACTTATCATGACTATCTAATTGATCTCTTAAGAAATTACCACGTACATAGCATTCAATAGGTGGTATGTTTGCATTTAACTCTGGCATTATTTATTATCTCTTTCTACTGTTTTTAGTTTATCCCAGTAACCACTTGCATTACCCTGATACATTTGACCAGTTTCACGATCCATGAGCAACCATTTTGTTGGGGCAAGAGTTCTAACTGTTAGTATAACGTCAGCATTTTCTTCCTTAAATGTTTTGGCTTTTCTTTCACTCATTACTTCCAACCGCCTTATCCCAGTTCTTTAGTGCCCAGTGACCAATTCCACAGGCATCTGCTACATCATTATCTGTTATGGTTCTATCATAATTAATATTAATAAACTTTATAGTTCTTTCTTTTCTAAGGTTTCTTTCATAAGTCTTATACCAAGATACTGATTTACCAGGATTTTGTGCACGAATAAAAAGTTGCTCGTCCTTTGAAATCTTTTTGTTTCCAATAAAATTTTGCCAAGTTATTGGTGATACTTTTCCAATCTTTGTAGTTCCTGACTGACCAGCTGATCCAAGGATAGCTCCTTGAACCAAGGCTAAATCTGCTGCAGTCTTAGGACTATTCATAAATACAGTGTGCTCAATAACAATTGCCTCAAACCCACCGTATATATCTAGAAAAGCTTTTACCTTTTTACCAGCATCCATTACTTTTTCATAGGTGTCTTTACCTTCAAAGTTAATCTTTCCAACACTTATAAGATCTTTTGTGAAGGTATCAAAAATAGCAAAAGCAAGACTATTAGTACTAGCATCAATAGCACATATTCTTTTTGGGGTAACTTCCATACCCCACTTATTCTTGCTCATAATCAAAAAAACCTTTCAGATCTTTTAACATTTTATCAACAGACTTTTTGCTTACATTACAGTTTGCACAAAATCCAGAATCGTTGTAGATGGAAAGAGAAGTATTGCATCCGCCTAAACATCTGCGATCCTTCCCCTTCCTCTTTTGTCTACGAGTTACTTGATATCTTTCTTTAATCTTATCTTTTGTAGCAAGGTCACGACATTCAAGGCTGCAGTAAATTTGATAACTGACCTTTGGATCAAACCTGTTGTCACATCTGCTACAAAGTTTCACTCAGTTCCTCCAGAGATGCTATCTTCACAACACCTGCTCCAGCTTCATCACATGCTTTTTTAATTGGACAATTCTTGCAAATCTTAGAGTTTGATCTATAGTTCTTTGTTGGAAGTTCTTTTACTTCCCAAGACTTACGAACAACTCTCATCCATTCAAAAGCTTCATCAATCCACTTTCGGTAATGATCATTTACCTCAACTGGAATTACAAGAAGTTCATGGTTGTTTTTATTTTCATAAATAAGAACACCCTTTGCCTTCTTAAGAATCTTCATGTAAATAAGTATCTGTACAACGTGACCCATCTTAGGCTTACCTGTACGTTTACGATACTCAAACACTTCGTTATTGGTTGTCTTTACTTCAACAACAACCTCTTCACCCTTCCAATTAATAAAGTTATCTACATAACCAAAAATTGGAGGATCATCATTAAAAATCTTAAACTCTGAATCAATTGAAATACCAGAGTTCTTAAACGCTGTCTCAATTCTTCCATGAGCAAGAGTTCCATTAGTCATATTTGCTACTGCGTATGGGTCAGAGTTATCCTCAAATACCGCTCCCTCAAATGCAAGGTACCAATAACGTGGACATTCTCCATGCCCATATGCAATAGTAGATGGACCAAAAGTTTTCTTTTGTGTATGCTTAGGTTCACGCCCAACAAGATATCCTGCCTCAATAGCCTTCACAAGCTCTTGTGCATCTATCTGTGCTGGAGTATCAACCTCTTTAATCATTATCTGCTTTAGTAAGTTTTTTGTCATAACTATTCCTTTGTCTATATAAGTATACCAGGTTAGCGCATAATGTATTTGAGTGCTGATACCAAGTTATTGATTGATTCTGCTGCCGTATAATAAATATTCTTCTTTGCCCTGTCATTTTTGTCAACATTGGCCATCCAAGTTGCCTTGAAAGCCATTTTTGCTGCGATTGCCTGAAGTCTAACAATCTCTATAGTTGCCACATTAAGAGGAATGTCAGGCTTGATAATGATCTTAGCAATAAATGTTAAGGCTGCCGTCAACTCCTCATCTTTCATATAGTCTGCTATTTCAGATAATCCATCTACCATCTCTATCGTTGTTTGTTCACTCATTTTCTTCTCCTATTAATTGCTCCATTATTTCAAACTCAGTTATCATTAATCTTACTTTTGTATTTCCTTCTCCAAGTACAACCAAGATAGCAGGATCGTTACCATTCCTAATAGCATCCGTAACAGCCTTAGCCCATACATCTTTATTTAAAGTAAAAGACTTAGAGCATTCCTTAAAGTCAACCGTAAAGTTTTTCCAGGTTGCATCTCCCTTATGGGTATTACGACCTGAGTTTTTGTGCTGCTTAGCACCAATCCTTTTACTTTCCGTTCTTTCGCTCAAAGTCTTTCCTTGTCATAATAATTGGTACCCTTGACAGGTGTTTGTTAGAACACATCCAAGTCAAGTCTGCACTTTCTTTCCATAGTCTTAAAGATGTAACTTCTTCTGCACAAGTCTTACATGGAAACTTTCCAGGAAATACTTTAAATTTTTCAGACATCTAGGATCTTATTCTTGATTGTATCTTGTAGGTTTAAATCTTCTCTTACCCTATTGACAAAGCCATCACGACCTTGTACCTTTGTACCGTCTGGCAATACATACCAAGCACCTGTGCGCTCAACAATTCCCATCATTTCAGCCGTATCAACAAGATCACCAATGCTATCAATACCAACATTATCTCCCCTGAAATAAAAGTCATACTCGCCAGACTGAAAGCCAGGAGAGGTCTTAGAAAATTGGAGTTCCCAACGAATCTTGCGACCAATCTTTTCTTCAATAAGTTTATCTCCAACATGAATCTTTCCTTTAATTGCTTGATTGTCGGATTCCGATGAAAATAATTTAATAACGGTAGAAGAATAGAACTTAGTAGCTTGACCACCAGTAGGCTGCTGGCTAGTATACATAGCGCTAATATTATTGCGAGACTGACTAATAAGGACAAGCATAGTAGGCTTAACCTTATTGTTAGCATAGTTAAGCATTTTCCAAGCGTTACTAAAGTCTCTAGACTCTGCACCGATTTGTTTTGTATTCTCAAGTTGTTTAAGTTCATCTGAATCCTTTTCAAAATATATTGCTGGCAATAACGATGTAATTGAGTCAATAACAATAATATCAACTCCTGCATTCATAAGATTAGTTCCAACATCAACCATCTCATTAATTGTACGGCATTGAGAAACAATAAGTTTTGATGAATCTACACCAAGACCTTCTGCCCACTTTTTATCATATGACATTTCTGCATCAATCCATGCACAGATCTTTCCTTCCTTCTGTGCTAGACCTATCATCTGAAGGCATAGAGAAGACTTTGCAGACGATTTTGAACCCCAGACCAGTACCTGACGACCATATGGTAATCCACCATTGAGAGCACGGTTTAAACCGAAACTAGGAGTAGATGCATATTGTGTTGCTGGAATAGTATCTCCAGCCATAACAGTCTTTCTTAGCTTTGGACTAAGTTGTGCTAATACTTCTTCTACTGTCATCATTAGAATCTTACCCCATGCTTCTTTGGTCTATCAGAGTTCTTGTCCATCTTTTGTTTGATTGCAGAGTCTAAAGATTTAGTCATGTACCCTGCTTTTACCATTCCTGCATATAGATCTAATGTACGAATGATTATATCTGCAAACTCATCTGACATATGATCTGGGTCCATGTCTTTTCTCAATGCTTCCATTGCTTCAACAACCTCAGAGACTATCATCATCATTTGTTTTGTTACAAAAATTTCATCTGCTGGGCGATCCCAAAATCCTTTTGCTACTGCATTTGTATGTATTTGTTCTGCTAGATTATCAAACATTTTCTACCTCATTCATTATAATAGTACCATCTTTTGTCTTTCCAAACTCAAACTTATATATACTACCTTCTTCAATCTTCATGTATGCCTTTGCAAATTGCATTGGAAATACAACAACTGAATGCATTTCTCTGCCTGCATCTGCAACAACAAGAGAAGCCATCTTCTTTCCAGCCTTTGTAACTCTTGGCTTAAAGGAAACAACAAAGTGTTCTCCTTCTTTATATGGAAGCATCTTATAATTTAAAAACTTAATTAAAGAGTCTTTTGATTCTTTGATTTCATCTGCTGGAATTGCAGACACAATTCTATTATCAGAAGCAAGAAGCAGATAAGTTTTACCAGCTTCAATTGTAGTATTTTCTTCATCAAAGATTCCAACACTGCCAGTCTTATCAAGCAACTCTACTCGTGACCAACCCTTGCTTCGCTTAATTGATTTAACCATACCAAGTAATACAAAAGATCCAGTCTCTTCATATTCTTCTACATCATTTATATATGCATAGTAGTGTTGAGGAATAGAGGTATTGAACTCAGGTAAGTTAAGATACTCATATAGATTTTCTTTAACTTCCTGCGGATTTGCTGGATTATCTGGAAATGTTAATGCTCCTACACATCTCATTGCTTGAAGTGCACGACTATTAACTCCATTACCCTTAGTAAAAGTAAATTCTTCTACTTGTTTATATGATGTGAACGGACGGCCTGCGATATATCTGTCTGCAATTTTGTCAGAGATATATTTAATACCCGTAAGCCCAAATCTAATTCCTTTACCTTCAATTTTAAAATCAATTTCCGAATCATTAAGATGCGGAAGTTTAACAGTAATACCCATACGTTTTGCTTCAATTAAATACTCCGTTCTTCCGTCTTTGTCTTTTTCGTTCTTAAGTAATGCAAACATAAACTCTAGAGGATAATGATACTTTAACCACGCTGTCCAGTATGAAAGTGTTGAATATGCTACTGCGTGAGACTTATTGAATGAGTACCCTGCGTGAGCCTCAAAGTCATGCCACAAATCTAACGCATCATTTGGCGAAAGGTATTGTGAAGCACCCTTAACAAATTGATCTTTGAAAACATCAAATTCTTTAGCATCCTTTTTCTTTCCAATGATCTTTCTAACTTTATCTGCTTCCGACATGGACATACCGCCAAGCTGTACGCATGCTTGCATAACTTGCTCTTGGTAAAGAATACAGCCATAGGTTTCCTCCGTAAATGCTTTCATAACTTGATGCTTATAATCAATATTTTCTCTTCCATGCTTTCGTGCAATATAAGATTTACCAATTGTGTTCATAGCACCAGGACGAACAAGTGCATTTGATGCAGCAAGTTCTGATAAGTTTTTAACACGCATCTTAATTAGAAGGTTTGTGTATGGTGCTGCTTCACACTGGAACACACCCTTGGTGTATCCATCAGATAGCATGTTATAAACATTTGCATCATCCATATCAATCTTTAATAGATCAATCTTTGTGCCTTCACGTTCTTTAACAATATCAATACAATCTTTAAGAACGCTCAGTGTCTTTAGTCCAAGAGCATCAATCTTAATCAAACCAATGTTTTCTGCTTCACCCATATCAACTGCCACTACTGGGATGCGCTCATCCTGTCCAGTTACTGAACGTGTTTCCATTGGTGCATATCTAAAGATTGGATCTTTACTTGTTACTACACCTGCTGCGTGAATTCCAGTACCACGAATTCTTCCACGAAGTTGATCTCCGTACAGTTCTACCTCTGGATACTTTTCTCTAAACCACAAAGTATTCTTAGAGTTACAGTAATCATCCCATGTATCAACAACCTTTAGAACCTTGTTGACATCAGGCAACGGTATGTTTAAGCATCTTGCAACATCTCGCACAACACCCTTATCCTTGAACTGTAAGAATGTAGCAATAGATGCAACATGGCGATACTGTCTAACTAGATAATCTTTAACTTCATCACGACGAGTATCTTGAATATCTGAGTCAATATCAGGGAAGTCATTACGTTCTGGATTAATAAAACGGAAGAACAGTAGTCCATGTTTAATTGGATCAATGTCAGTAATTCCAAGTGCATAGCAAAGCAATGAACCTGCTGCAGATCCACGACCAGGACCAACCATGATACCTTCGCTCTTTGCCCAGTTAAGCATATTTCTTACAACAAGGAAGTATGGACCAAAATTCTTTTGTCCAATAATCTCTAACTCTTCATCAAGTCTTGCAAGATATTCTTCATTAGACTCTAAACCTCTTTCAGATAAACCTTCAAGAGCAAGCTTTTTAAGTTCATTCATTGGCTTCTTATATTGAACAGGAAGCAAGTCTAAATGTTCTTTAATATCATAATCTTCAACCTTATTAGCAATCTCAATCGTAGAAGTAAACATATCTTCACGATCAATGCCCTGCTTTAGCATAGCATCCTTCATCTGTTCGTAAGAAAGCAAATGAATGTCAAACTTATTAAAACTCATCATACGGTCTGCACCATATAGATAATCTAGTCTCTCCATAAAAGTATTATACTTTTTTGACTTCTCATATGTAACATCTTTTTCTAACTTTGCGTGTGTATTCAAAAGAAGCATTAGTTCTTGAACTTCTTTTTGATCTACGTCAGCATGATGACAGTCTGGTGTTACAACAATCTTAATCTTCATTGCATCTGCTAACTCAATAATTCCTTTATTAATTTCAGCAGAGTTATGTGGCATTACCTCAATATAGTAATCATCACCAAATTCATTTTTAAACCATTGCATGTGTCGCTTTGCTGTTGCAAGTTCACCTAATTCAACAGCTTTTGCAATCCATCCACTTAAACATCCAGAAGTTACGATTAGTCCTTCTTTATACTTTGCTAGTGTTTCAAAATCAAATCTTGGCTTACTAAAGAAACCATCTGTCCATGCAATCTCATTAATCTTATTAAGATTTTCAAGACCAACTTGGTTCTTAGCGAGAAGGACTATATGATGATAGTTGAGGTCAAGAGGATCTTGGCGATCTGCCTTTGCTCTCTTATCCGCCATACTAGTCGTCATATAGCCTTCTACACCAAGTATTGGCTTAATTCCATTTGCTTTTGCAATACGGTGCAGTTCCCTATGCCCAGATAAAGTACCGTGGTCAGTAATAGCCAATGCTGGCATTCCTAACGCAACTGCACGGTTCACGTATTCTTCTGGAGTAGCAACACCATCCATTAAGGAGTAGTGTGTATGGACATGTAAGCCAACGTAGTTCATCTATTACCAGTCAATGTTTGCTGATGATGAAGATGAAGGAGTATCAAAGCCTAGATAAAAGGCTTCTTGTTCTGCGTATGGAACCTTGTTTAGTGCCTTCTCCAATGGGAATGGTTCAATTCCTGTCCAATCAAATGGAGCAGCATCTGGAGAACTTGGAATAAGTGTATAACTTGTCTCAGTACCTTGACCGTTACGCTTTACCTTCCAAGTAAGATTTGAGATGCTACCTGTTTCAAGTGCATACTCACGAATAGTATTAAATGCAGATTGCTTGCTAACACCCATGTTCCAAATTGCAACATATGGTGCATCAATGCCATCATCTACAAGAACGTTGCAATAGAAACGAAGACGTGCACGCCAGCCAGCCTTCATATCCTTGCGGTGCATTTCTTCTGCCCAGTCACGACCTTCTGACTCCATAGTATCTACAGCCTTACGCTTATAGTCCTTTGGATTTGTGTGCTCTGATACAACTAGTGCAAGACCACGAGCCTCATTATAATTTGCTGAATCTTCATCAAGCTCTTCAATAAAACGAATCTTTACTGCTTGACCGTCAGCGATCTTAAACCAACGAACCTTTGTACCTGTGCCTTCAAACTTTGGCTTATCTACTAATGCGTTAATGTTTTTTAATCCTTTTACAATTGCCATTTTTGTTTTTCTCCTTGTTTGTTTTTTCTATTTTAGCATAGATATGATTGAATTGTCAAACTGGAACTCCAATTTTCTAATCTCATCATCATCCATGTCTCCTATGTCTTTATATTTTTTATCTAGGCTAATAACTGTTACAAGACTTCCTAATTTTTCAATTAGTTTATCTTTCATAATGCTACCAGCCTCATCGTTATCTGCAATAAGTACAACATTATTGAAGTACTTTTCTAATAGTCTGATCTGAGATACAGACACATTAGCACCCAGCGTTGCAACTGCTGGAAAACCTACTTGGTCTAAGCGGATAGCATCAAATGATGATTCCACTACATATACTATACTAGAACTCTTTACTCTGTGCAAGTTAAAAAGAACCTTACTCTTTGGAAGTCCTGGTGTATTTTTAAACTCTTTTCCTTCAATTGTTCTAGCAACAAACCCAATACACATAGAATCAGGTGAGTGAATTGGTATAGTTACAGAACCTTGCTTTTCTGAATAACCAAGATCAAACTTAATTACAGATTCCTTATTAATTCTACGACTATTAAAATAATTCATTGCTATTGGCGTATCAAGTGCTTGCTTATTTAATCTTTTAATAAGCAGTTCATCATACTGAACAAAATCAGGTGGTGCATATAAAGCTTTTCCAACTATTGTTTGGATATCAGATTGCTGCTCTTTGCCTTTAATATATCTGACAGTTTCAAAGTATGATCTGTTTGAAGTAAACATGATTAACTCAACAAGATTCTTAGTAACTTGACATCCAAAACAAAAAAACAAACCACTGTCTTTTGCTACTTCTCCAGCAGGTGTTCTAGTGTTGTTGTGGTATGGGCAATAGATAATGAAGTCATTACCAAACTCCGCTTCAATATCTAGTCCTGCACCATTAAGTACACGACGAATCTGTTCTTCTGTATATATCTCTTTACTTGCCATCTTCAAAATCCTTATAACGATAGTAACCCTTGTCAAAGTCACACTGAACTAAGAAGTCTCCCATAAAACCATTACGGTTCTTTCTAAATGCACACTCAATAATATCGCTATTAAGTCCACGACCTAATGCTAAAACCCAGTCAGCATCATAGGCAATCTGTCTTGACCAAGCAGTTTGTGCAAGTGTAGGAACAGTAGACATATCTTTAACATCATCAGGTGTAGCAGATGAGATAGCAATAATAGGTACTTCTTCACTAATAGCCATTAGTTTAAGTTCACGTGAAAGGTTTTTCATCTTTACCGTTTCGTTATCAGCCTTTTGATTTGGAGACATAAGTTGTAGATAATCAACCACAACAAAGTCAGGCTTATACTGATCTAACTTTCCACGGATTACAGAAGGTGTTACTTCTCCACCAGAATCATTTGAGATAATATGAAATGGTGGACGACCATCAATTTTATCTGTATGCCACTTCTTCATCATGTCAAGTTCTACTTCACCATTAGAAAGCTTTCTATGTGACCATAGACCCTCACCCATAATTGTAAAGACACGGTTACGAACCTCTGTCTCACTCATCTCAAGGGAGATAATAAGGGGTGTCTTACCCTGTTTCCAGGCCTGTACAGCGAAGTATAGAGCCATCCATGACTTTCCTATACCTGGATAAGCTAAAAAGACTCCTAGTTGCCCTGGCATAATTCCAGAAGGTAGGTAGTTATCAAATCCTGGCAATCCTGTTTTAATACCACGATGACCTAAAGCCATTTGCTCTTTTACATTTTCAAAGTATGCAATAGCAGAATCAATATCTGTAGCATCAATATCACGGATAGAAGATGTATTCTTTTTTAGGGTAGATGTTTTGGTGATAAGATCTTCAAGTGCTATTGATCCCTGACCACCCTGCACCTCAGTTGCTGCTGATCTTAAAATATCTTTTAATGTATCATTTAAATATTCTGTTTGTAATTCTTCTAGGTGGTGCTTGGTTGCTCCAACCTCTTTAATAATTTCAAAGTCTCTAAACTTTTCTACTACCAATGATGCTGGAGGAACAGTTCCATTATTCTCAGCATACAGACGAATAAAATTCCATACGTCATTGTGTGTTCTAAGGAATGTTTCTACGTTTGCCTGTAATAAGACATGAAGTTGCTTATCCTGTAATACCGCTGAAATTACTTTAGCCTCTGTATTATTCACTTAGCCACTCCTTTGCTTTAGCCCTGCGTTCTTTTCTATCTTTTATATCTTGTTCTACATCTAGTTTACCATTAAGAATTTTTTCTGCATTATAAGCAAAGTAATTCCAAGTTGGATCTTGTGCAACAGAAAAATAATAGTCTAATAAGTCATAGCACTGAGACATTCCGTATGATTCAACTAGGCCGTCTGCTGCCCATTGTTCAACATTTAAATTTAGAGATGGCTTTTGCTCATACCTTGCTGTGTGCAATTTTGAGTATCTACTAAGCAAAGCCATACGGTCTTTGCGTTCAGCCATTACTCGTTGATTTCAGACTTTGCTTCGTTAATCTTATCAGTTAACTTATCTTCTACAAACTTATAAACACGCTCAAAAGCTTCGCTTGTAGTTTCTCCATCACGCTTGCTATCTACAACTCCAAGATCAAGCCTTAGTGATTGAAAATTTCCTAGATTAAGTGTATATCCTAGTGTTACATTTACCTTTGTTGAATCGTTTTCCATTACCCCACCCATTTCTAAATTATATAGACTCACTCCACACTGGAATAAATCGTCCATCTTCTGTTCTCGTATATGTAAGTATACCGTCTCCCATACGCCGTGTCAACTCTTGGCTTGTAGGAGTCATGTTGTTTGTTATTAATTTGTCTTTTCTTGGTTGTCCAATATGTATACTTGCAAGTATAGCACGAATCTCTCTGACATGAGATTCTGAATAATAAGCTCTTACCTTAAAAGATCTTTCACCATTAAGTGATGCACCAATTGGTGGAGGAATAACTCCTCGTTTAATTAAACTTGGAATATACTTTCTATGTCTATTGACAAGTTTTGCAGTTTCTGCTACACTATATGCACGCTCACGACTTTTTTTAAAATCAGCAAGCAAGCATGTCTCTAAACGATCTTTAGTTATATTATAAAACGTAACCATTCCAGTAGAACGAGAGCTGTGGTAGACCTTTACAAGATCACCATTTACAAACCATACTTTAACTTTACCTTTTATTACAGGTTCGTTATTGTATGCTTGGCTCTGGATTTTTCCTTTTGAAGTATCCATGCTCCCTCTTTAGTTGCTGAAGGTGGATGATAGAATTTTCTATTACCACACGTAATGCAAGAAGTTTCTATATGATCAGAGTTACTATATTGTCTATCTACAAATACACGTCCAGAGCATCTATTACAATTTAACATTATTTCCTTTATTTATTTTTCAAGAGTAGATGAGTACTCAGATAAAGCATTTTGTTTTTCTGCTTCTTCTTTTTCTGCTGCTTCTTTTTCTTGAGCATAAGTTGTAATTTCTGCTCTAAGAATAGCTACCTGTGTTTCATAATTAGAGACTAGTTCTCCAATACGTTGTTGCAAAGCTGTAATAATTAATTCAGCCTTATCCATAATTACCCCCTGATTAATTAGTTATTGCTAGTTAAGTGTTGCTAATTCAGCCACTAGTGATTCAATTTTTGCATTAATATCTGATATTTGCTTTTCAAGATCATCAATTAAGTCCTGCTTTACTGGAGTAATAGATGATTCTTCAATTAATGATATTGAAACATTAAACTTAGAATATTCTAGGTTTCTTAAGTGTTGTTCAACAATTCCGATCTTTTCTTCATTTGTTAGTACGTATGCCATTTTTTTCCTCCTTGTCTTATTATATCATACCATAGATTAGGCAGTTAGTTCTTCTATTTCTTGAACAATAGCCTGCCTCATAGCATAAAAATTATTTAGTACATCTTGCCTTAAAGGTTTGTCTGGATGATCATCATTTGGATTGTCCAAGATATCTTTTTCTAATATACCTATATGTATATTAAAATTATCAATCCTATTGTTTAACAAGATTATCTTTTCTTCATTAGTCATATCATGCCCATCCTGACGTTGCTGTTCCTGAAGTTCCACTTGAATTTGAAGCGTATACTGTAAATTGAGCCCATAGGCCATCTGCAGATAACATTGTTTTTGTAAATGACGTTGAAGTTGTACTTCCTGATGCTGTAGCATTTATTGTTCCACCAACTGTTGCAGATTGATAAAGTGTCCAATAATATGTTATAGGAGCAGTACCGCTTGAGGCTGCCCAGGATCCAGTCCAAGTTGGTCCTGATGAATATGAGTTTGTTAATCCACTTGGTGTAGATGGAGCAGATCCTGATGCATTCCAAATAGCAGATGCATTTACATTTGCTGTAGGAGTATAAGTTCCTCCAGAAGGATAACTTACTCCATCTATTGTCCATCCACCAAATACAAACGGTGGCTTACCCATTGTTCCTACAGTAGCTAAAGTTACTGATGCTCCTGATGAATCTTGTGTTACTGAACTAACTGAAGGAGCTCCAAATGTTGCTCCGTTTGTAGTAAAAGTAACCGTATATAATATAGGTGCTGGAACTGGACCTACTTGAGATGAGCTAGCCTCTGTTGAAGTTCCATAGATATTTGTTGCTGTAGCAAATGCTTTAAAGTACTTACTTTGATCTGCTGAAGTAATTGTATATGTGCCACTTGAAGAAGTAGTACTTGCTCTTAATGGATCTGATGTTAATACTGGACTTGTTCCATTGTATAGCCTTAAGTCATAACTTGTAGGTGAGTTAGACCAACCAGTAGTTGAATAAGTTATTATACTTCCAACATTATAGTTTCCAGTATTTGTAGAAATTGAAACAGATCCTCCAGAAGGTGCTGATCCTGTTGTAACAGATTGTATAGCAGTAGTAGATTGTTGATCAATATTATTTATTGATCTTACAGAAATACTATATAAAGCACCTTGAACAAGTCCTGTAAGTGCTCCAGAGGTTGTCAAAGTAGTATAAGTTGGATAACCAGCAATTGAAGTTCCAGTACTTGATCTATAAATATCAACATAATATTTGTATGCACCAGATGCTGACCAATTTGCTGTGAATCCACCTGCTGTAATATTTGAGGTAGTAATTGTTGGAACTTCTGCAAGAGTATTAATAATAGCAGAAGCTGTTCCACCAGATGAATATGTAGTACCTGGAGTCACAAACGTATTAATAGTAAAAGATGTTTTTGTAGCCGATGCAACAGTTGCATTCATATTATATGAGCTTGGACTAACTCCAGTTATAACTACTCTTTGTCCTGCACGTAATTGATTATTGGTAATATATGTAACAACAGATCCTGTTGTAGAAGCACCAGTTATTGTATAAGAAAGACTTTGAGTTGCAGTATTTCCAGTTACAGAATTAATAGAAAGTGCAACAGGATATTGTGTTGAAGGAGATAGCCCAGATATATCTCTATGTGTTGCACTTGTTCCTGTGTATGTAGAATTTCCAAGAAGAGATAGGCTATAACCACTTTGATAGTATGATGTCCAGCTTGCTCTTGTTGTTGTTGCTGTAGTTGATGTGCCTACTGGTCCCGTTAAAATTGCTGGTATATATAAGTTTTCAGTGAAAGCAGCTGGGCCTACTGACCAAGCATTTACAGCTCTTACATAAAACACACCAGTATTACCAGTACTAAAAGTTGCAGTATATGTTGTTGATAATCCATTTGAAATATATGATCCAACTCCATTTTGAATAACCATAACATCATATCTTGTTATAGGTGTTCCACCATCATTTATAGGTGGAGACCAAGAAAATGTTATACTTCCATTATTTTCTGCAATTTTAGATAGTCCTGTTGGTGCAGTTGGTGCAGTAATAAGATTAATGGTTCCTGATGCTGTTGTTTCTAGTTGTGTGCCAGCTCCAAGAGTTACTGTTGGTGGAAAAGTTATTGTACTTCCAAACTCTCTTCCAGCTTGATTTGGAAGAGAATATAAATAAAGTGCTCTAACAGACACATCTGAATCTGTTGCATTTACAATTTTTGATGGAAACGTACTTGAATCATTTCCAGTTACAGGAATATCAGTATATCCAGGGCTAACATTGGAGTCAACCCTATAAATTATTTTGTAGCTTTGTGATCCTTGTTGCTCCCAAGATATTGTTGCTTGTCCAAGACCAGTCTGCTCAACTGTTGCAGTAATTGATGCATTTCCAGTTGATTCACTTAAGTCAAATTCTACATATTGTCCTTGTCCAGATACTGGTTTATTAATCTCACTACCATTGTAATTTCCGCTCCAATAAACATCTGTTGTATTCATGTTGGCACCATTTGTCCAACCAATAGCACCAGTCTGTACTGATTGTCCAGGAAGCCAGGTATTGGCAAAGTTAATGTTAGATGGTGCTGTAAACCCAGTTTGAGTTTCGTTAATTGCTACATTTCTAAAAAGCATTCTTTCTACAGAAAACTCAGGAGTAGTAAAACTTATTTCTGGGTTTATGTTATCTCTAACATATATTGTTCCTCTATATGTTCCACCATCATTAAATAATACAGTAACGTTTGTTCCAGTTTTTGAAGAAGGAAATATTGTATTAGTTGTAAGCCAAGTACCGTTATTTAGTTTTTGTTGAAAAACTATCTCAATGGTTAGTCCACTTCCTATATTATATACACTTGATACATCAAAAGAATAAAAAGCTTGCATAGCATCACCAATGACTGTAAATGAGTTAATTGATGCGGGTGCTGCATTTACAGTTAAAGTATTTGAATCAATTGCTATTTCTGCTACTGCACCAAGATCATCAACTGCTTTAACCTGACATTTTATTTCTCTATCTATAAACGATTGCATATTATATGTATTTTCTGTAGCTCCAGTTATTGGTGATGGGGATGATCCAGGCAGGTTTTGAAACCATTGATACTGATAACTTTCTGGTGTGCTTGACCATGTACCATTATTAATAACAGAATAAACATAAGATGATGCTGACTGTCTTTCAATTACAACAGTACCAGGAGTTCCTACAAGATCTGTTTTTGATATATTAACTGTATTGCTATACTCTATTGTTGTTATATTGTTTGTTGTATCTACCGCTTTGACTACAAATCTAAACCATTTGCTTCTAACAGTTGGACTGAATAAACTACTTGTTACTGAATAAGTCTTTGTATTAGATCTACCAGTTATTGGGTTTAATATTGTTGTATAGCTTATTAGATCTGTCCAGTCTGCTGGATTTGTTGAATCTGTTAATGAAGATTGAAACTTATAAAAAAATGTATCTGCATCCTCCCAATGATAATTTGTACCAGTTAGTGTTGATGGCCAAGATGCAGAACTTCTAGATATTTCTAAGGGAAAATCTATATTTGGTCCAGCAAGAGGCCAGAATTGTTTCCAACCTGTAGCTTTTTTTACAAAACCCTTTTTTATAATTGTCCAACCATTTGGCCTCTTTACATAGAATCCCAATGCTTCTGTCCACCCAGTGGATTTCTTTATATGAAGTGCCATTAGAATACCACCGCAATGTCTCCTTGCGCACCCATATTAGCTCCTGGTCCAGTTCCATTAATTTTTTGTGTATCAAGATAGTATACAGCAAAACCAAGTTGTGCTTCTCCAGTTTCTGGATCTTCAATAACTATTCTTTGTCTTGGTGGATATCCAAGGGATGGTAAATTTCTATAATTTCCATCACCCTCTGTTCCAATTCTATAATCATTCATATCAAAAGTTGATGCTCTTGGAATACCAGTAATAGATACTTTTGATTCATTAATAAGAATTTGAGATGCTCCATCATAAGCACTCTTATCACTTGTTGTATTTGTTGTTTTTCCAGAACGAAGAAATATGCTATTTGAAACAGATGCATATGTATTAGGAGCAGTATTAGTCCATGAAGGCCATGCTGAAGTTCCACCATTTGTAGAATCTCCAAAAATAGATATAAATGCACCTGTACTTGCTGCTAAATTTATATATCCTTTTTGGAATGTTGCCCATGCACCGTATGCAGTAGAAGGTTTATAGGGCGCAGTTCCAGCCTTACTTGTATACATCATAATAGTAGGAACAGTAAATGCATCTCCTGTTGCTCCACCTTTTTCTACAATCAAACCAATATCTGGACTAGCAGAAAGTTGTATAGTTCCACTTTTTGAAACAGTTACAAATGGATCACTTACTCCATTAGTAAAATAATCCCAGCTTCCAGTATACATACCAATACCTGGGGTTGTATTGTTCCATGGATCTTTGAAATTAGATCCCGCTACAAAATATGGTTCAGCATTAGGTGCAACAGTATTAACTGCTCCTGCTCCATCTAATGAGCCCCAAAGAGGTGTTGTTGAAGAGCTTGGAGCAATTAAATAAATATTTCCATTACGTGGTATTAAATATGAAGTTTTAGAATTTGTTGATAATGATATTAAACTTTTATCTCCATCAATTATTACTGATCCTAATGCTCCTATGCTTGATACTGTACCGCCTCTAATTTCAGCTCCAGATGCAAATACTTTTCCATCCATTCGTACTACAAATTTATTATCATATACTCCATCTGTTTGTTTGCTAGGATTTGGCAAACTATTAGTTACCGCTGAGCCTGCCCAAAATGCTACGCTAGTAGATGAAGATGCACTGTTTATTCCTGCAGTATACGTAGAAATATTATCGCTAGAAACATATATATATCCATTTAAAGAATCAAGAGATAGATTTCCTTGTCCTCCTGCTGATGTTTTAAATATCTTATTTGAATCTACTGCCCATCCACCAATTTCTGCAGACTTTGTTATAAGTTTTCCATCAGATGATGTAATTTGAGTAATTGCACTACCACTGACATTTTGAAATAAAATTCCATCTTTGTTAAGTATGAAACCAAGTCCTGATAAATTATTACCAGACATAGCTCCAGAGAATAGAGAACCACTTGTTCCAATTTTTACATTTCCACTAAATTCTCCAGAGTCTGCAGTAATTTTTCCTTGTATGTCTGCACCAGTTGCAGTAAATGTTCCATCATTTTTAACAGTAAATAATCCACCTGCACTAATTAAATTACCTGTACCACCATTACCAATAATTGTTATTTCTCTTGCTGTTACTTCACCTAGTGGTGTTACTATAAATTTTGCATTAGCATCTCCACCAGATGTTGTGCTTCCAGCATAGAAAGAATAAGTTGATCCACTTTCCATACCAGTGTATTTACCGCTAGCAAGTTTTTCAATTTTTGTTGCACTTACTGTCCAACCACCTATGCTTGCTTGATTAGTTATAAATGTTGGACTACCTGCTGAAGCATTAGAAACTATTTGTGTTGAAGGTGATGCGTTTGTTGCATCATATGCAAAAATACCACCAGTCTTAAATAAAGTTCTTGTTCCAGATGTAGCACTATCTCCAGCATATATGACTGCATCTGGACCAAATGATATAGGATTTTCAAAGGAAGTAATCTCACCTGGATTAGCAGGTGTTACACTATTGTTTGATTGATTAGAATAACTAGAGGTATTTCCAAAATCATCATAGTAGTGAAGCTTTAAGTATACTGGCGTATAGTCTGTATCAACAATAACTGCTGGACTTAGACCTGCATAAACTAAATATGTATCATCAGTTGGATCGCCTACCCATGCTGTATGTTTAGCATAAACTTCTGCAAATGCTGCACCTGTTGGCAGTGTAAAGTTAACAGAATAAGCATTAGACAATGCAAGAGTTGTAAATGTTGGAACTACACCATTAAGAGGGTTTGCTCTTTGTGGAACATTGAAAGAAACACCTGCAGTTCTATTATCAGATGTATCAATACTTCTTAATGTTCCAGTAAAAATACCGTAGTGTTCTCCAAACTGATCAAACAAATCTTTTTTAGTAATTGTAGTAGTCTGATCTCTTCCAGATCCATCAGGGAACCTATAGAAATATCCAACTAAACTATTTGGTGCAGTAAGCTCTATTTGAACTCTTGCTGCTCTTGTATCTACTTCTAATGGAAGTTTGTATGAAACAATAATGTTATCTCCAGACCATACAGCTGAAAGTTGAGTAACTTCATTTGGTGGTGTTAAATCTACTGATACTGGACTAGTTGGTTTAACTTTTTGAGCAGTAGAATAGGATGTATAAGTACCGCCATCAGATGAGAACCTTGCTTTTACCCATCTATAGTTAAAATTAGATACTGTAATTACTGCTGGATTAATTGTATTAAAATATGTTCTTATATAATCTACACCAGTTGGTTCTGTTGTTGCATCAGATTCGTATTCAACAATTTCAATTGCATCATATACACTTTGTGTTGGTGTTGTAAATGCAACAGTATATCCATTATTGATTGCTGTAACAGTTATTGATGGTGTTGATAAACTTAACACATATGCTGGAACAGTTGGTGCACAAATAGTATTACTTATATTATTTAGTGGATCTGCTGTGAGAACACATACTGCAGATATATTTGTTCTAAACACATTAAACATAGAAGTAATCATTGATTTTGTTACAGTAATTGTTTGTGCAGTTTGTGTTTTATTAGGAGTAAAAGTATTTCCTGTTGTTCTTTTTGTTACTCCATCAGATGTTAACTCTACTATAAATTGTGAAATTGTGTCATTTACCTCATTAACATAATCCCAATTAAAACTGATTACTAAATCTTCATTAGACCATACAACAGAAACATCTGTTGGATCTGTTGGAATAATTACTATTGGACCTGAACCACCAGGATATGTCTTTGGTGGTTGATTCCCCATTGGTGGAAGTATAACTGGAGCTGGTTCTGAAGGTGCTTGTGTTATGTTTTGTGTACCAGATGGGTTATTTATGTTTCTTCCACCAGTGATTAATGACTTACCATCAAGACCAATCTCTTGAATTTCTGCACCTTGACGTGCATATGTTTGTCCTCTTTTTCCTGGTTTTAATCTTGGATCATCAACAGCAATTGGTACCGTTTGGTTTTTACCAACGGATTTGCCACTTTTGTATTTTGAATTGAAACCCATTGTGGCCTCTTATTTACTTAGGCCCTATGGCCATCCAGTTTATAAAAAATGCTCCAACTATAGGTATTCCAACAGCAGAAGTGCTTCTTGAGTTTGTAACCCTATATTTAAAACCATCCTGTGTTACTTGAGTAACAGTTAATATAATATTAACGTTTGCTGTTACTGATTGTGTTAAAGAAATTGTTGCAGTAACTATTGGAGTTGCATCAAATGATGATGCTCCAGATACCTCGTCTGCAAAAACAACATTTCCGTGATATATATATTTTGCATTGTTTGCAGCTACTTCAAAATCTATTTCATCAGAAGCTGGATCAAATTTATTTTTTCCATATACAACCTTTTGTGATCCTGGGTCATATTCATGTGAAATGTCAGTACCAGTATTCCAGTTAGTTTCACCAGTACCCTGTGATCCAAAATTATTAGTAATTGCAGAAATGCTATCACTATGCTGGTTAACAACATTAATAACTTGTTGCCAAGCAGCAAGGTCTATAACGTTTGGATCTGATATTTTAATATATGCCATTATTATCTCCTAGATTTCAATTATACCACAGCCACAACATTATTGAAGCCTTTTCATTGTTAATGATGTAGAAAGCCCTGAATCAAATGAGTGTGATACTGAATGAACCATATACCTTTGACTACTAATTCCATTTAGTGAGTAATTTAAGGTTACTATATCACCAACCTGAATTAGTGGATTTCCAAATATACTTAGACTAACATTTTTTGAAAATCCATCTATACCCATTTCAACAATCTTTAACATTTTATATGCTGACTCTTTAGACTGAATCCATTGAGAGTCTAGTTGCAATACCTCTGATATATTAGATTGATCAATAACCTTTTCAATAATCTCTGGATCTGATGGAGCAACAATTTCATGTGTCCATAGGTTGAAGTTAATTGTAAATTGATTGAGCTCATCAGATTCTTTACGTAAGAAAACCATATGTGGTGAGTTATTTGCAATTGCTATCTTAGCTCTAAATCCTGTATTAATAGGTGTTGAGTATGATAAAGAATATTCATCAATCATTTTCTTTTGATAATTTTTTTGGTCTAATGGAGTAGTACCTGGGAAATAATACCAAATGTATTCAATTGGCAGAACATCAACAGATACTGCAGCAGGTGTTGTATACTGAACATCATATACATTTATTCCTGAAATTTCTGGAGTTGTCTGCATAATATAGCTTGGAGATTTGTTTGCTAGGCTTTGATTTTGTATTAGACCATTAAGGAATTCTCTATCTTGATAAAAATAGCTTACACTTCTTTCTTTTAAAGCCTTAGTGGTTGCATGTATCTCTCTAAGATAAGAAGGATATTGTGAAGAAGCTACTGGATATGCAAGTTGTGGGGATAAATCATCTATAGGATTTGGTACTAAAGATGATACAAATCCAAACTTTGTACCAAGAACAATATTATTTGCTACAGATGGTTTTCTTCTCATACCTGTTAGTGGATTAGTGCTTGTTGGCTTATATCCTGTTGAGCCAGTCTCAGGATCTGAGGGATCTCCAGGAACTTGCCACTTAGAGATTTCAACATTGTTTAAAAATACAGATAGAATGTTTTTATTAATTTCTTCTGTTCCATCTTCACCATCTGATCCATCAGAAAGATATCTAACAACTTTAAGATTAAAAGCATTATCAGTTACATAGTCGTATTGATATTTATTATCAACAAAAGTCTTATTGACTATTTTAGAAAAATTATTAACTATGTTTTGACATTCTCCAGTTACTTCTGACCAAGCAATTAATTCTCCATCTGTTCTAATTGTAAGTGCATACTTATATCTTGGTGGATCATAGAGATTTATAGTTCCTGGAACTGTTTGATTATATCTAATAAGTTCAACAAAGTATGCCCAGTCTGTTGATACGTCATTTTTCATATTAAAGAATAATCCTGCAGTTGTTACTGACTGCTCTGGCATCTCAAACTTAACAGAATATGTTTGATATCCTTCATCAGTCTCATTTGTTGGATATATGATACTTTTATTATCTGAGGATATTTGAACTCTAATCTTATCAATGCTTGGCAAACTATCGGTTAATTCACCAGTGTCTGATGTTTTGCTATTGATTATAGATGCAGCACTATATGAAAATATGTTTGAATAATCATAAAACATATTTTTTTCAGATAGACCCTTGCTTGCTAAAGAAGTTATTCGTGCATGTTCTGCTGGTGCAGTTCCAAACATTCCACGTTTTACATTTGTTATTTTACTAGTAGGAGTTATCATAACATCTGATGTTGATGCAGTCAATGCAACACCAAATTTAGTAACTGGATCATCAGAGTATGAGGTTGATAAGATCTGAAATTGAGTAGGTGTTGGCTCATCCATAACTGTTCCAGAAACATTAAATTGAGTTGGATACATACGACTAATACTTACCCTATCGCCTGTAGAAAAATTATTTTCAGCATAGTATGTATTTATTACGCCATCTCCTTCTGCATCTGTAACTGTTGCAGACTTTTGTTTTAACCCAACATCATACTCTTTAATAAATTTATTTATTTCTGAAGATAGCTCAAGGTTATTTTTTATTGAAACTTTTCTTGATTCATTTGTTTTAAGATTTACTAGTTCATATTCTTTATAAACAAAAGATACAATTTCATTTTCAATTGATGCATATCCCTCATTGTTCATATTAAATGTATGAAAAATATCTAGTAAATCATTATTGTTAATTTCAAACACATTTTGGTCTTCTGACATATCAGCATTAAGATAATTAAAACCAACAGAGTCTATTGTCTGTTGTTGCCATACAACATCATTAGAGGTTGTATAAATAAATGATGGTGAATTCTTTATATCTAAAGATTCTATATTTTGCAAAGAGGGAGATTGCTTAATTTTAGGTGTCTGATACCTCAATGATATCTTACCTGGTTTTGCATTATTTGATATAGAAAATCCACCCTCTACAATGTTTGAGTCTGATATTGTAATACTTGAGTTTGTTGATGAAAGAATATCTTGAAGTGACAAAAACTTCATAATTCCATACTCATCAATGTAGGCACCTATTTGATATGCAATAAATATTTGACTTAGTGCATCAAGTATTGTAGTATCTTTTGAATTACAATAATAGTATGAAAGATCTAATGGTGCTGACTTATTGTTGCAGATTTTATATAAAGAATCATAGTCGTAGTCTGTAAACCCAGCAAGGTCTAGTATGTTAGTTATAACTTCAAATACACCCTTTAGATTTGCTACATAGTCTGGGACTGGTGTTGACTGTAAATACCGTGAAATATCAAAGCATTGAACGTTTATATTGCTGATATCATTTTCTTCCCAAGAGTCTGAATAAAAAACTCCACCTGGAATATATGAACTTGAGTTAATGGTTGGTGTTGATCCAGCAGTAACATAATTAATAAGGTTAAAGTTAACATAAAACTTAATGTTTTTTCTTAAAAGGTTAGCAAGTATTGTTGATGCCTGATTACTTTGACTAGAAAAAATTGGTACTAATGTTGATCCACTCATTGCTGGTATACCAGACAAATCAATTTTTGCATCATTAGTATTTATAGAAGAAATTGGCAATGCTACCTGTTTAGAATCTAGAGATTTATCTATTTGTATATTTTGTACAAAATCTGATAAGTCTATCTCAAGTCTTGGTGATACTTCAATTAAATGCATTCTTTTTAGATCTAGTGCAATATTAGATGTTGGAGTTGATATACCAGTAGTTCCAGTAAGCTCTGACTTAGGTTCACTTGATGTTTGAGTTACTTTTATTTTTTTTACATTTATTGAAAGAGACAGTGCTCCAGCATCATTAAACTTTGGCATTGTTGTTACTGGAGATGCTGTAGGGTCTCCCCACTTTTTGTCAGTCCAAGCAGATCCATTCCAATATAAAACAACAACCCCACTACTATTTACAACTATTGATTGAGAACTTGTTGACTCAGTATTACCAGATATAGTAGTTATAGAAATGCTAACTGTTGGAATAGTCATTAATGTATTAAACTTTAAAACAACCTTATTTGTTGGAATGCCCTTTTCATATATAGCAGTTATGTTTCTTGAATTTGAATCAGAAACAAAATATTTGTAAGGTGCAATATCTGATACTAAGGCAGTTTTTACATTTGGTATTGGTGATGCTGCAAGAAAAAATGTTGGGTTCTGAAGAATAGAACTAACTGGAGAATATTTGTTTCCAAAAAATCCTCCACTTTCAGACTCACTATTTAAAATCTTAGAGGCTATTCTTCTATGGTTAGATGGAAAAGAATATTTTGAATCTCCAGAAGGTACATATGACTCACCTGGTCTAAAATATGTAAATGGACTTTCAGTAGGAAACAGAGAATTATTATAAAAATCAAACTGAGTTGTTTCATAAATTTCTGGTAATGTAAAAAATACAGTAGGATTTGAATTTTCTGAATCTGTACTAGATAAAGCATTGGCAGTTATCTTATAATCAAATGAAGATATAGTATCTGTTGGTCCAGAAGATCCTATATAAGTAACAGCCTTTGTCCAACCAAGTGAGTCAGACTCTATACTTATTGTTCCATACTGTGTTTTTGATCCTTTAGCAAATGCCGTAATCATTACTGGTATTGCATTGTTAGTCTTTATATATGTAATTATCTTATATGCTTTGCCAGATAGTCCAGTAACTGCATATCCGACTGATCCAGTACCGTCAGACATATTAAAACTTTTTGTTACAAAATTTTCTTTTCCTCCAGAAGTTACATTAGTAACTGTTGTTCCAGGTATTAGGGTTCCAGAGATCTTTGTTCCTGCTCCTGCAGTTGTTATATATGGTGGATTAAATAAGTTATGGTTCCACTCAGCAGATACTACTGGAAGTAAGGCAATTGAATCTGATTGTGTAAATATATCAGTACTTTGAGTTTGTGTTAGTGCCCCTACATTTAGCATTAGATCTCCGTAAAATCAATATTCATATCAACGTAGTCTGAAAGACTTGTTCTATTAATTATAGTTTTAGAAAAATCAGATATGTATACGTTATATATTTTAGATCTATTCTGTGCTGTAACAAATACTCCTAATGGCTGTGATCCAAAGCCTGAGTCTGCATTAAGTCCTGAAGATACAACCTTTAAGTAAATAGGCAGTCCAGCGTTAGACTTATAAAATGACTCAAGCCAAGCAGCACTATAAAAACCATCAACACACTCAGACTGCTTTGAAGGAACATATTTCCAAGAACAGGAAATATTATTTTTTTGAGCAACAACATATTTTCTCATTTTGCCATTGGCCATGCGGGATTGTGTTTCAATTAACTCTGTAGAAATATCAATAGGCTCTCTATTGTGATCTGTTAACTTATACCAAGTATTGCCGTCAATAGAAATCTGTATTCCTGCATTAATTAAATATGCCATTATCTCCCCACCATATTCGTCTTGTTGTTTTTCTTTTGTGCTCTATCTAATTCTACCATAACGGCTTGTGCTATTTCTTTTTTATTTAAATCGCTACCGTTGATATTAATAATATTAGTAGTTGGGGCAGAAGATGAATAGGTTTTGTTTTCTTCCTTAGTAAGAACACGCTCACCTTGGTGAAGTTGTGCAATCATATCATTTGGAAGATAGTCTATGCCAGTAGCGAATGATGGAAGGTTGTACATATCACTAATTGATTTTTGGTTTATTAATCCACGCTGTGTTATTAATCCACCAGATGCTGCCATGGTTGATGCTTTTGTTTTTGGTAGATGGCTAGGTGTCAGTTGTCCTTCACCTAACAATGGAAAAATTTTTCCATATTTTTGATATTGACGTATAAATCTTTCAAGTGCTAATGTCATCGTTTGTTCATAGTTACCCCCAATATAATCTGGAGTCAAAGCTATTTTTAATATATCTTTTGGCAAAATGTTTATAATTTCTTTAATACGTTTTTCAGGATCTAGTGTTGTTAATACTGAATGTTGTGAGCCTCCCTGTAGAGCTCCACCAGCATGAGCTATAGTATCTACGACCCATTGTGGACCTTTTTTACCCATTGTACTAAATGCCTCATTTAGTTCTATATTAGTATAATGTTGTACTCTATCTCTACCTCCACGAGTCATTGCTGTACCTGCTACTCGTTCACCAGTTAACAACTCTCTAGCTTTTGCTTTTGAGTGTCCTAGTACATTGATATAGTAATCTTCTAGTGCAGCATAGCCTTTTTTATTTTGTGACCATAGAGATGGTCTGCCTCCTCGCATATCCCAAATTTTTGAAAGACTTTTTGGTTTATTCCATATAGTTTGCTGCAGCGCTACTGTTGCTTCTTCTGAATTTTTACCTACAGCGTATTCTAATGCCTTTGTTTTATCTACTGTTGTAAATAAATCAAAATTCATTATGTTTCCCTTCAGGCTTTTTATTTCTCCAGGCTTCAATCTATTAAGTAGGGTATCTGGAAGCGCACCTCCGTGGAAAGTTGGCATTGTAAATAAATCACGCAATGAAGGGTCGTACTCTTTTGGAATCTTAGACACAGAAGTTGACCAAGGGTCAGCTCCAGGTGGTGGATTAATATTTTTCCCTGCACGTAAAGCTTTTATGGTACCAAATGGTGTATATCTGTATAGGAAGTTATCTATATTGTCTTTTGATAAATTGTTTTTCATATTGGAAAAAAGATTTTTAGAGGATTCATATCCAGCCTTAATTAATCTAGTTCCACCCTTAATTGGATTCATTACTAAAGGTTGTAAAACTTTATCGTTAGATCGTTTTGCAATTAAGCCAAAAAGTTCTCCAAAGGATTCCGATCCATAATAAAATTTGTCTTTAAATGTACTGGCAAATAGATCATCTGGGTCTGGTTCTGCTGCAAACTTATCACGTTTATATTGTGTATTAACAACTTCATCATAGTATGATTCACCAGTTCTATAACTATAACCAAATCCTTTTTTTAATCCATGCATCATGTATGGGTTAGGTATTCTTGTACGTAAATTATATTTATTAATTCCTTTTATTTTTCCTAAAGTATTCCAAACACCTGCTTGCAATAATTCTTGTCCAAATGCTGGTGTTTGTTGTGCAGCTCTTTTTGCTGCTGCTCCAATTAATGATGGTGTTTTTGCTACAGGAGGCTTCTTTTTAAATGGATTACCAAATGGTTGAGATAACTGTTCAATTTTTGGTCTTAAAGCATTGAACTTTAATGTAGCCTTATTTCTTATAGATTCTGGAATTTTATTTGCTATTTCAATAGCTTTTGGTTTTAGTAATGGCCCTAATTTTTCAGCAATTTTTCCGAACCCAACTCCAAGGCCACCTCCAATTAATGTAGAAATTCCCATATTAATTAATGAATCAAGAGGATTCATACTGTCTAATTGTGCGTTAGGATTAAAACCTTTTACGTTAGAGTACGTTCCGCCCTTTACTCCATAATCAGATCCGCTTTGAGCAAGACCAACTATTCCTTCTCCCAAACCATAAGCTGTACCAACAAGAGCACCAAAAGGGTTTGCACTTGTGTATACTCCTGAAAAACCACCTTGTAATGCATTAAATCCAACTCTACCAAGTGCTCTGCTCCATTTAGAGAATCCAGATGCATTTTTATTTGCACCCCATCTTAATGAAAGTGCTTTTTCTAGCTCTTCCATTGCTTGGTATGCAGCTGCTGATCTGGCACCAATACCAAACATTTGCTTTTTTGAAAGTTTTCCAAGGTCAGAGGTAGGGCTAACACCACCAGGACTTCCTTCACTAAATCTCTGAGCATTCAATGCATCAAATGTTTCTGTTCCGTATTTCTTTACAGAAGATGCTCTAATTACATACTCTCCATCTGAAAGCATTGCAGGAATAGAATCAGAGGTTGCAGTTCCTGCACCAAGTACATGTCCACCTGTATTATATTTTTTAGGCTTATTAAGTATGGAGAACTTAGACTTTAAGTTATCTAAAAGAGAGGCTGGTTTTTTAGGTGCAAAACTTCCCATGTATTCTTCTGTATGTACTCCTTTAGGCTTTGCCCATGCTAACCATTTTGCTGAAGCCATGTCTCCTGGAACCATACCATCATTAATTCTATTCATTATGCTTCCAGTTACATTTTGGCCAGCCATAATATCGCCAAGGTTTTCAGTAAGATAGTTTCCTAAGTACCCGTCTTTTTCCATACCTAATGCTTGATATAGTTTGTAATTTTGCCATTTAATTGAATTGGTTCCCCTGGTAAAGTCTACATATTTTCCAAAAGGAGCCTTTGTAATCTTGTTCATTGATCCAAAAGATTCTGACCAATTGTTAGGTGAGTTGTAACCAGCTGCGTACATCTCTGCTTCTGATTTTGAACTTGTTCCAAAGAAGCCCATTCCATAATGTGGATCATAGGTTTCTGCACCCTCTAAAATATTTTTACCTTGTAAGTATTCTTCTCCACGTAAACCAGTTGGTTGTGAGCCATGATACATTCCATCTTTGATAAGAGATCTTACCTTTAAATAATTTTTAATTTGATTTATTTTATTAGGAATTGAAAATGCTATTTTTTTAGCAAAACCTGAGACAACTCTATTGAGTCCACCAGTTCTAAAGCCTTTTACAGCTCCACCATTGGCAAAGTCTGTCGTCTGTTTATAAACAGTTTCTTTAAACCAATCTTCATCAATAGGCATTTTTGCTATGTTTTCATCCCAGCCTTGGATTGGTTTAGCAGATAATCTATAAGCAATTGCTCTTCTAACGTTATCTATATATTTTTGATATATTGGTAATATAATATCTGTTTTGTCATACCCAGATTGAAATAGCATTTCTGCAATCTCAGAATCTGTTATGCTAGATAGCGTTGCTTCTGCTCTTCTTAACCCTTCTAAATATGCAGGTCTTTCAGAATCTGGTAGTTGCACATATTTTTGGTACTGCTTATTTACTATACTATCAAAGGATTTATCTGTTGCAAACATAGGCATTGAGTATTCAGAGTCTCCAATCCTACCAAAATCAATTGCTCCAGATTGTTTTGTTTTTGGATTTAGATATAAGTTACCTCCATGAAGATCTGAATATCCTATTGCAGATAATATTGTATCTCTATAAGATTTTTCAGAAGTCATATCTAAGGCAGCGTAAATATCTGCAGGCAATAAATCATGTACATCAGGTTTTCTTGTAAGATTTAGTTGTAACTTATTATATAATGTTCTCTCACTAATTGAGCCTGGAGATAAATCTTCTAATGCTGCACTAAAAACTGAAATGTCATTTGGTGGCTCAAATACTGATGATTTAACAGCAGTATTAGTTGGTGCAAGCAAATCAGCTCGTCTTGCAAAAAGTGAACCAAAAACTTCTCTTCTTGCTTCTTGTGGAGTCATTTCTTTTAAAGACTTTAGATAACCTTTTTGTCCAGTTGGTATATGTTCTACCTTGTTTACAGAATTTAATGACGACATAAAATTTTGTGAATGTGCAAAATCTGAGTAATCCATTATTTCTGGAAACACTATGTTTTCATAAGATGAAGATTCCTGTATTCTTCTAGCCTTGTTCCTGGCAATTTCAGCAGCAACCATGGCATCCATCCACTCTTGCTTTTTCTGACTTGAAGTTAATACTGAAGCGCTGACTCCAGATTTTGAACCAGAAAGTTTTGAACCAATTAGTTTACTTACACTAGATATACCACTTTTAACAATCCTGTTGAGTCCACCAGTTCTAAAACCTTGTATAATTCCACCTTCTGCAAACTTACCAGCATTAAGGGCATCAAAAGTTTTTGTTCCATACTTCTTTACAGAGTCTGCTTTAATTACATATTCACCATTTGAAAGGTATGCTGGGATAGAATCAGAGGTCGCTGTTCCTGCACCACGTACGTTACCGCCTGTATTAAATCCCTTTACTGCTCCACCATTTGCTTTTTTAAGCTTTTTTGTTGCTTTAAGCTTTTCACTTTCAGCACGAGTTAATGCTGCTCCATTTTCAATTTCTCTAAGGCGTGCTTCAAGTTTGGCAATTTGATCATCTTTCTTTTTTAATTCTGTTTCTTGATTGAACTTCATTTGTACGTTTTGTGCTTGTTGGGTAAGAATCGCAGCCTTTAAATAATTACCAGATATTTTTGCCTCTATTGCTTCATTGGCAAGGTCTTGCAACTTCATCTTTAAATCTATTTCTCGTTGTACCTCATCGTTTGCATCTTTTTGTGCATCACGCTTTGCTTTAAGAGCATCAATTTCTTTTTCAAGAACATCAGCGTATTCTTCTGAAGCGGTTTTTGCACCATCTGTTCCATCCTCAAGATCTTGATAAGGATTAAAGTCTGTATCTAGTTTTCCAACTGGATCTACACCTTCTATTTTTTTAATTATTCTATCAAATTCAGTAATTTGAGATTGGTAGTATGATATTGCTCTAATTAGATCTCTATCAGGACCAGGACGAGTTGCTGCCATTTGTTGTAATTTTGCAAGTTCAGCTTCTGCTTTCAGTTTTTTTAGTATCACTCCCTCATTACTTAAACCAGATGTAGCAATTATTGTTATAGCTGCTGAATATTCTTGGCCTTCTATCTTTTTTAGAACTTCTGGAATTATTGCTAAATCCATAAGTGTCAAGCTGCCTCTTGTGTACCCCATATATATACCAACTTCGGCATCATCAGGTAAAGCTGAGATTGCTTTTGTTATTTCATTAAATTTATCAGGATTGGCTGCTTTCAAAGCAGATAAAGATTGATCTGCTAAATCTTTGATTACATTTGCTGCAGACTCACCGCTGTCATCTAGTCTATTTAACTGTTTTACTAATTTAATAGATGATTTTTCAAGACTATTAAGATTGTTGCTAGAAATTTGTTTTTGTTTGTTATATTCTTCTTCTGAAATTTGACCATCAGCATACTGTCCGTTTAAAAGAGCAAGTGCTTCTTTTTGTTGCATAAATGCAATAGAAACTCTTGTGCTTGCATTTTGTATACGCTCTTGTACAGCATCATATGATTCTACAGCACTTGGAGTTGTGAAATTTAAAACCATACTTGGAGCGCTTCCAGCACCTAGTAATGGATTTATTGCACTTTTAATGGTATTCTTTTGAAGCATAACCCATGTTTTGCCAGCAGCTAAAGCTTTATCCCAGAAATCACCCTTCCATGAATTTGTAATTGAACTCCAATCACCAGCTGCTGATTCTAATGATTTATAATCAAAAGTCTCAGATCCAGGAAGAGGATTTACTTTACCAAACCTAATCTTAGATATTTCATTAATACTTTTATCAATATTTTTAATTATAGGTGTGCTTTGCTTATTTAAATAATTTAGTCTTGCATCAATGGTTAGTGGTTCTTTAAGAATGTCTTTACCACCTGGAGCTAGAAGTTGTTGTATTTTAGCTGTAACCTTTACTTCGTCTGCCTCAATTAGCCTTGATGCTGCTTTTATATTTGCAGCGATTTCTTCTGGAGACAATCCAAGAATTGCTGCTTTATTTGCAACATCTATTGCTATTGCATCTATGCCTTCAGCTTGACCCTTTTTTGCTGCTTGATTAATAATTTGTGTAGAAATGTTTCCTTCAGTAGCATAATCTTTAGCATATTGATCTACTAATGTACCACTTCCCTTAATTTTTTGGCTATTGGATCTACTAAATTCTCTTTGACTAGGAAGTGCTTTATTAAATGTTTTTGCAAATTGTTCTACCGCTCTAGCGCTTCCTATCCTTGCCTCTGACTCTCTTTTAGCTGCTTCTTTAATATCTTCTGCTGATTTCTTTGAAGACTTAGAAAACAGATACATTGCTAAACCAATTCCTACAACTGCAGCTGCGATTCCAGAACCTAGTGCAACTGCTGCAACACCAAAGGCTTTAACAAGTAAAGATATTGGTGTTGTTAAACTGCTAAGTGCAAAAGCAGCCATAGAAACTTTTTGAACTATCTCTCCAGTTTTGCCAGGAATCATGTACGATCCCATCATTAAAGCTGAAGATAATCCCATTCCCATTCCAGATTTTGGAAGACGTGCAATCTTTGAACCTCTAAATTTTCCTACTGCATTTCCAACTGTTTTATCATATTTAGTTGGTTTTCTAGGTCCATGCATTGGTCCTTCATCTGGAACATAATCTGTTGGAATAACAGGTGGAATAACTGGTGGAACAACTGGTGGAATAACTGGTGGAATAACAGGTGGAATAACAGGTGCACCTTGTGGTCTGTAAGCAACACGACGTTTCTTACCACCCCTATTAAGTTCTTTATCTACTGCTCTGTTATATGCTCGTGCATCGTCTCTTCCGTCTTGTGGTACTAAACGATGTGGACTTTTACGCTTTCTGCTTTTTACATAAATATCTTCTGTACCCTTTTCAACTGCGTCACTATATGCTTTTGCATCTTTGGCTCCAGTGTCTGCAGATTCTTTACTTGTTGACTTTCTTGCTAATCTTTCTGCTCTTAAACTTATTGCTTGTGCTTCTTGTTGAAGAGACGAGCTAATATGTTCTTGTGAAGTTCCTAACTTATAAGCTCTTTCACTTGGATGCATATCAGGAAGCATAAATCTAGGAATTCCCATATATTTAATTCCACGAGTCTTTCCAAATAATGAACCTGCTCCTGCTCTAATTTTTGAAAATTTTGAAAAATTACCTGGTTTTGATAAATCACCAGCAATCATATTTCCAGGTAGCGCTTCTGACAGTCTAACAGCATCTGCACCCCTTTTAATATTTAAGCCTAATTCTCTTGCTTTTGTTTGTGCTTGAACTAAATCTTTTGAAAGTTCTGGAACCATTCTTTTTGCTGTTGCTGCAAACTGAGAAAAAGGTCCCCCTGCTTTTTTCATATCTGCATTAAATTTTTCTACTAATGGTCCAAACTCTGTTGTTGCATCTGCTCCAGCATTAACTGCATTAGCAGCCTTCTGCAAAGCAGCCATATTGTTTTGTCGCCATTTGTTAATTTCAGTTACTACAGATTTTGCTGAAACACCTGCTGCGTCCATAATTTGCTTAGTGTATAGGCTAGCAACATCGGCAGTATTGCTAGGATCAATATTTAAGAAATCAACCAAACCAGATGTTGCACTAACGTTTGCTGAGTAAGGCCTTAGAACTGTTGGAATAACTTTACCAACTCTTCCTGCCGAACCAGATCCTGGATCTCTTCCAACCTTATAGCCAGGAATAGTGTCAGAAATCATTCCATTAATAATTGAGGCATACTTCTTGCTCATCTTAGTTGGAATTACTGTTTCTCCAGGCATTAGTAATGCTAATTCTGTATCTTGATTTCCTGTACCGCCAACTCTTGCAGGCTTTCCCTTTGCTCTCTTTTTAACTGCGCCTCTTTGAAGTGGTACTCTAATTGGCATAAATTGTGATTGGGCTGCAACTGCTCTGTAATAGGCTCTTGTTAGTCCATCAACTGCTGCTGCTTCAGAGCTAAATGTTTGTGCAAGTTTTCTATGAACTTGATCAAGTGAAGATGCAACAGCTGCAGCATTTCTCTGTTCAGTAGTCATATACTTGACTTCATCGCCAAGAGTTCCAGTTGCTCTTCCTGCTTTATTAAATATAGACTTTAAGAATGTAAAACCTTTAATTATATTTGCAAGTCCATTCATAAGCAAACCAAATGTCATAAGCAATACTGGACCAAGGCCAGCAACTACAGCTGTTAATACAACAATAACCTTTTTTGTTCCATCTCCAAGGCTATTGAACTTATCTAAAATCTTTGTAATAAACTCAGCAATTGGTGTTATAACCTTTAAGAACTGTTCTCCAACTGGTACTAAAGCTAGCTTTAACTGTTCAATAGATGACCTAAACTTGTTCATTGCAGACTCTGATGTTTGTCCTAATTCTTTTTCAGATAGAGCTGCAAGTTCTTGAATTGATGCCCCAGCTAAATCAAGTACACGAGCTGCTTGAGTACCTTCTTTTGTAACGTTTGCAAAAAGTGTAGACAAACGAGCAAACTGGAATTTACCAAACATCTGCTCAATTGCTTGTGCTCTGTTAAGTGGATCAAGCTTATTTAATGCTGTTGCAAAATCAGTTACAGTCTTTTTTAAATCACCCTTATTGTCTACAACAATTTTCTTTATATTAATTCCAAAACCTTGAAGCATTGCTGATGCTTTTGCAGTAGGATTGATCATAGAAGCAAGACCAGACTTAAGTGCGTTAGCACCTTCTGATGCGTTGATTCCACCTTCTTTCATTGCAGCCATGAAGAATGCTAAATCTTTAACATCTCCACCAAGCTGTTGAATAACTGGAGCTGCTTTTGGAATAGCAGTTGACATATCATCAAGAGATAAAACTGTCTGGTTTTCTACTGCGTTAAGAAAGTCAATATTTTTTGCTAAATCTTCAGAAGACATTGCAAAAGCATTTTGTAATGCAATGGTAGTTTCAAGTGCTTTTTGACTTTCAACTTGTCCCAAAATAGAAAGCCTTGTTGCTGCTGCTGTTTGTCTTTGAAGGTCAATACCCTTAAAACCTGCTGCAGCTGCTTCTGATGCAAGACCAACTGTATCTGATACTGCAATTCCATACTTTGTAAATTCTTTACCAAGATTTTTTATTGCATCTAATGCTGCAGTACTTTCTGTTGTTGAAGTAAATAAATCTCCATAAACCTTTTTAAAGCGTATAGCCTGTGTTTCCATATCCATGAACGTTTTTGATGCTGCAGCTCCAAGAGCCATAAGTGGTATTGTAAAACCAACCATAAGCTGACGACCAGCCCACTGTGTATTTTTACCAAAGTTTAAAAGATTGGTTGATCCTTGTTTTAATAGCTGATTAAGGATTGCTTGTTTTTGAGCAGCAACCATAGTTTTTGTTGCAAGATTATTCATATCAAGAGAAAGTGGTCTTACGGCAATTGCCTTCATTGCACCGTTTGCATCACGGCCCATCTTGATGTATTGTGTTTGAAGATCTTTTACATTTTCTCTTGCTACTTTATTTATTGTTTCAAACTCAGTTTTAAATAATCTACCAAAAGTTTTTGATGCACCACCAGCATACCTAAAGTATTCTCCCATGGAGAACTTGTTCTTTTCTAAAGAACTTGTAAAAGATTCAGTTGTTGTTTTAATGGTTCTCATTTGGGCAGAGAACTTGCCTGTAGCATTAACTGAGTTAATTAAGTTTTGCTGTAATTGGCTAGTGACTGCATTAGCAGCAGCACCACCCTTAGCCATTGATGTGTGAAAGGCTGATATCTGTCTTTGTAAGTTTTTGATACTGGCTAGTGCGTCAGTAGTATCAATACTTACTTTAATATTAGACTGAACATCAGCCATTCACTACACCTCTTTATTTAGTTATATTACTCATCAGAACTGAAAATTGATGACGCTTCAGAAAGCTTAATTCCTGATGCAGTTTCAACAATTTCATATACTGTAGGTAAGTCAATATTTTCCTCAAGAGCAGAAATATCTGCTGCTAGTTCTGGCTTATATTGTTCCATTGCGATTAGTACACATTCCATTAGTAGATTGATTGACTTATCGTTATCATCTACCACTGCTGCAATACCCTCAAACTTTTTCATAAACTTTCGTAAAAGTGAAATCTTAAGCGGTCTTAAGGTTATTTCTGTACCATCAATTAGTTTGACTTTATGCGCTTCATGCACAGTTGTTGCCATTTTGATCCCTCCCTAGGTTCGTATCAATTATACCATGACTGAGGGGTCTCTTGCGTCTTCATAATCAAGACCCATGCCAATTCCAAATCCTACATTTTTAGCATTTTGTCCTTGTAATGCTAAAATGTCCTTGCTGTCAGATGTTGCACCACCACTAAATACTCTAGCCTTTAAGTTTTCCCATTCCTTTTGTCCTCTTTCAGGTTCTGATCCGCCTTCTAAATCAACACCTTGAATTGCTGCAAAAAATTTCTTTTCTTGGAAGTCTAACTCTCTTTTACTTGCTATTATTGATAATAGCTCAGATAAAGATATTGATGCTTCTAGTTCACTATAATCTTTCCATATACCCAGCAAAAATACTTCTGATTCAAGTTTTGCTAAATCAAAATCTTCCCATGTTGGACCAGCCTCGCTGCTTTGTGCTTGAGTCTTTATACTTTCTTCTGAGTCTTCACCTATTTTTATATTTGCAGCAATTTCTAAAATTTCATGCACCGTTGGCAAATCTATGTTATCTTCAAGATCTTCTATGTTTTTAGATATTTGAGGATAATATTGTTTCATTGCAATTCTTGCACACTCTAATAAAACCATCATTGATTCATCATCATTTGATGCTTTCTTTATGTTATTAAATACATCCATAAACTCTCTAAGATATTTAATTTTAAGAGGCATAACTTGCACCTCTGTACCATCAAATAAATAGATATTTTTTGTTTTATATACTTCTGTAGCCATAGTATACTAAGTTTACCACAAAAACAACAAAGCCCACCTCGTTATGAGATGGGCTAAGCTGTATTATTAAGTTATTATGAAGCTTGTGTCCAAGTACGGTCAACAATCTTACCGTATGATCCTGAACCATCTTCTGGAAGTAGACGGAATGAAACTTCAAACATTGAAGCTTCTTCACGCTTTGCAGATACTGTTACATTCTCAATTGAAAGTGCACGGTATGCTGAGTAAATTCGCTCTACGTATGCAGAGTCAACACAGTCACCTGTGCCTGGACCTACTGCAACGATACCACGCTCTACTGGGCACTCGCCAATTTTTCCAGCAGATAGGTCAAGTGCACGTCCAGCAGATGTGCTCTTTGTACCTGATAGCTGTGAATCTCCATATGCCAAAGCCAATAGAAGATTTTCTAGTGTGGCTTCTGCGAATGCTGTTGCAAGATTAACTTGCATTCCTTGCTTGTATAGCTTAGCAACGTCAAGAAGTTGGTCAACCTGTACTTCACCGAAATCAGGTTGGAACTGCAATTCAAGACCGTTCATTGTGAAACCTACGTTTGTGTAGGTTGCGTCATCAGTCAATGTATCTCTGAATGACTTACTTGCTTCTGGTGTCTCCAGTGTGGCTGGAGTTAGTGTTGTATCTGCAATAAAAAGCGCTGCTGCTCCAACGATGATATTGTTGGACGTTCCACGATTATATGCCATTTCTGTACCTCTTTCTGTTAAGTGGATATTTAGTTGTACGGCGTTGTGTTTCCTCAAGATAATTATAACAGCGTTTTATAGGATAATTTTTGTGGCTAGCTTCTCAGGCTTCCAGTCTCTGGACGTTAACTCTTTCATAGGGTGATAGTCAAAGTCAATAATTATCTTGTTACCGCCATAGGTCCTGGCTGTGCCAAAATCAATTATGTCTCTGGTCTCCTCAAGTTGGTATACCTTAAAATTGTGGAAGTAGAACATGTTATCTATTAAGTCTGGGTTTTGATCTGTTCCTAGATTTATCTGTCTGTTAGAGCACCAGTTGTTTATTTCTTCTGCTGTTTCATCAAAGCGATCCATTAGTCTTAAAACAGACTCTTGAACCTGTACCATGTTTTCTATTGTATTTTCTGCTGTTGCATAAAAATAGTACAACAACTGCTCACACTTAATGTGTGGGAATCCTTTGCGATTCATTTTTATTAGTCGGTCCCAAGTTGCCATAACTCCACCTGTAGGAAACATTTCTGTCAGATTATCTATAGTAGATGGTGTTGATGGGAAAAATGGAATCTTATCAATACCCGTCATGCCTAATATTTTTTCTTCTAAATATTTGTTGATCCAAAGAACTGGAGTATTTAAGGTTGAATCATTTGCCATTATCTAATCCCCGCATTCACTATCCATTTATATCCTACTTGCTGGCCTTTTATCTTTCCAGAAGCTTTTCCTGCTAACATATTCTTTTTATATACATCAGCGTTGCTTAGGTGTTGATACATTCCGCTTGATTTTAAAAATGCTTGAGTAAAATATCTATTAAAAAATGTATCTACTACGGTTTCAAAAGAACCTTTTGTTGCTGTTCCACCAGGTGACTGTACTACAACCTCGCCTTTAGTAAAGACTGTTTCTCCACCATCTTCAAAAACCAATGCGTTTGCCTTTGTTGGTCTTATGGTTACTGGAGTGCCTTCTTCCATTATTTTAGCCTTATTATAAAAAGGTACTGATGAGCCATCTTTAATTGATGTTGATTGCTTCATTGTTGACACAAACGAAAGGCCAAGGTTGCTTATAGTATAGTTTATATTATATAGACGTGCATCAGGACTTCCCACTTTATACCATTCATACATATGGTGTAGTGCTTTTGGATTTACCCTGGCATTTGAGTCAATATATTGCTCTAATATTTCTTTTGTCATTAATCCAACATTGTTTAAAAATTTTGTTTTTCCTATTTGTATACCATCTAAAAACCCAATTGAATAGTTCATTATATTTTTCATATCCTTTTTAAAGGCAGCATTGTTCATTATAACTTTCATTATAGATCACTTGCCTGGTTCTCTGAACGTCTCAAGACTACCTTGTAATACTCTACACTACCAAATGGTCCAACTATAGCTTCAGTTGATGCTATTTCATATATAGTTGATCTTCCATTTCTTGGGCCAGAGGTTTCTAGATATACGTCTTCTTGTTGTGGTGTTCTTATATTTGTTACAACTACGTTAGTTACTGAATTTCTATTGTTTGATAAAGATACTCTAAGGTCTGTCTTAGTTCTTCCTAATAATATATTTTCTTTTGTAATATTTACATTTGGCTTTACTTCTTCAGTTGTAGACTGTCCAGTTGGAGCAAAGTTACAAGCAATAGATCTATCAATAATCCACTGCTTTTTTACATTTCCATACGCTCCCTGATCCACTATTGGATAGTAGACATCTGCAAGCATTGGGTACACAAAGTCTGTTATCTCGCATTGCATTAAAGAATACCAATTCTTGTTATACTCTTCTTATATTTATCAAGAATCTTGTCAACAAGCATATTTCCAGTACCGTCTAAAACTGTCTTATCAAACTGAATTCTGAACTGTTCAGTGTTATATGATGTTACATATCTCTTGTAATAATCTATTTTGCCACACTTAATGTCGTCAATAAGCATTAATGCTGCTTCATATATGTCATGAGGAATAACCTTATATCCTGATTCAAGCAAGAATAGATAGTCCCATCCTTCTGGGAAAGCTGCTCCAGTTGAGAATGTATATGCATTTTCGCTATAGTCTGTATCATAAACATTAAATGAATCTGATGAGGCAGTATTAATAGTTAAGCTTTTTTGCTCAGATCTATTTCCAATCATTCCTGGAGTTTCTGTATTTTTCATGATAGCAGTTTTATCTTTTGTTAATTCGTACACCCATTCACCAAGAACAGGAGATGCTAAGCTTGCATCATAAACTAATAATGAGTTTTCATATGCCTTTAAAATCTTATAAACTCTTTCCCAGATAGGAAGGTAGTCTGTTCCTTGCCCAGTCTGATCAAGCCACTCAACCTTATAATAAAATCCACCTGTAACTGAATCAATTATTGCTCTTGCAATTCTTTCATATTTAGCATATTCTGCAACCTCAGAGGCTGTTGTTCCTAGCATAGCAGGGTTTACATATGGTCTTCTTATTTCTAAATTATCTTCAACAACTATTGAGTCTTGGTCTACTGTTTCCTGATAAACAACTAAATAATAACTGTCATCATACTTAGTTAAATCTCCAGCAATCTCTATAGAAATTTTTGAGTCTGCAGAGGACTCTACTTCGTACTCTGCAAGTATATCATTTCTGTCTTTATCTTTGATTTCTACTATATGATCCGTGTTTGGCTCTGCAACGGTATAGGTAACAAGAATAGGATATGGTGGGACTCTTAAGGCTTCCATGGTTTACTTACCGTATGCTCTCTTCACTTCTTCTGGAGAAGCTGTGCGTACAGACTTGTTTGTTATCCATTTATCAGCATCCTCCTTAGTGACTATGTTGTACCCCCTGGTTAGTTCACCAACACCATTCCAGCTAAGGTTACGAACTGAATAGATTGCTACCTTTTCTGTTGACTCTGGCTTGCTAACTACTATCTTTGATGACTCTTTAGGAACAAAGCTAAAGATTACTTCTAAAATATCATTTTTTGTACTTACCCCAAATAGGTCAATGTTATTTTTCTTCGCATATGACTTTAACTCAAACACGGTTTTACTTTTTAAATCTTCAATTAATGACATTGTATCCTCCACTGCTATTATATCAGAATATGACAAAGGAGGGCAGATTTCTCTACCCTCCTTGTCTTGGAATCAAATATTATGATTCTGATGCTGCATCTGCATAAGCAACTGCATCAAGCTCTTCCCATTGAAGACCGAAACGAACGAATACTGTGTATTCAATTGTATCTTTCTTTGGCTGGTAAGTACGGTTTACAGTGATATCACGCTGGAATCCCCATACACGGTTTGAAGGGAATGTAAGATCTACATAGCCTGCTGGGTAGTATGGAACTTCCTGTACGTCAACACCAAGAACACGTGTTGTACGTGCTCCACCAAATGTCTGTGCTCCACCATCTAGGTAAGCCTGACGATTAGCTTGTGTTGATCCTGCGATCTGTCCTGCAAATGCTTCTGCAACTGCATCAGCAAGTGTACCGTTATTCTTAACGATTCCCTGGAATGCATCTGTACCAGCATAGAACTTTAGGTTGTTCTTGATAGCACGGTACTTGCGTGGCATTGCTAGGATAATATCCTGCATAACTTCTGGTGTCCATGCGTTATTTGATACAGTAACGATTGACTCGTGAGCATCTCCATCAGTCTTGACACGATTTACGAAACCGTCCATGATTGAAAGGAAGTCGCCTGTTGAACCATCACCATTAATGGCAAGGTCTTCAATATCGTTTGCGAATGCATTTGTCATCAAGCGAACTAGATGATCTTCAAGTGCTGCGCCTTCAATATTGTCTTCAAGTGCTTCTGTTGAAACTTCCCAGTCAAGACGAATCTTCTTGGTTGTAAGTTCTACCTTAGAGAATGTTGCACCTGCATTTGTGAATGTAGGTTGTGCCTGTGCTGCTGCACGAATGACACGCTCTCCAACGTTGACCTTCTCAAGTTCCATTGTGTTAGCACGCATTGTAACTCTACGACCATCCTTGGCTAGTACAGTTGCATCCCATACATAATCAATGAAGCGACGAGCCTGTTCTGGTGCAAGGATACCACCAGGTGTACCTGATGGGTTTACTGCGTTTGCGCCTGTTGTTACTCCAAAGTTCGCTGTGGCAATGTTACCAAGTGACTCTGCTGGAGTTAGATTTCCAAGAGGTCCTCGTGCTACTGCACCACCAATTCCACCTGATACGGCAACGCCATCACCTGTGGGATGATTAAAAGACTTTTGGAGCTCTGTGTTTGTTGTTTCTGACATATTGTTCACCTCCTAGTGATTTTGTTTTAGTTAAATAGGTCGGAATTTGTGAGGAAACGTCCGCCCCATAGGGATTTCTGAATCACTTTAGGTGATTCCTGTACAATCTCGCCGAGATCGCCAGACTTGCGGAAAGCGGTATCTGCAACTACGGCATCTACGGTCTTTCCAAATTCATTAAAGCTTCCCTTAACTTCCTTAACTTCCTCTGTTACGGATTCAAGAGATTTTGTGATTGCATCAACATTAGCTTGCATAGCCTTTACTGTTGCTGCAAGATCGCTCAAGGCATTAGTTACAGAGTTCTGAATTTCAGAAACTGCCTTAGCAACTTCTGCTGTTGCTGTTGCAACCTCAACTATTGCTTCGTCAGCCTTCTCTGTTACTTCTTCAATAGAAGGAGCACTACCCTCTTCAACAACTGCATCTGACTTTTCTGTTACAACTTCTTCTGTAACTTCTAGTGACTTTGCAATCGCCTCTGCAGGAGCCTCTGGAGCAACCTCAACTTCATTAACTTCTGGAGTTGCTTCTGCAACTACTTCTGTATTTTCTGTCATAGGATTATCCTCCTTTGCTATCTTAATTGTTCTAATGCCTTTTGCACTATCAACTAAGAACTTTATCATTTCTGTTTTTTCTGAATCATTTTTTTCAACAAAACCAATGTTTTTCATTTCTTCGCCAGTGACTGGACTTATCTCTGATTCATTTGCTGACAAAGTTACTAAGCCAGACTCTGAGTCATAAAATACATTTTCAACAACTAAGTTAGCTGATGATCCTGTTAGTGTGTCTACTCCGTTAACCTTTTCAACGGATACAATATTTGCAAATTGATTTGCTGGGGAATCTACAAGACTCAACTCAATCAAATCATATTCTTTAATAACTCTAATTGTTTTATCTGATTTTTCATCATATGCATCGTCCCACTTATTCATTCGTCCCCCAATAGAAAAACCAGTGTAGGTTCCATCAAGAACCTTCTCCCATGCATCTTGTGCGCCCTTTGAGATATACGCTGATACAAAAACACCCTTATAAAATTTCTTTGATTCTGGATCAAAATATTTTTCTTCTTTAAATGAAACCATCTTGCCTACTGCTGATGGCTGGTGCATTTCTCTGATGTTGCCACGGAACTTAGCAAAAGCCTCCATAGAAGCTTCAGTAGTTACAATGTCATCTTGCTTATCAAGGTTGTCCAAAGAAGCAAAGCCAGAGACAATACGCTTCTCTTTATCTACCTTTGTAAGTGGCATTGACAGACGTACATTATCGCCGTCTGTTGACCAATGTGCTTTATTTATATTCATGACGATTCTATTATACCAAACCTTTTAAACTATTTCTCAACTATTGAGACGCTCTACCTTCACCCTGTGGATTACGTCCAGTTGTGGTTGCAGGTCCATCAGATTGGCTATTGTTTCGTTCAGTATCTCTTGCTCTGTTGCCAGATGCATTCGCTCTAGAATCTGTTGCTTGTCTTGGAGACATTTCAAATGGAGTATCTCCGCCTGGATGCTGTGGAAGACCAATTGCTTCACGAGCCTCATTAGGCATCATAACTTGAGTCTTTACATATCGCTCAAGAATTTGTGATTGAGTAATTTCATCTGTAAGTGTAAGTTCGTTAAACTTTAACTCAAGTATGTCTGTTTTTTCTTTAATGATCTTGTTGATAACTTTATTTAAGTGCCCTTGTGCAGGACGTGAAACCTGTTCCTTAAATGTTCTATCTTGTGCAATTGATGCTGCGATTGCTGCTGAATCAGTACCGCCAAGTTTTGAAATTGGCACCTGATGAGCAACAAGAATATCATCACGATTTTGCTTGCGGTATTCCTTGAATGAGCCATCTTGTATTCCGTTTTCAATTGGCTCCATTTTGAACTCAACCTTGTTCTGGTCAGTATCTCCAGGAAGAGGAATATAAAGGGTTCTATGAGACTGTGCCTTAAGGCCTGTCTGCAAGAAGCGGAACATCTTGTCCTCTGCTTCTCCAGAAAGCTTTGCGCCCTTTAAGGTTACGACATATCTTGGAACAGCCTTATTCTCAAAGTAGTCAATGTTATATTGTGATGCAAGTTGATCACCAATAAGTGAAGGAAGTGCTGCAATAATATCAGGAATTCCATAGAAAGTGTTTAGTGGAGAATACTCCTTGATATGAATAATCTCATTTGGACGTGGATCTTCTGTGACTGGATTAGGATTGGTTGCACCAAAGTTTCTAAAGTAAACAATCTTTTGTGAAATGATCTGCATATATCCATCACGCAAACGGCGAACACGAATTGTAGTTGATGGTATATGACCAACATATCCAATGTCTCCATTTACTGTACGACCTATTTCAAGGTATCCATTTCCAGTAGACTCAACGTCTGTGTAAACCTTTTCCATTGTCTTTGTAAATGAATCATCATCATTAAGGTTTTCTAGCCAGTCACGCATTTCAAGCTTCATTCTTTCCATACGCTTCCGTGCTTTATCTATAGCGCTTTGTTCCTTACCCTCAAAAGAAAGCATGGTGCGGTCTGTTGCTTCAAATGAATATCCAAGACCAACAATATTTGCAACCTTTGCATCAATAGCAGCGTGGTTAGCAAAAGATGTATCATAAAAATTTGCAAGTTCATATAGATTATATGGAGGAGTAATTACATCAAATAGTCCATAACCATTTCTGTATACCGTTCCAGGATTGATCTGCTTTGATGAAGCATCCACACCTGATGGTGTAACATTTGCAGAATCTAGATATGCTGCATTGTTTACATCTGCAAACTTGTTAAGGTTTCTTGCTGTTCTACGACGAAAGTTTTGTTCTAATCCAGAAAAGTCTTTAAGCATGTCCCAAGATTTATTAAACGGGTCTTGCTCTTTAAAAGAGTTTACCGTTTCTTCTTGTGTATTTAAACTTGCAGAAATATACTGATATTCTTCATTAGCCATTTTCGTACGCTTCTCTTCCATGTGTCTCAAGTGTATCTTTTGCAGCTTTCCAAGCACCTAAGTCATTTTTAGAAGGTATCAAACCACTGACCATACGATCAAGTTGTTCTGAATGTTCTTCTTCTGAAATACGTGTTAGCCCAGGAACAAATATTACTTCTCCATCTCCTGCATCGCCATAGTGCTTTGCTGCATTCTTTAGCTCAGTCATCTTAGAGATATCATTACGCATAGACTCAATATTTAAAACATTACCATTACCGTCAGTAAACCAGCGACCATTTGCTTTTTTGTAAACATACAAGCCCCAGTCATAGTTCTTTTCAATGACCTTTTTGCGTACATTTCCAACAATTGGTAAACCAGTCTTTTGATTAATTAATGGATTAGTTGTATTACTCATAACCATAAGTATACCATAATCATGTTAAAGTGAACCAGTTGTAACCATTAGTATAACTTGATCTCACATGCGTCTGTGGAACAGTAGCTCTCGCCTTCAGCCTCAAGATTCTCTACACCATCATAAATAGCAGACCAATCAATCTTTCCAATTGTTCCTACGTATGAGTTGTATTCTTCTCGTGAGATTTCTGTATATGGTTGCTGTGGATAAGTTTTATTTCCCATTGGAAGGAATGAAACCGCCTTCAGTTGACCTTCATACATATTAAGTGCTGGAGCAACAAACTGCTTTTCTGTTTCCTTATCAAAAGATAATGTTACAGAAACACCATTGTCTGACCAGTACTTCTGAGCAGTTGCTGCCAAACCAATCTTTTCAAATAGGCTAACCTGCTTTTCAGCACGCTTATGTCCAGATGCTACAGGGAAATATACTACTGATGTATTTGCTGATACAAGGTCTTTTTCAATCTTATACCCCGCAGCTTTGAAAAGATGAAGCATTGGGTCTTGATCACCAAAACGAATAGCACGCAAATAAAATTCTCCTCCAGGACCCCAGTGAACTCCAGGAGTTGCACCAGAAAGTAGTGATACTGAACCTGATGGCTTGACGGTAGTTACACGAACTGACTCACGAACACATAGCCATTCTGAATACTGATGATCATATTTACGAATTGTGTTATAACCATCATCCATCCATTCACGTGTTGTTGGCAAACCATATTGGTCAGCAAATGCAGCAATACCTGTTAAAGATGTACCAATACGACGATTACGTTGCATAATACCGTTTGTTATTGGCCAATGTGTTGGCATAAGAGTTACAGTCTTTCCATAAAGATATGCAAACTTCAATGTCTTGAGGAAGTCCTCCTTAGATTCATGACGATTTAAATGCACTTCTACAAGTGTACATAATTCGTATGACTCTAATGGCTGCTCCGCACAAGGATTGAATCCCATAATACGGGAATCCTTATAGTCTGGTGCATCTGCAAGGCGACCATAATCTCTTGCAACTCCAAGCCAAATAAATCCTGGCTCTCCATTATCTGCAATTAAATCTACATAGTCTTCATATTTTGTTCCAATTTCAGCAGCAATGGAATTATTTGACATCCATGCCCAGCCTGGCTTTTCTGGATCATATGAGTTTCTTTCTGGAAATACTTCTGGATTCTTAAGATTAATAAATCCATCATCTTCTGGAGTTCCAAGAGCAAGAGTTGCAGAACGACGAACATTTCCAGAAACAACACATGTACCAATTAAGTTTACGGTATCAACAATTGCACGACTATCTAGAAATTCTCCAGCTCTAGAACCAATTACATTACGAATACGTGTATGGAGATCAATAAGTGGTGCTGGACCGCTGGCTACCCCTCCAAAGCCCTTAATAGGTGCTCCTAGAGGACGTATAAGGTCATAGTTAAATAATTGAATTGGTTGATTTTGACGAAGGAATGAGTTAATTAAAAGACGAACTGATTCTACCCATCCTTCACGGGTATCAGGAATATCATAAGTTGATGCTGGTTCAGTTGGAGCATAAATTGCCATCTTCTTGTCTTGTCCAAGAGTATCAAATCCAACTCCAATGCCTAACATTAAAGCATCCATTACCCAAGCAAATAATGCACCAGGATCATTGCGATCAAGGTCTCTAGTTGAAACCATTGCACAATTTTGAAGGGAGGCAGAGTTACGTTTCTCCATAGTCATAGGAGTACCAAATGCCCAAAGACCACGACCTGGTGGAGTCCACTTTAATTCAAACATTCTTTGAAAAGCTTCTTGTGCAGACTTCTGTGCTTTATTATCATTCCATGGTAGACGGTTATCTTTAGCATGATTCTTTTGAACTGAATACATACCCTCAATTACACGACGGCAAACTTCATGCCAGCGTTCTTTAGTCCCATCTTCCTTAACACGAGAATATGTACGAATAAATGTTATTTCTCCTAACGAGTTAGATCCTGCATCTGAGAATCCAAATGGTGCTGGAGTTAATTGATATTTATTTACAAATTCTTCTGATAGACGAAAAGAAAATACGCTTTCTGACATTTTATATACCTTTCAAAGTAAAATTAGATGAGTACTTCATGTTTTCTGAAGTAGTACCTAAGTATAACATACTTTAAAAAGAAAAACACGCTCATAAAGAGCGTGTAAATCTTTAGTATAGAGTTAGCACTCTATTATTTTATAAGTACTATGCTGTTAAGTCTCCGACTACAACCCATGTATCTGTAAGACGCTTAATTAATGTTACTGATGACCACTGGGCACGTAACTTTAATCCAGGTGTTCCATTTATAGTAACGCCTAATCCAGCAGTAATTGTTGTTTGACCTGCTCCAGTTTGTAGAACTGTAATTTGTGATCCTACTGGAAAATCAACTGATGAGCTTG